AACTCACCTCCTACCAATCATCGTTTTCATCGTTACTATTTGTACTAATAACAGCTACATCTTCGATAATAATCTGTGGTGTTCTAATACCGTTATATTCGTTTATTGAAGGTTTTCCGACAATATTAAATGTGATACTATCGTTATCATCCCATGCCTTTTGAAGAAAATCATATAGCTGATTACCTTCTTTACATTTGAACTGAATGTATTTAATATCATTCACCATAAAACTAATAGTATCCTCATTCTTGCCAAATACTTCAAAACAATCTCTTGTTAATGATATATTCTCTATTGCAAGCATAGGTTCATCAATTCCTTGACAAATAACATCTTCAAACTGTGATAACTTAATAATTAAAGGGATTGTGACATGATTAATGTCTAAGATAAAATCTACACGATATGTAGAATCATATTCAATATTTTTAAGAATACTGTTCATCATATTAATTGCTTTTTCTTTATCATCAACTGGTAAATCTACAATACCAAAAGCATTTGCATGACCTTTACCATTAATGAATCCTGTTGAATTAACAATATCTTTAAAACTATCAATTGGACTATTATCAATATTTCTTGCACTACCACCAAATACAGTTGTTTTTGTCTTTTTATCAAAATGTTTCTTTAGCAGAATGCAAGGTTTATTATACTGCTCTGCAATTTTAATTGCTACAACACCAGTTAATCCACTATCAAGTAAGTCAGATACATCAACCATAATAACTTTATCATCAATTGGAAGATTATCTACAACTTCTGAAATGGCTTTTACGCCTTTTTCTTTCATTTTATCTTGTCGTGATTTTGCATTTTTACAAAGTCTAGCAGCTCTATCATAAATGCTTTCCTGAATTGTTTCTGCTGGTTTATTCTTTGTGGCTCTTTTTTTATATTCAAAGAACTCATCTTTTTCAATAAAAGCTCTAAATAACAATTCCTTTTCATCACTTGAACCGATACGAATCATTCCGTTCAAAATAGGTGTTATATACCATTGGATATTGTGAATATTAACCTTACCATTTATACTGTAATCTTGTGCTTTAATAAGTGCCTGAAAACATTTATTTGTAATATTAAGTAATCCAAGATTTGTAATATATCTTGTCTCAAATGAACGCATATCCATAACATCGCTAATATTTGCTAATGCACACAAGTCTAAATAGTCATCTGCAAACTCATTCCAGGTCTCAGCATCTAATGCTTGTAAAAACTTATATACAACACCTGCTCCACAAAAATCCTTATTAGAATAATTGTCACTCATTTGATTATTTATAATCAATGCATATGGATTTTTTTCTTCTGACTCATGGTGATCAAGAATAAGTATATCAATACCCTTTTCTGAAAGCTCTCTGCACTGTTCTGTGTCATTTGTACCAGCATCAGGGATAATCAATAATTTTGTATCATCAGATATCACAATGTCATCATCTAGTCCATGTGCCTTTGCTCTTGCGTGTAATATATAATTAACTGGATAATCCGCATTCATTTTCTTAATATAAGAATACATCATAGCTGCTGAACAAAATCCGTCTGGATCTTCATCAATAAGTATTTCAATTTTATCTTTGTTATTAAAGTGTTTCATAAATAACTCTACTGCTTTATTCATGTTATCCAAATTTTCGTATGGAATTAAAACATCTTCATTTAAGTTGAGATATTTTTCATAATCATCAACTCCTCTATTTCTTAAAACCTCCTCTAATACATTGGAAGTATTATTGTCGCTATTTTCATATAATTTATACTTCAAATACACACCTTCCTATCTTAATCTGTATATATTATTCTCTACCAAATGCTTCCATTTAATAGGATCATCTGTTGGTGATTCTTTCTCACCAAGAATATTATCTTCATCAAACATATAATAAAGTGGAACACCATCAGGAAATCTTTCTGCCAATTCCTCTAGTTCTTCTTTTTTTACATCTTTGTCCAAACATAAAACTATATCAACACCAAGTCTAACTAGCATATCAATTTGATATTGTGAAAGTTCCTTTCCACCTGTACCACCAGTGTTTTGATAACCATAACTCCATGCTTGTTCAACAAATTTTTCAGATTCACCAACATAAATCCTTCCTGTTCTTTTTATATAAGGAAGAGTTTTATACAATCCATATATAATTTTTGATTTTGCACATGGCTCTAAATAAATATATTTATTCATTCCATCAGGTACTTTTCTATCAAAATATCTTGCTTTTACACCGACTAAATCTCCTAATTCAGAACGAATAGGAATTGTGTATCGGTTTGTTTCTTCATCAAAACCTATCTCAAACTCTCTTTGTGTTTCATAATCTATATGGTCTTCGTAGAATAAATCATTTACATAAGGTTTATAATACGAAAGTATTTTCTCCGAAATAGGTTGTAATGGTTTTTCTTTCTCTTCTGATATATTAGAATCCATATCTTCTAACATTTTCAGTATTTTAAAACTATCTGGAATATCCTCTTCAAAATCGTGATAATAAGACATTCCTATTTCTGAGCATATTTCCTTTAATCCTTCTGGGAATGTAAGGTCTTTGACATAACACACAAGATCAATAATATCTGTTTGTCTGTTACCCTTTATCATTTGTCGAGTTTTATTCAAACAGATAAGGGATTCATTATTGTATAAAATAATTGCTCCCTTATTATCTCCATCAGGATTACCAGCAGTCCAATATGCTCCAACTGAATGATATTTGATATGGTGGCAACCAACGGATTCTAATATCTGTTCACAATAATTATTTTCATATATATAATTCTTCAACTCTTTTACATCCAAGCTGCCACCCTCCAATTAGTCACTATTTTTTGGTTTTTTAATGATATAACCTATATTTCTCCAAATATTTAAGTTCAAATCAATCTCAAATAACATAATCTTGTCTTTACTACCTGCTCTGTTTTTATCTGGTTTGATACAAAAATATTGTTTACTTAAATCCAAATCTTCCGTCACTGGCTCACCCCAAGAATCACATTCTAAAACAACTTGATATTTATGGTATTCTTCCTTATTTAACTTTTTACCAATATTCAGAATATCAGCTACATGCTTTATTTGCTTTGCATTGGCAATGTTATTACTACTCAAACTAAAAATATCAGTAAACACCGTATCATCACTTAACTGGAATACTGCATATCCACTCATACGAAGTTCTTTTGTTAATTCTTTCAATTTAGTTGCAAATTGTTTAATTTGTGACCAATCATCAGTGTTATAACCTTTTAACGTGTCATAACCATAATATTTAATGTTCTGAACCATCTTTGCTTTACGCAATTCAAATTCAATTCTCTCAGGGCTATAATCATCTCCAACATCTTTAAACATAACTTTGCCCTTACGATCACTACTATCAATCCAATCTGTAATTTTTTTTACATTCCAATATTCCTCTGATGTATCTTTTATTCTCTTTATGTAATCCTCATTGCTTTCAAGATAAACACCATTATCGTCAATTTTTCTTCTGATAATGTCACCATTTTTATCATGATAAACACCTAACACAATCTCTTTCTCAGGCTTTGTAATATGTACACCATGCAATTCTTGAAACTCTTTATTGTTAATAACAGTCGTAATAAGACAACTACGAAGGTCTTCTTCATCCATCTCGTTGCTCATAAGAAAAAAGTTCTCATTTTGCACAAGTGCCACATAAGCTGCTAAAAGTACAAGTTTTCTTGTTTTACCCTCATTAGAAAGGAAGCCTTCAAAGAGAACTTTTGTCTCTCTAAGACCAAGAAAAAATTCGTTATACATATACCAAGGGAAAGGTAAGCCGAAATTTGGCTTTTCAAGATATTTGTCGATTTGAGATGAGTTTTTATCAGTAAGCTCAACAGCTTCTTCACCAGCATTAATTACTGTATTTATCTTATCTGCTTTTGTACGGATAATTCTGTAAATGTCATTTGGTGACATTTTATCAAAGTTCCTATGAGATAATATCTTCTCAACTGGAAACCCATTTCTTCCATACTCTCTTACTAATGAATATTTCTTAACAGTATCAAAATAATTTTTCACATCATTTTCATCTGCCAATGTCATAAACCTTTGAAGTGTTTTCCATCCTTTATACTGCTTATATAATTTAAGTCGTTCTTCATTCTGACTCATAAACACATTCATTTTTGTTTCATCTAATGTTTGTGAAAATGTAAGAAAATAAGTTTCAAGATTATCATAAAAGAATTTTGTCGCAGGATCAGAGAAGTCATACTTACTTCTCATAAATGTGCTGTAATTTACAACCAAGTCTAAATTCTTTGCTATAGAGCCAACAAACAGGATTTCTGCTTGCACGTTACAATCTTTTAATTCATGTTCATTATCCAATATTATCTCCTATCCAAAAATATCATCCACCAAGTCTGAAATATCATCTGTATCAGCCTTACTATCTTTAGACACATTAGTATAACCAATTGATTGACTGACAATATTCTGTGATTTTTCTGTTTCTTTCTCAGCTTCAAGTATTTTCTGTTTTTCTTTCCACCTTAAATAACTGTCATATTTATTTATTAATATAGATAAATCATATAATACTAATAGTTCTGGGGTTATTACCTTATTTGACTGAGATATTAGCTTTTGATTAGAGCTTCTTAAATAATCTATTTTTCTTTCCCACATATCTAATAATTCACTTGCAGATATAGGAACATCTATTTTTTTACTACTACCATTGATTACATCTTTTATTTTTGTCCAAGGTAACTTTACAATATTATATTCATCTCTTAAAAAAGAGCATAAATCAGATTCATCAAACCATTGTGAAATATATTTATTTGCATCATTAGAAAATTTTTCAATATTGTCTTTATTTATGCCCTTTTTGTTAAGAAGTCCTAATATAATTTCTTCTCCCTCGCATAAATACTTTTCTAAATTTTTTAATGCATTTGTTCGTTTAGGTGTTGGAGTTTTTGTTGCATGACACCATTCAATAAAGCAATCCTTGTGATAATAATGTTTATCATAATAAACCAGTTTATGCTCATTTTCTGTAACATCTATATCTTCATGGCAATAACAACATTTTTTTCTTATTTTATTCATATTGATAAAACAGTCTTTATGATATAAATGTCCATCAAAATATATAACATCATTGTCCACTTTATTTCTATAAATTATTAGAGATGACTTACAACAAAAACAAGTAGGTCTAGGATACATAATTTCTTTTTTATTAATTACTATTCGTGCCATATTTTCTCCAAATGAGAACCTAAATCATCTAATTTAAAGATGATTTAGGTTAAAAAAATTTAATCAAACATTGCTAATACTTTATTAAGAATCTCAATATCAGTTACATTCTTGTATGCTGTAGGAAGTCCTGCTGCTTCAAGTTTTTCCTTCATTGCTTTCTTCTCTGTAGGTGGAAGTGCATTTCTCTTAGCAATAATTTCTTTCTTGATGGCTTCAATGTCTGTACTATTGCCATTATCAGATGTACTTGTTGTTTCCGAATTATCAGGCTCTCCGACCTTGCCAAGAATCTCCTTACTGTAAATATCCTGCTCAACATCAACTGCCTTTGTTAAGTCATTCTTTACTACAAAAGCCTTCTTATCTGCTGTCTTATCAATAACTGACTGCCAATCAAGTAATGTAGGATCTTCGATAATCGAATTATCTTCGTGTGTATGTGTTCTATCCTTTTTAACATGCGCACATACTGTTCCTTCTTCATTTCTGTACATACGGATTTCAGTCTTGACATTATATGTCATACCCTTAAATCCATCAGGAATCTTTCTACCAGTTACAACACTCATAGTTGAACCATCAGACTGCTTAATTGTTTCTTTTTCATCAGTCTCTCTAGCAGTTACAATATAGTGAACGCCAGATGCCATAAGATCAAGAATTAAGTCCTGCCCTTTGAAGTTAATTGTCTGATAATCTTTTAACTCCATTCCTGCTCCCTCAATCTTAACAAGTCTGGCATCACCAACAAGTCCATCCTTATCAGCCTTAACCTTATTTCTCTTTTTAGAGAATTCTACTAATCCCTGCTTTGTTGTTAAGTTAAGAATTGTAGTACCATCAACAACAATTGCATCTGCTCTAAATGGTTCTCCATCTGCGTCAAGAACTACATTATCTGTCTCATCTCCGTCATCATCAAGTTCATAGAAATCTTCTCCATTCTTAACTTTTGCGATATACTGTCTTACTTCTCCAAGTGACTGAGTATATACAATATAAATATTTTCAAGGTTTACACCATTCGCTTCTAAGTCACCTAAATAATCATCAATTGAACCAGTCTCAGGATCAAGGTATAAAACTCTGAAAGGCTTTCCATCAGGACGCTTAAAGTACGCAAGCTGCATAGCCATTGTTGACTTGCCTGTAAACTGCTCTCCATATAAAATCATACCTAACTTACTCTGTGTGACTGACGCTTTTCTTGCTTTTGCCATTAAATAATTCCTCCGTAATTCTATAATATTGGTTTATTGGAACGCCATTTCTGACGTTCCACTTAGTTATTCTCTAGTTGCTAAAGGATTAATCCCAAGCTTCGTCCTCGTCTGATCCGTCAAGATCATCAGCACTTCCCCAATCATCATTAGAGTCAGAACCGAAACTCTCCTCTGCCCTATTTGCATTCCTAATCTTTGCAATAGCTTCTGTTACATTCTCCTCTGTGTAAAGCTCCTTATCAATTGAAGAACCCTTTGCTCCTGTGATAATAAACTCTCTCTTTGTAGGTGCAGATACTTTCTCCATACTGTCCTCTTCGCCCCAATTGTCATCATCATCTGTTGTAACTGTCTCTGTCTGAGTAGAAGAAACCATATGTCCACTTACCTTAATTGCATTATAAGGATTAAGTGACTTTTTAAACTTATTAGCGAGAGCCTTATCCTCAATGATAAACTGAACATCTTCAATATTGCTGTATGTAACAATCTTTGCAAGGACAATAAATCTACCTGTTGGCTTATCATTATCATCCTTTTCCTGCTCAATACCCATGAAAATAATTACCTGGTTGAAATCGTTCTGTTTCTCAAACTTCTCATCATCAAAGTTGACCTCTGAGCAAAGTGAAATCTGATTTGGAACAAGCTTTGTAGATGTTCTCTTATTGCCCTTGTCATCTGTGAAACTGCTATAATCAAGATTTCCACGAATAAATACGCTTGCACCATCCTTCAGATTTTCTTTAACTTCCTTACAAGCATCAAAATCTGTAAGAACCTTCTTGTCATTAACTGTCTTACCCTCAGAATTAACCTTCTTTTTTACACCAATGTTTTTACCAATCATACGGTAGCCTTCACGGTTATAAGAGAATCTATCAGCCCAAGGTACTTTTACAGTATCAGCCTTTTCACCCTTCTTCTCAGCTCTCTTAGAGAAATAAACATTCTCCTGCTCCATTCCCTGAAGATTGACATATAATGTCTCACCATCAAGATAACTTGTGCCAAAATTAAGCATTCTCATAGGTTTTCCACTTTTAGTCTTAATCTCTTTAAATGCCGTATCCTTCTCCATACCAGATACAACTCCCTTTAACTGGAATGCACCCTTTGTCTCAGGTAAATCAAATAATCTTCCTTTTTTCTTTGTCTCTGCCATTTAAAAAATGTCCTCCTTATAATATGTAATAAAATTTTTGATAACTATATTTGAACAGTCTTGCGACTGGAACACAGAAGTTAATTTATGTAAACATCTATGTATAATCAGTGATTTTTGAGTGTAAAAACTCAAGGGTATGCTGTTCTTCCACCCATATTTATATTCTCTATTCAGTTTTGATTTTTGGAATTTTTGAACGATCTGTTCAAGACTAAGAACTTACTTTGTTCTTCATAATATTCAGAATTGTATTTAACATATTCTTTGTTGTCGTGAAATCTCCACCTAAACAAGAAGCAGTTGTCTTTATTTCATAAGTCCAATCAGCTTTATTACTTGTTGATTCTACTGGATAATCCATATATAATATTGTTCCTTTTGGAATAATAATATCATTGTATTTATTCTTGTAATCTTCTTTCAAAACCTTTAACCACTTTTGACAACCTTTATTATATGATTTATACTTTGCATCACTTGTATATACATGAAAATAAGGTTCAGACGGATATTCAATTCTCTTAAATTTGTTAATTACAAGTAACACTCCATCAGATATTCTATAAAGGTCTTGATAATCTGTTTCTGCTAATATTTCTATGAATATCACCTCACTTATTTATTCTCTTATTTGTCACGGATTTTATATATTATTCGTGACATTTTGTTTTTGGAATTTTTGAACCGATTTGTTCAATGAAAATGTTTACTGAATTGACTGTTTATGTAATCTTCTACAAAGGTTATTGTATGAATTACTAATTGAACTTCCCATAGTAAGCAATCTTGAAATATAACATCTGACGGTTTTGCAAATCTAAACCCATCTCCATATTTTGAAGCATGTTCCATTGTTCCGTCTCTACAATGAATAACAATAGTAATAATTGCTCCAATTATATGAACAATTATTAGACAATTAATCATTGTAAAATACTCCACCTTTTTCATATCTCCAATCTACACCACCTAAAGTCGATGGTCTTTGTCTTCTCTCTGAAAGAAAGCCATCGTCATACTCTGGATATTCATCGTCATCAACCATACCCATTGTGTCAAAAAAATCATGATGTATATCATCTACAAAACTCATATAATCCTGAAACATATCATCTACAGAACTCATATTCTCACCTCGCTTATATATTCTCTTATTTCCAACGAATATAATATTCATTATGTTTTTGTTTAGAATTTTTGAACTGAATCGTTCAAGACTGATTAGATATTATCTAAGATATTTCCTGTTACTTCATACATTTCTAAATCATTTAATTCACACCATGATTCAAAGTTATCTCTCTGAACATACCAACCAACATTCATTCCGAGAAATTCATTTTCACCATTTCCATAAGAGACTACATTATATAATTCTCCGTTTAGAATGTCGTTTTCAAAGATTAACTTACCATTCTTATCATGGCTGCCAGTACATCTACATAATGTCTTTGGATCTATTTCATATTCTCTAAACACATTTGGTAATCCCCAATCTATCATCTCATCACGGATGATATAATGATGTGTCTGAACAGGGTTTCTATCATAATCTTCTTTAAAACAATATGTAGTCTCTTGTTTACTCGCATAAAATCCTGTAATCCATGTGTTAGAATTTAGTAATTTTGCTTTACATAGTTGCGTATCTAAATTTTTCATTTTCCACCACTTATATTCTCTATTTATACAGTAATTCTTACTTTGATAAGTCTATATGGCTGATAAGCGTTTGGATATTTTTCTCTATCTACTTCACTGATAAACATATCATATGGTCTAATCCATACTCTCTGATCTTTTAAACTTTGATATACAACCATCTTTTCTTCTGTTTCTGTATTAATTCCAATGGCAACAATCTTATAGAAACCACCCTTGAAATGTTGTACTGTATCTCCTGGTTGAAAATCTCTATCATATGTAAACGTCAAATCACCTTTTTCACCTTGCTCAATATGTCCAATTCTTTCAACTTCTATTGTGATAAATTCACCATGTTTTAAAAGTTCGTCCTTTTCAATCAATGCCATCTTATCAACTAAGTAACCATCCTCTTTTTCTTCACAAGTAACTATCTGACCTGACTTCCAATTATTTGCAAAGTCTTCATTAAATCTAAAATCTGCCACTTTCTCACCTCGCTTATATATTCTCTAAACTATCTAAGAATTGTTTCATCCACATATTTTTATCAGCAGTTCTCTTTAATTCTTCCTGCCAGTCTTTATATGCTCTAGTAACACTGTTTTCATAAAACTCATTAATCTCATTCATATATAAATGAACTGCTTCATCGCTAATGTCTAAATCTTTTTTTAATTCCTTATTACAATATTCTCTCATATCTGTATTTAGCGATATATCAATTTGATTTAATGCGAACTTCTTAACATTTTCATGTTCAGATGTTGGTGGAATCCACTTTTCAATTTCATCTCTAACTTTCATATATCGCTCATCTTCTGCAATAAATTCATCGAGAGACTTTTTTGCTGATTCCATATCTTTTTTATGCTTATCAATAAGCTCTTTCTTCGCTTCATCAAAAGTCATTTGTCTATATTTATTACGAACCTCAACAGTTTTCTCGTAATCTTTCTTGTAATAAGGATTTGGTTCAAACTGAGTTGGGACTGGTTTTGATAATGGTTCATCTCTCATATTAATAGCTATACCAAAATTTCTAAGACAAAGCTTTAAAAAGTCTTTTCCTGTTGTAATATCTCCATCTTTTATATACGCTGTGTAACCTGTAGGCATTTTTCCACCTCCTCGAATTTCCCATGAAACAGTGATTTATTTGACATACTATAATGTTTTTGTCTTATTTGCCATATAAATGTCTTTCATGTAGTAGAATTTATGATGCTTGTTGATGTTTCCAACGTAACCACAACACTCCCGCCATTCTGTTGTAAAATGACCTATAGGATATGGGAACTTCCATTTCTCACAATGACAAAGTGGGCAGACATACTGTACCATTTTTATCAGGTCATGTTTTTCTTCGATCCTTTTATCCAAGATTTCAACAATATCCTGTTCATACAGCCAGTCAAATCCAAACCTTTCCTTATATTCAGCTGGATCAATTATTACATGATGCGGCATCTTGTCAATGTATTTATTCATTTCTTCAATGTTACGTTTAAATCCTATAAACTTATTTTTAAACTGTTTCACTTACTTATCCTCTCTTATTATCCAACTCTTTTTACATTTTTATTGGAAATTGTGACTCGAATGAATTTTAAAAATTAATTAGTTTTAATACTTCGAATAAAGCCCTTTAACCATTTTTCAAACGAAATTTCTTTAGGTTCACTTGGATATGTAAATTCTTTCCACTCCGTTATTTCATCTACTATGTGTTCGCCCCACGGCAAATATCTTGACCATTCATAGTTTAAACAAATATCACCATCAGGATATATTTCTACATAAGCATAGTAAAAATTCCCACATCGTTTTCCAACATAATATTTATCAAGGCTTTCACAATAATAAAACTTAAAAATATCTTCTTCATTGACTTTTCTACATATCTGTTCAAATGTTCCAAGTTTCTCATATTTATTAAGCTTTTTTCGTAGTTCTAAAATATCGCATGTTTCTTTCAACCCTGTCTCATCTCCATCTATATATTCTCTGTTTTATGGTTCAATTCTAATAATTTCTTTACCAACCTTCTCAGCATATTTTATGCAATTTGCTGTTCCACCTTTTGAACCATCCCAAACTGCAATAACTCTATCAGCTAAATCAACCATATATTCATTTCTTTTCTGCATTAACCAAGGCTTATATTCTTCATCAGATACTAACTTGACAATATCCGCTTTAGAAAGAATGTAGTTGTATTGGTCAACGTTTTCTTTAATCCACTTGCAGGAATGATTTTTACAAGGGATTGCACAATGCAGCTTAATGTAATATCCTTCGTTTTTTAATTCTAATACTGCCAATGCAAACACTGTATCAACTCCAAGAGCCATTCCTGTAATTGCTTCTTCACAATTATTCTCTTTTAGAATTGATTTGAACTGCTCTTTTAATCTCTGCCAACGTGGATCAGATAGATTATATCCATATAATTTATTTGGTCTGTGACCTGTTACACATATTTTCAACTTTCCACCTCTTCAGGTTCTTCCAAAACTGCAATACTTAAAGTTCCTGTATCGCAATTTCTACCCATTCTTGTCTTAAATCCAAGCTCATTCAATTCTTTGTCCAATTCATATAGATCATTTTCATCTGTACTGTAAATCTTACTACCTTTACAAATCTCGACAGCTCTTACATAATTTTTATCTCGCCAAGCCGAACTAACATATAACCATTGGTCTGTATCTACTTTAGATATTTTATTTCGTGGAACTACTGTGAATGTTTTAAGAATTTCTTCGATTTCATCTTTATGTTCTATGTAATTATCTACTGGATCTCGTATCAAATTAAGACATGCCCTACGACCTCTTTTATATTCCATAATAATATTCTCCAAATTATTTAATTTAAAACTGGTTTGCAGGTATTAGACCATTCTTTATTTGGGTATTTTGCGATAAATTTATTACACTGATTCCAATCTTTTATGTAGCTGAAATGATATTTGCCACCGTCTTTGCATTTTTTCTGAATTTCTAAAAATCTAATCTCATTAGTGTTTTGTCCATGAGTCCAATGCCAACAAACAATTTCATTATTCTTGTGTCTACAAAATATTTTCTTTAAAATATTCATACAACCTCCTCAAGAAATGTCAGATTTTGTGCTTTTAATAAAACGGAAATTATTATTTCTAAAAACCATTTTCCTCAATATAATTTGAAATCAAGAAGGAAGAAATAACATAGCCGTTATTTATAAAAACCTCATATAATGGAAATCATAATCTTTAAATATCTGCGTTATCAAATTTACTTACTAGAAGGAAAAGATTATATAGCCATGAGGTTATTATCTGTGGAGAATGTACTGACTATTTTCAGCCTATAGAATTAAGAAGGAAGTCAGCACATAGCCACTATTTTTAGTATTCATTAGGAAATTATGAGTTCTAAAAACACTATCGCTCTACCGACTGAGCTACATCCACATTTTTGTGAATGACAGGATTCGAACCTGTGACAAATAGTTCCCCAATTTTAGAAGGAAGAACCCATATAGCCTAATGTATATATCTTAGATATATTCTCCACTGAATACTTCAGTGTCAAATGGAGTAATGCCTTCATTGACATCAAAGATAATATCAGCATCTTCTTTGTTATCTACTCTCAGACCTCTTGCCCTGATATGCAATTCAATCAAATCATATAAGTTTGGTTTACTCATATTTACCATACTGTAGCATGTTGCAGCCACACCAGATAAATTGCTTTCTACATTATTTCCACCATAACTGCTATGACATCCGTTTAATGATAAGTTCATATCACACCATATTACTTCTCTGTTTACACAGTCGAAAATTGCAGGAATACAAACCGTGCTTTGTGATGCCAAATCCATCTTCTGTTCAACTGTCTTTGGTTCATAAATCTCACCAGATTTAACATCTTCCCTACTCATCCATCCGAACATTGCGTGTGGCATATCTGAAAGTTTCTGACCAGTATAGTTATAAATCTGATATACAATATATCTCGCACCATACTTGATAACAGAATCAATGTCTACATCGAGGAATTCTGTTACACCATCTCCATCAACAGAGCCACCATTTGTAATATCTCCTGAATGACAAGCTTTATATTTATCTGAACGAAGATTTGTATACGAAACATGCTCCATGTAGTTCCAATTCTCATCGAAAATAGCTGCCGATAAATCAAGATCCACCCTACCATTGCACCATCTGTCGTTGTCATTATCCATATTCGTCCACCAACAAAATGCTCTCAATGCTTTTGTATTGTCCTCGATTTTTAATTTTGAACCTCTAACAATAGTTTTTAATGCCTTACTTGCACTTCTCTGGCTGAATGGAACAATATAATTTTTGAACTCTTCTGAAAGATAAACATTCCCAAGAAAATCCTTGCTCTTATAATTCTCAACTAATGCGTTCTCACAGATTTTCACAATTGCGTTACAATACTTTTTATCAATATCTGATAATGTATTCTCTATGCAATGACATCTTGCTAAGTTACCTTTTGGAAAGAATACTCTGGATTCTAGCTTATCTGTCCTATGAGCAAAATGTTCTTTCACTTGTAATAAAACAGGTGTAGAAACTTCACTTGCAACATCCTTAAATGTATTGACAACTGCATTTTTATCTGTAGCATTTCTTAACAAATGATCAAGTTTTCTTGCAAGTTCTCCTGGTCTTTTTCTCAAAAGCATAAGAGCTGATTTAAAATCTTCTGTCTCAATAGCCTTGGTTACTTTACCAGCAAATGTTTCTATTTTAATTCCATTACGAAGTTTATTAAAAGCGGTAATGACTTTACCAAACTGCTCTGTACTATATTCTGATGGATGAAGTCTTTCACCAACACGAAGCCATCTGTTTTTATATCTCAACATATCTTCTTCGATAGAACCACAATTCTGCAAGAGTTCTAATAATAATTTTCTCTCTTTTCGTTTAAAACTTCTGAATTTTGTATTGATTGCTAAACTAATATCTCCATCTGACATTGCAGTAATCAGTCTCAATACATCGGTAGCCGTTTTGAAAAACTTCTGAATATTCTTTGCAGTTGCTAATGGATAATTCTCTAAATATAATTTTCCAATCAATGCTGCATTTTCTTTTAAAGGAATTTCGTCAGGAAATTCAACCTGCATATTCTTAAAAATCCACTCTAAATCTTCCTTATCTGTCTGTGAGATTGAGGTTTTTGACTGACACAAATTCTTAAAAATATCATAAAGATTTTCCTTTGTACCTAAGTCAATCACTTTTACTTTTGTTTTTTCAAATAGTGGCAATCTCTCATTCTTTTCCTCGTAAGGATATAATATACCACCAGACCAATAATGAACGATCGCATTGATAAACAAATCAATATAATCAGCTTCCATTACTGATTCAGGAAAATTAGGGTACATAGGTTTATACACAACATCTGCTCCAACCAGTTTTTTCAACATAGGAATTAACTCTAAATAGAATTTTTGTAAATCTTCCTTAGTTTGTGTCTGAAGTGTTTCAAACAATTCTTTGGAAAATGTATATCCTAATGCTTCTACATTCTTCATAATCGTAACAATGTACTGATTATTTGGTTCTGTAACATTACCTTTCTCTAAAATCACTTTATTTTTTCTTCGTAATAAAATCTCATTCATTTATTATTCTCCTTTTTTAATGAAATTGGCGATAGTAAAAACTGTACTTTTATTTTTCCATATGTAATAGAAGGAACTATCGCCATAGCCTTGCTCTGTGGAAATAACAAAGTCTAATATCTTTTGTTTCATATCCAAGACATTTATCTCAGATACGAAACACCATTTTCTTATTTGAAATTAGAAGGAAGACTTTATATAGCCACATAGTTCTTATTATTTGTAGGAAATTAAAAGTTCTATCATATAAAAATTTTTCAGATTCTTGTTAATAGAAGGAAGAACTTTTGTAGCCTACATTTATATAATACATTAGGAAATCGTCAAAGCTAAAATATTCGATTAAAAGTCGAATGCTATTAGCATTATAGAAGGAAGCTTTGTTCATAGCCTAATGTTTTATATCTACTTATATATTCTCCGAATAAATATATTTTTTGTGTTTCAAATGTATTTACTCTTCACCAGCAAAAACTAATCTATCAATATATTCTCTACCTTTGCCCTTGAAAATAGGGATATCTGCATCAATAATCCACTCATTTTCTAATTTAGAAGCATCTCTTAACTGTGCAATTGCCATAACTCCATCAGATTCAACAACAACCTTATTTTTTGCGCAACAGCTTCCTCGCTTCTGATAAATCGGTAAATCATTCCAGTTAATATCTTTCTGAGTCATAAGCATATCCTGAATATCATTACATGATTTATTCTGTAACTCTTTGTGTGAGAAATTGGCTTGACCTACCATCTGAATTGAATTACGAGAAGCGTCAAGTTGTCTCCAATAAAAGTTATTTGTTACCTCTTCTTTTGGAATATTAAAGCAACGAGCATCAAACATTGCACCCTTGTCAACTGCATTTAGTAATGTCTGAATATATCCCCATGTATCATCCTCATATTTTGAAACACCATCCCATTTACTAAATCTATATTCGTCAACATAGTTTTCAAAAAATTTATTAAATGCCATCGTAGCCATACTTGCTGTAATACTACATAATTTATCAACTCTATAATCAAAGAAACAATCTGTATTTAGCCTATCATAATCAATAAGAAGTAATGTGATTTCATCGCTCTGTTGATAAGATATTTTGCAATTCTGAATATTTTCGCATAAATATTTGGCTGTCTCTTGCATTGATTTTATAAAAACTTCATCAAACGGTCTTTTAAATCCTTTTGTGAAGCTATGTCCAGCTCTCATGTCTAGCCTCAAAATCACTGGCATTCTTCGCTGAAGATAATATCTATTCCTTTTTTCATAGCCTTTCATTCTTTCTGCGAGATCACTTCTATCCATATTATTTCTCCTTTATAGTTACCATCTGTTTGTATATCTACTATCTACAAACAACTCTTCCTTTGGTCTTGGGTTCATTAAATCGCTGCTATTTAATCTAAGTCGATTACCATAATATCCACTCCACGAACCACAACCCCATACATTTACCTTTCCGTCAAAAAAGATATCAGTAATTCGATATGCAGGTTTATCACAACATTGCCAATAACTGATTTTGAAGCAGTTATCCTTATTTACATTCTCTAAATGTTCTGGCACAGATTCCCAAATCTTACACTCGTCATTGATTTTCTTCAACGTATATCCTTTATCAAGCATCTCATTAGCTCTCTCAATTCTTTTGTGTCTTGTTTCACAAGCTAAAGCATCATCAGGTGCGTCAAATAATTTTCCACATTCAGAACATTTATATTTAATTACTTTCTCCAAGATTTCACCTCCTCGCATGAAATCGAAATTTACTATGCTTCATATTCTATTGCAGCCAACACTTCTCTGTACGGTGTTTCCCTTGTTTTTGTACTTCCCCATTGGGTATATGTTCCTTTCAAACCTGTGTTAAATGGTTTTACAATTTCATACTTGCAATATTTTGTAGAATTATTCAAAAATGCCAATCCTTCATGACAAGCTAACATATCGTGCTGACGCTTTTTATCTTTAACATCATATGTATCAAATAATTCTTTATATTTCTCATCTGACCATATGCCAACTCTTGTATTTCTGAAATCATGGCACACATTTTTGCCAACAAGTATTATATTAGATATTCTCTCTTTTCCAGCTTTTAATACATAATCAGTTGCATTTACATCACAATTAAAATTAAATGTTCTTACTGTTTCTTTTCCTTTAAATTTATCCAGTTCAAACGAAGCGATGTTTGTACCAACAAAACCACCATTCATTACTAACCAGTCAATGTGATGCATTTTGATATAATCAGCAACAAGCGTTAATGCACCACCAACAAATACATATTTTGCGACTGGTGGCATTTTCTTTAATACTTGAACGCCCAAACTTTCAAGAATATCTTTCCTTTTCAATCCATCTTCTGATTTTGGATATGGATCACATACTACACATTTCAATACGCCTTCGTTATGAAGATAATGTGCTGCAACAACATCATCAACATCCTGATCTAAATCTGCAATATATATTATTTCTTTCTCCAACATTTTCTCCAATTCTTTACTTTAATAAAGCTGCAATCTCATCAATTTCCAGCTCTGTTTTCTTATCATCAGAAAGTAATTTGTCCAGCTTGCTCTCCATTTTCTTCAAATCAGACTCTTCTTTCTTCAAACCAGATACCTCTAACTTACTCTTAATATCTTTAATCCATGTTGCCACACTGTATCCTGAAATTTCAAAATCAGCCATATTAAGATCCTTTGCAGACATTAAATATGAATTCAATCTAATCAAAAGTAATAATAATGCATCGTCTGAACACACATTGAGATTAATTGTCATTCCATCCATATTAAGAACACAATTTGTTTCAGGAATAAATCTGATTTTCTTCTCAGAAATTGATTTCTTCTTCGTCTCAATCTGTTTCTTTAATTCTAAAATTCTGTCATCGTTTTTACTCATTAAACTCGTACTCCTTTTTATATTCTCTACCATTTGCTAAATATTTTTGAATATACATTGGCTTCATTACTTCAAAAATCTTTTCTAGCGTAACTGGAATCATATGCTTTTCTTCTATGTCTTTATATGGATAACGATTTGATTTAACCATTTTAGATGTAGTCGGAAAAATATCGGTTACTTCATTATAATCTCTGTAGTACCTACTCGTATTATCTTTTATACTAACAATAAATAAGTTATTATTTTTGTCTTCTGGATAAATCTCAAACTCATATTTATTTCTACCGTAATATTCGCTTATAAAATGTCTTTCGTCCCAACGACCAGAAGATGATCTTTTCTCAAACTCTTCAAAAGTGAGATATTCATATTCATTTTTTGAACTGTCGTATGGAGAATACTCACAGTTTCTTTCTAAATTATTGTAGATATTTGCATATTTTTCACTGCATTTGTTATCAATACATTTGATAAATTTATTTTTTGGTAAAGATTTATAATGTTCAAAAATACCATTGTGCCAAAACCAAAAATGTTTACCTTTATTTGTTCCTTCCCAATAGTCAAAAGCTTCAAATTTACCCATATAAATCCAATTCTCATTATCTTTTGTGAGATATGTAGCACCGATAATTAAATCTTTTGCTTTAATGGTTTCATTATTATGGATAATTTTATTAAACTCACTAATCTGCTTATAGTCAGGTGACTCAACTGGCATAAGAACTAAATCCTTACCATCCCATCCATATATAAATTCTCCTTCAAGTCCCTTACCCTTGATACAATTCGCATTTTCGAGAATGTATAATAAATTTTCAATGGTAATTTCAAACTCAAATCCTCTTGGATCATATACTCTACAATAAGCATGTCTATGATCCCATCCTGTAGAGTAATCGCCAGCTTTCTTATTTAATACAAATCCTTCTGTTGGCACATTATCAAATTCATCATTCGGAATTTTATCGTCACGCCAACTATTCCACGATGCTTCTTTTCGTAGCTTACCTTTTTCATCATAGTAAATGACATAAGCAAGTTTTCCTGTGTAAGTTCCTGAACGATTTTGATATCCAACATTTATCGTTTTAGGAACAAAAATGCTACTGTTCATTCCATTATTCTCTCTTTCTTTGTGCAAAATTATTTCTAAAGGAAACGATATTTACCTATTCTTCGATTCAAATTCTTCAAGTGCTTTATAAAATTCGCTGCCTTTAATTTCTGTAAAACCTGTATCGTCATCTGGTGTAATAGTTTCATATTTTGTTGTAGAAATATTTAAATATAACTTATTCTCATACTCAAACCTTGAAACTGAATACCCACCTAAATGTAATTCTTTGAAATAGTCTCCTACTCGAATGGAATGATTGTTAATAACAATATTATTTTCAATACATAAATCTTGAAACTCTTTTAAAGTCTTACTGTTAGCTCTAAATTTTCTCATTAACGTATCAGAATCGCAGAATAACTTCGTTGGTTTCAGTAACTCTTTGCCAAATTTCTGATTATTTTCATCACAATCGGTAATATATAATCTTATATTATGCTTCTCATACTCTTTAAATGGGCGATTTATAAATCCACTTCCGCTAATATAATATTCTTTTCCAGCAATGCCTTTATCCTCGAAAAAATTATTTACTACTATTCTTCTTTCTTCTCCATGTTTTCTATAATCATTAATCTCTTTTAGGAAGTTCTCATTTGTTACAATATAAAATTTCTCCATTTTTTACCTCCACATTTTCTAAAGAAACGAATCTTTCATGTTATCTGTATGAACATTCCATTACAGTCATGCTTTTTAATAAAATCTGTAAAGAATGTCGTTCCTGTATATTCATCTGCAATTTCACATTGTTGCTCATTTAAAATACAAACACTGTTATAAATATCCAAATATTTACCACCGATATACTGTTCGTAATATCCAATTGTATTAACAATAAATGGTGCATCATTAGAAAACAACAATCTCTCACAAGCTACAAATTTCCCACTATCCTGTTCTTTCATATCTGGTGTATATAAATTAAAACAATAACCCATTTTAAATACTACCTCACAATTATTTATTCTCTTTTATTCCTCTGAATATTTACTCCAATCAATCTCTACATACTGCTTAAAACAAGGATAATATGTAGTTGTTCCTGTTTGTTCCTTACACCAATCATCTAATAATTTTTGTAAAGAACCTTCATCGCACCGTTCATATGCATCTTCATGTAAATCACTACAAGCATTTTCAATGACATTGGTTGCATCAATAGAAATCGTCTCAACAGAAGTTACCCATAATCTTACTGGTTTTTCATCACCATCTTCTTCATAATTACATGCATAATCATCAAAGAAATCATCAACAGTGTCGTAATATTCGTCAAACTCTTCACAGTAAAGCATTGTGTCTACATCTTTTTCATCAACAGCTACTGCATTTGCTACTTTCTCATTCCACTTCTTTATTCTCTCTTCTTCGTCAACTTTCTTTTGTCCTTCACAGTCGCAATGTAAATAAGCCTGATTTTTATAAGGCTGTCCACAATAAGGACATAACCTCTGTACTCCATTAAAACAACTCTGGCAGAATGAAAGTGATTGATGCTTGTATGGAAAATGATATTTTCTGCCAACTTCAGAATTATCACCTTTGATTCCATAAACATTATCTTCAATTCTCATTCCAAGACCATTGCATACAGGACAAATTCTTTCATGCTCTGTAAGATCTTTGATTAGAATTTTAGGAAACGATTTTTGAACTGCTTCATGAAGATTTACTTCTTCTCTACGTGTTAAATTATCCATAATGTTATTCTCCTATTCCTTCGCAATTCCAATACCATTTACTTTAAAGCTAGTCACCTTACCATCTTCAATTTCAACGCTTTCTTCTGTGCCGCCATACCAAACAAGACCAACGCCTGTAATATACATACTATTCTCATCTTCAATCAATTCAACTTCTTGCGCTGCTCCAATAGGAATAAACTGACCATCACTACATGGTATCTCAATTGGAATATCCTTTACATTTTTATAAGCGTTTCTAATTGCTTCTTTGGAATATATCACACCGTTCAAATCAGGCTTATCAACTGGAATTGGAATTTTAAATGTCACTTTTATATTCTCTGTTCTCATATTGCTGTTCTCCTTTTTATCCAAACTGTAGCCATTTCAACTACTCCATCACCTATTGACATGTTCCACCTGCCTTTATTATTTCAATCGCCTTTTCAAGAGGAATAAGATAATTATTGCTGTTGCCACTTCCATACAGTTTAACAGAAGAGTCCGTTTTCAACTGCCCTACAACACCATCAATATCATAAGCTGTTGGTTGGTCTTTTATATCTCTATAATCTAACACATAATTGCTACACTCTTGGCAGTGTGATATATTTCCTGAACAATTACCTTCATAGTTGCAATGAAAACTCAACTTGTCTGCATCAATTAATCCCATTTTACTTCTCCTATTCGTAATCTTCTGGATGTTCTTTATAGTCATCTACTACACTTTTCATATAACTAAAATAATCTTTTACAGTATCACTACTATCAGAAAATCCACTTGTCACTTCGTATCCATTATCGAACACTGCAAAGGTTAAGAAACCTGAGCTATCTAGTCCTACTTCTATGTCACAGCCTTTATATTTACCTTTCATGATGTTATTCTCCTATGCACCTGTATTTGCTGTCAAAACACACTGTTCTTCATTCATATCAATTTCTGTAATAGTAATCTCTTGACACTTCTTGAAGTCATCTGAACTTACTCTTGCTTTTCTTTCAGCGTGTAATTCATCTTCTGCAATAATTACCATTGCATAATCTTGACACCAATCTCTTGCAGGTCGTTCTACTAAATATGCTTTCATATCGTTATTCTCCTCTGTCTAATATCTCAACATCAATACAAAATAAATCATGTAAGTTTTTAATCTGCTCATCAGTTGGTTTCTTCCATGCCATTGTTTCATTAACATTAATCGTTACAGCACCACCACAGAGCTTTATCCTTGCAATGACTTTTGGATTATAAATAGCTGCAACTTCTGACATTGGAATACTACAACTTGTTTTTGGTAATTGTGTCATATACTTATTCTCCTAATCTCTATAATTAATATAATTATTTCGTTGATTTTGTTTATTGCTAATTGCTTGTTGTTCTTTCAATAATCTACAATTTCCGCAATTATTTCTATTTTTACAAAACCAACAATTATCATTATCTAATGTCCACCATCTAGGAGGTTGAGGACGCATTTTTCTTCTTGCTTTACCCATTGTGTCTACCTCCAATCTGCCCAAAGGAAAGAAAAATTTCCTTCTAATCTAACCACGTATTATCCAAATAGTAGAACCCAAATACCATTCCACCGATTAAAATAATCCAAAAGATCCAGAAAATAATAATTGGAAAATCAGATTCTAGCCTTTCTATCGTCTCGTCAATAGTCGAATTATTATAAAATGATGTGTTATCAGAAATGGTTTTATCTCTCAAATCTGTAAAAATTATTCCTTTATATTTAGTTCCAACACCATAATATTTATATCTTACATGACTTGACTCCTTAATTGTGTCAATATAATCAGTACCAGGTAAATCAATCTTATTACTTGCGAAATTCACACCACAAAATGATACTTCCTTGCACTTAATATCTTCACTTCCAACTCTATCCCAAGTCCAATATGTTTCTGTTGTATAATAAGTTTTTGATTTACCATTGACAGTTCTTGTATGGGCTACTCGTCTTGTATGTTTTGTATATCGCTCTTTGACTTTCTCTACATACATATATTCTCCACTAATTTCAGGATATGTAACTGTATCTACCGCTTTTAAATCACCATATACAAACGCATTACCAACATTTGTATCCATTCCATATTGGAACATTTCTTGACTTTCTATCTTAACAGCTTTGTTATAAATTTCATTTTTATCCATTTGGTGTTCTGAAATCTTGGAAGAAATCAAAACACCAAACAGAATCATAACTGCAATGATAGAGATACTAGCCAAGATTTCACGTTTTGTTATTTCAAAATCGCCAAAATCAAAACCTTTTCTATCATATCTCATATACTAATCCTCTTTGAACAATGACTGTGGAGCATCAACTGGCGCATTGTAATCCAGATACTCATATTCCTGTACTTCGTATCCAAGCAATCCAAGGAACTGTCTCGTAGGGAACTTTCTCACATATCGCTTGTATTCCTTAATCTGTTTATTGTAATTGCTGCGATACTCTGCAATCATATTCTCTGTCATAGATAACTCATTCATAAGAGTCTTATAGTTCTCATTGGACTTCAGCTCAGGATATGCTTCTGCAACTGCTGTAATAGCTGTTGTTACATTCTCAATATCTCCTGTTGATCCACGACCATCTGCAACTGCTGTCAAGGTATCAGCTTCATGTTTGTCATACTGTTTTACACAATCAGCAAGGTTATATACAAGATCAACTCTTCGCTTTTCCTGTACCTTAATATCTGATGACGCTGTATTTACCTGCTCCTCAAGTGCGACAGCCTTATTCTGTATACTCTGTACACCAAATACAATCATCAAAATAACTGCTAATACTCCTACGCCAATAATTACTGGCACTTTCCAATTTGTGTTCTTCATTCTTGATCTCCTTTATATGTAATATTTTTATTAGTTACACTGTAATATTCTCTTATTTGTTGGGATTCCCATAGCCGAATGGCTTAGATATGATTAAAAATTTTCAAAAGAAAGATTGGTTTACTGCGACTCCTCTTTCTCATCCATAATTGCCCCACAATTAGGACAATATTTTGATTTCAACTTCTGATTCGCATAATACAGTTTATATATTTTTTTATTACAAACTGAGCAATACACACCTTCATTTGCGCATTCATCTAATGCAACCCAATGACCATGTTTTTTACCATTTTCTTTTGTATCGTCTTTTATATTGTCCATTGGAACTGTCATTGTTCCTGCTATAACATTTGCATTAAGAAACTTCGATAAAACATTTCCAAGTATTAATTCTACGTTATCTACAAGTATTTCATTATTTGGCATATATGACCTGTGATATTCTAACCATTCATTTATTGTGTAAACTTCTATATTGGTCAATATACCCATTTTCTCTGCCATACTCATAAGATTGTTTTTATTATTCATTGTAGGTGTAATAATCGGTTTTCCTGTTACATATGCTGTTGAAATAAGCATTGCCATTTTACCAGTCCCACGTCCACGATTTATAATTCTCATATTTTTACCTCCAATTTATTATTCTCCACTCACAATCTCATAAATAAAATCATCGTGATATTCACCATTCTTATCTTTAATTGAATCCTTCAGAACATGTTTCGTTCCATTATGTTTTTTAATAAAACGGTCATATCCTCTACAAGCAGGATTGCCACCAACAGCTCTCCATTCAACTCTATGTAATGTTTTAATCAGTTCTTCTAATTTATCGAATACATCTCTTCCAACCAAAACATTTCCTCTGTCAAATGAAAATAATCCAAAGTTATACGCTTTAGACGCATACCAATCAACGGAATACCCTAAATAACCAATCAGTTTTTCGTCCTTATCAATTATTGCATATTGAAACTGGCTCTCATTTGGACATTCTACAATTTCAGGACTCCAATTACACATACAACCTGTTTCATACATCATATCTGTTGTATAGTAATATTTTTGAAATTCTTTCTTGATCTGTTCTCTATATAAAATTGCAGGTACTAACACCTAATCGCCTCTTTTCTATATCCAAGGATATGTTGCTTTCCTGTGAAGTTACTCAGATAAAATCTTCTGGAACATGTCATCTACTGAGTCCAATAAGTCATATCTCTTATCAAATGCTGCTGTTGAACTTCTTGCAAATTTACGCTCAACCATGTCGATGTAGTAAGTCATTGTTCCATCATCGCCCATATAGAATTCATTCCATTCATCATCAGACATCAATCTTCTAACATTCAATTGGTCGATTGCAAGATTGTCAAAGCTAACAACCTTAAACTTTTCAATAATATCTGCAAGATTTTCATATAGCCAATTCTGCTTTACAACAATGTTTTCATAATCTTCTGAATAAAAATCATCACCACGTCTTAAATGTTTATAACCAAGAATCAGTATCTTCAGATTATTATTCTCTAAAGCTTCTACATCCGATGGCTTTAATACTCCGTTGATTACATGAATGACCGCATTTGGATATTTCTTAATAAGTTCGATAAATTTTTCCGTGGGATTTACAAGCGATACACCAAGACCATAGATAAGTTTTTCATCAACAAGCTTTTTAATAAGTTCTTGTTTTTTCTCAAAATGAATCTGATTTACCGTCATGTTTACAATAACTTTTCTATCTTTGAGTTTCTGTAAGAATGGAATTAAGTTAGGATGACTTGTAGCGTCTCCACCACCAAGAGCAACTTCCTGATATGGATGAAGTGTGTTAATGAATTTCTCATTCAAAATATCTCCAAATTTTCCATCTATTGTGCTACCTTCATGGCAGAATGGACATCCTATATCGCAAAAATTACAAATTTTTATATCCATATTCTCTGCAAAAGCTGGCATAAACTCATCATCTTCTGTTTCTCTAATCTTTGTTCCATCGCTCAAAATTATAGTTTTAAAGTTGCCATTCTTGTATCTTCCTAATAATTCCATTCTTAAAATCCTCCTAAATTAAATCAACCATCGTATCCATATTTACCAAACGCAACAATTTTATCTCCACTTTTACTTGTATATCTATCTACAAATGTTTCAAGATTACTGTACCGCCACTCCTCATAGGTTTTTGCATCCTCGTCTACAATATTGTTCTCTTTTGCGTATTTGGTATAATACTTTTCTTTCGCAGATTCTGACAAGTCTGACCAATCTTTAGAAAATTCATCTTTATGATTTTCATAGTCTTGTGCTGCATATTTCTTATCATCATCTGATAAACTATTTACTTTTACAAATGACTCAGAACCCCATTCATCAAAAAGAAGTTCGCCATTCTTCCACTGTTCAAATTCCTCCTCGCTACACATTGTAAGTGAATGTGTGCTTGATGAGTTAGTTTCATAAACTCCACGTCTAATTTGTCTCTTCATAATTTAATTCTCCATTTCATCATCATCTTTTGGATACTCATGATCAATAGCATCCATATTTACTAATCCTGCTCTCTTCATATCTAACCAATAACAATATTCATCACCATCCTGGATAACAACATATTTCTTATTTGTCAGATATTCCTCTAATGATATATTCTCTTTTTTGAGGAATCCACCAAGTATATTCTCATCAACATATCCTGTATATGGTATCTCAAAATGAAAATAACCATCGTCAGTTTCCCAATATTCGATTGTATCAATTCCCCAATCCTTTTCTTTCTGCTCAAGCCACTCGTTAAGTTCATCCTCTGTTTTACCATATTTCTTTGCATAATCACTATCTTTATTCTCTGGATGATTTTTATCAGCGACTGAATCTGAAATCATAGGAACGACAATCTTTTTAAGACCAGGAACATATTTTAATGCAAGTGATTCAAGCTTCTTATAATTTTCATCATTATACTCACGTACTAATGAAGCACAAGCGTACAACCATTTATCATGAAAATTACCTAATGCTCTAAATGGACTTCTGCCAAAGTCCATATCGCTGTCCCAAATTTGCCACTCACAATCCTTTTCACCAGTTTCTTCATTATCAAATAAACAGAAATCTTCTATAATCTCATCTGGCGTATAACGTTCATCCTTCTTCATAACACAAAGCGAATGCTGACTACTTGAATTTGTCTCGAAAACACCTCTGCGAATCTGTCTCTTCATTTTTTCTTACCTCCTTGCTTTAATATTCTCTCTTTGTTACCAAAAGAAACCTGAAATTACTTACAATTCCTAAGTTCAACACTGTAGTCATCCTTAACATCAATAGTGACTTCTCTCTGAAATTTTCCTTCCTTATCATAGAGGGATAAATAATATCTGTTACCACGCTGCTCTAAGTCAAGATTCTCATTCTCAAATAATAATACTCGTCTCTGCCTCTGTATTGATTTATTCTCTACCTTCAAATTATTTATTGCTTCTTTTGAACCGACAAAGATTGGTGATTTTAATTCTTCAAGAATGCAACTAATATCATCGTCCAGCCGATCATCATCTTTTGTATGTCTATCAACTGCTTTGATTACGTCTTCCTCAAATAATAATCTGTTTGCCACTTTTAATATTCTCCTTTCCACTCACCTAATTCATAGAAATCGTTTATTTGATCATCCAACTTTCTAACCTGCTTTCTCAGCTCACAATCTTCTTTCTTACTATCTGTTCTCTGACACTTCTTCCATAATTCTTCACGCTGCTTAGTCAGTTCATTGTACTTACCAGACACATCAATCTCTTTTACAACTGAAATCCCAATCTTCTCTCCACAGTGAGGGCAGAGCCGAATAGGATAATTGTCAGTCTGTTCCCATTCATCTTCGTATGATGTAATAACTTCTGTATGAGAAGTACAGAAATGAGGAATAGAAATACCTTCATCTTTATATTCTCCACCAATGTCGTTTATATCTTCACCTGTAAATACAATAGCTTTATCATTCTGAATTTCATCGCAACAATATGTAAATGGTTTATACTTATATGAGTGAGTATCATTGAATTTTAATTTGATTAATTTTATCTTCATCTCTTTATTCTCCTAACAAAATTCATTCCACCAATCAAAAATTTTATGGATGTGCCGATAACCATTATGCAACTCACCTTTATATCTGCGTATTTTCCTATTAGATAACTGTTTCAAATATTTACTTTTCTTACCACGATACAATCTTTGATAATATGGCTTTGGATTTTTAACATAACCAACACCCTTAATCCATATTTCATCCACATATCTAACAGGCGTTGGATAATAACCACCAACAGTTTCATATAAATATTTGAGATGATTCTGATGTTTTAAATATCTCTCACGTTTATTTATTCTCTTTTTCTTAGAATGATTCTTATAATTTTCTTCGTCTTGTTCATACCAATCACTACAATGACCAAAAGAATAAACTTTGCCACCAACTTTATCGCACCAAACAAACTGTTCTGATTGATTGGCTCTATCTTCATTTGGATATTGACCATATACCGATTTATACATTTCTGTTCTTAATGTAAAATCTTCAATCCCATAAGGACAATCTCTGCATCTCATCAAATCACCTCTTGTATTTTATTCTCCTAATTTCCTGCCACAATAAGGACAATGCGTAATATATTCTTTTTGATGAACAAATCCATCATCATACTCATCCCATTCAGATGTTTCTATATCCAAATAGTATTCATTTGTTAATGGATCTACATATATTCGATTATCAGGTGAGTCATAATCACAACGTTTACACATTTTATTCTCCTAGTTCATTAATCTAATTTCTCGAAAATCATCATCGGCTTTTACACCATTGATATAAGCATACCAACCTCTAAGACCTTCTCCCTTAGAGATTGGATATTTATGCTTAATATTCATAACAACTTCGTAATCGTCTGGATAGTTTTCAAGAATAGACTTCAATTCACCAACTGAAATACTACTCATATAACTATTCTCCAAAAATAATCTTCTTAGCCCAATTCATAGTTGTAGAACCACACATCTTACCAAAGAATTCACCAGCTTCAACAACTAATTCATTCTCTTCTTTTACACAATCCTCAAAAATTCTCTTAGGTAAATTCTGTGCAACAATTCTCATGTCTTGTGGCTCAATCTTTTGAGGTAAAACACCTTCATCAATCATCTTGTATAATTCTTTTTGAACACGATTTTTTGTAACAATCTGCTCCACAATCTCAGAAGCCTTTGATTTAGCTGCTAATTTCTGAGGATCTTCTACTTTCTGTCTGTGATTATCTTTCTTGATTTCACTAAACTGTGAATTTACAATCTTTAATACAAATGGAGTTCTTGAGTTTGGATTGTTAAGTTCTGTCTGATTCTTAACAACAATTCCTTCAGGAATATTAACCGCAATATCTGACTTGTGCATAAACGACATACAATGTTCCCATGAGATAAATTCTCCATCATAAAATGTCTGTACATATCTCAAATTCAATTCGTCAGCAAGTCTCTTAACCTCTGATTGAGGTAAATAACATTCATTCTTTTTGTCATATACATCGTAAAAATATGATTTGCCATAAGCTTCTGGAATATATTTAATAGTATGTTTTGTAAGCCACTCCATGAAAAATACATAATTTGGATATTTTGAAAATGGTTCAACTGCCAATGTCTGCACCCAATTCCAAAATCCATTTAATGTATTGTTATAATCAAGAGTCTGCCTTCTCGAAAATGCAACTAACTTATTTGTTTCTTTATCATAAGCAATAGCTGAATTGCTTCCATCTACTTTTTCCTGAATTACAATATGATCTCCTACATGAAAACCACCTGTATTCGCTACTGTTAATTCCGTATCTTCCTTAATACGTGAAATATCCATAAATTTCTTCTGTTCCAAGTTCAGTACCTTTCTTTCTATTTTCTATGTATATTTATTCTCTTATCTCAGCTCAATCTCACCAAATTTTAATGTGTTATCTTCAAACATTTTATTACCCCGATATTTACCAATAAAACAACGTTTAAACGAGGTCGTAACACTGGTTATTGGCGATACGAATTTTAATTCATGTTCAATCGGTTTAACTAATGTCTCAAGCGTCTCTTTGTTTGCAAATATATAAGGTTCATGCCCTTCTCTATATACGAATCCTGCAATTTTCGTATTTAACTTATCCACATTTATCTTATCTACTATTGAAAATGTCTCCATTTATTGTTCTCCTTTCCTAAAGAAATGCTTCTTTCTTATTTCTCATATAAAGCTTTCTGAAATTGTTTTCTAAATTTTTTACAAGCTGATTCATTTTGACTCTCTGTTAATACTCCATGTATATAACAATACTGAATTGAATGTAATAATTTTTGTAACCTCTCAGCGTCTTTACCGAGAGTACACCCTTGTTTATTCACATATTTTTCTAAATCATCAAATAATGGATCGAAATTACTCATATCTACAACTTTACTCATAATCTTATTCTCCTTCGAATATTACTCTTATTGGCTTTATAGCTTCGTCATTTGTTGGTATAAGAAGCACTTTGTCATTTTCAACCTGATCATTAAATATTTTTGGAGCTTCAACAAATGTAACTCTTTTTGATCTATCACTATCCAGCCACTCTTTAAACTTTTCAAGATTTTCTTTTTCAGAAATTGCAGCACATGGACTTACTTTATCTATTAATTCTAAAAATTTTTGTCTTTCATCTTGTGATAGCTCCATACTGTTATTCTCCTATTTCTACATAATCATTATCCAGCAAACCAAATTTTCGTAAATAATACTGTTTAGTTTTATCATCGACTCTACAATAAAAATTATGTCTTCCTGACTTCTGCAAAGATAATGTATTGATATTAAGCTCTTCGTTCATAATAATAAGTAATTCATTTAATGTAATATCATAACAATGAAATGTCTCGCCTATCAGAAGCTTATAGTATTTTTTCTCTAATTCTGTTATTTCTGCCATATTGGCACCATCCTACTCTTCTATATATTCCAATATCCAACTGTCATATTTATTTTCTTTAATCAACTGCCGATATAAATTTATCCATTCTTGTGCCGAAAGACCTTTGTACTTCCAAACACATTCTTTCCAACGTTTGTGTGCAAAATAACCTCTTGTTTTTAACTCAATGCATTTCACACATTTATCATATAATTTCTTGGAATACCAATTCGATCTCCTTCTATTCCAGCCATTATACGAGCCATCTATAAATGCTTCAGTCGGATCATATCTGCTTCTCATATCAGTAAGAGTTCTGTCGTATAACTCAGTTTTTGCATTGTATAAACAATGAAGCAGAAAATAGATGTCTTCATAATCATTTTTAAAATTCCATTCTTCAATATTTAAATCCCAATATATTTTTCTCACCTACTTTTATGACTAAAGGAAACGTGGTTTTACTGTGATTTTCAACCTCTGGAAGCCTTGATTTTAGAGCATTTCAGAGATTGAAATTTTTAATTTACTGTATATTCATCCTCCTAAATCAATACAAGCTTTGTATAATCGGGCTTTAGATTACTCTTGTGCCAAACAGCGTGCATATATTCGATAGAATCTGTACTGCCACGCTTAGGTACTCCATCTTTATCAAAAATCGTATATCCATCTTTATCTTTCTTATCTGTAAAACCAATTCTGATATGATGCACAAAAGCCCATTCAGGCATATATTTTTCAAAGAACCATTCTCTTGATTGGCTACCAAAGAAATTAAGTCGAAGTAACATAATCACATATCCATCATCATCTACATCCTGCAACGCTTTTTCTATAATATCCGTTGCAATAGCAAACGGTGGATTTGTAATAATGATATTAGGTTTATAAGGTAACTTTTCCTTTAAATAATCGCACTTATTTTCAGCAAAACTATCTTCTCGTAAATCATATGTATGTATTTCACAATCCCCATAAATATTCTTAATGGCTGTTGGATAGCTCATAGGGTGATATGCATCTTTGTCTGTTTTGGGATTACCTCCTGAAGTTGGATCAACGATAATAGAATTGTTCCAGTTTAAAGGAACAACTTTTTGAAATGATTTTAAAAATAATTCGATATCACTAATAGGAGTGACATAATAATCTGCAATATGTTCATCTCTTGCATTACTTCTATTTGTACTACTCAAATTTGTTCACCAATAGTAGCTGCGCAGCTTTACTCACATGTGAACATTTATCCTTTCTTTAATTGTACTTACTTTGTTATATTCTCTGTTACTTCTTTCTAATACTCCATAAATAAGGACTACTACATCCACAATGATGAATACCATCTCCAAGAACACATCTTCTGCAATCTTCATATTCTTCATGTGTACTACAATACTCTTTAACTGTATTTATAGCATTTATAATTTCTTCATTTATGGATTCTGGTTCAATATACTCTCTTTCTTCAATTCTCATAATCAATCACCTTTGTCCTGAATATTGTATAGTTTTCGTGACAAGCCAAGAAACCAAAATTTCTTGTTAGCTTCTATCCAAATAAACTATATTATCTACATTATAATGAAGTCCACCTATCTCTCCATTAAATCTACCTTTGACATACCATGCATAAGGGCTGATACCTTCATTCATTATTTTTGCAAGTTCATCGGCTTTTCTTTGATGCTCATCAGCTTCATTCTGCATAGATAATTTTTGAGAATCCCATATAAGATTTGGAATTGTATCTACACACTTTTTATACATCTCAGACTCTTTTATATATTCTCTTATCACTTTTGTCATTTTGGGAATATTGTCTTTTAATATTGGTTCATTGCTAAGTTCATATGGATATAGGATTAAAACACTTCTGTCCATATATTCCATAGATATTAATTCCTCTACAACACAAAACTGTGGTTCTATCAAATTGTCACCTCCCAGATATTTATTCTCTTATCTCGAATAATTTTTCTACTGCTTTAACTCGCTTTGTATTATCAATCGTTCTTTTGACTTCCTGTTGCCAAACACATTCCCATGCAGAAGGCGCTTCATGCTCACTGACTAAGACAATATTTTTCTCGCTCATCTTCTCAGCCCAATTCCAAAATCTGTTATAATCAAAGTTCTTACTTGATCCATATTGTTTCGTACCCTTATATGGAATATCGCAATAAAATAAGCAGTCAACTTTATCAGAATATAACTCTTCATAATCTCCACATTGGAATTGAATATCTTCTAACCTTGAAATCTGCTCTAACAAATTTCTCTTAGCTTCGTCATAATAATTTCTTTCAGTTCCAGCTTTTGTATGTACGATACCTGAGTAACCGCCATCAAAGAATCTGCCGTTATAACTTGAGAGAAAACCAACTGCTCCAATATACCAATCAGGATATGTAGATAATCTTTTGTTAAAGCACTCTCTTACATCTGAGTAGTGTTCTTTTGTAATAAATTCTGGGAGATTTTGAATCTGATTTAGATTCTTGAACATTTCAATAAGATATTTATGATTGTCAGAAGCGATTTTTGTGTCACACTGAACTTTGTCGATTACATTACAACCACCGCAAAATGGCTCTATGTATGTTTTAATATTATAATCTCGTAATCTTTCTTGAATAATCGGTAAAATATTATCAACTATACGAGATTTTGAACCCATATATTTCATTAATTACTTGGAGTAAGGAATTCCTTCTTGTGTACACGAACCTCGTCTCCTTTCATTATTTTTATTTTTAATAAAATGCTTCCGACATTGAATCTCCAAGTCTTACAAGATTCTCTACTTCCTTATCAGACATAGAATTGATTTCTTCAATCGAAAATGTTTCTTTGATTGCAAAATATGAATTATACCAATTTTCATCACAACCCATACTATTTCTTGCTGTGGTTAATACTGGTTTCTTAATATATTCTAATAATTTTTCTTTCTCAGTCATTACATACTCCTTTCATTGTATTGATTCTCCTAATCCGTTAATATCAAATGTATATACTGTCCTACATGACTGCCAAACTCTTCTTTTAAATCGTGACCACCAATCACAAGTACATCAATATAAAACCCTGTGATTGTCCATTCAGAATATCCAGTATAATGCCCTTGTGTTAGTAGATTTCCTGTAAGCATATAACTGTCAAAGTTCATCTGTGCTTCTTCTAAGGTACATTTTTCATCAGAAAACCAACAGCATAGATTCGCATTTGAAATCATTGTGATTTTTTCACCAAGTCCTCTGTTTATATATGCATAATTGAAATAATTCATAATAGATTCTGTTATTGGTTTATAGTAATCATCAATTTCTTCAGCTAATCCTAAATTGCCTTCGCTATTACGTCCTATCCAACCTTGTAATATTAATTCCATTTCGTTCGCCTCTCTGTATTATTCTCTTAATAAATTTCTGTCCATTCACTAATTTCTACTTTATTATCAGGATAGCCAGATAAGCTCCATTCATTGTCGTTATATACTACTTTCCACATAGCATTTTCTCCATGTGGATTACCTTTAATCTTGCCATAATATAATCCTGAACATGGTGGTAATTCTTCTTCTGTCTTTCTCCAAATTGGCTTTTCATATACTTTATTAATATCGTCTACTGCTTTTGCCAAACCTGTCATCGTACTTGTAAAATAATTTTCTTCATGCTTGATCACATTATTAAAATAATTCTCCATAGTGTCTAATAGATTTTTTGTAAACTTTTCAGATATATCATTTATTCTAAGTATATAATCATGATTGATCTTAAAAGAAATTCCATTCTCAATAAGTGCTCCTATACAAAGTCCTAATAATCCAATTAATACTGTTAAACAAATATCCATATTTTACCTCTCTTTCTTATCGTCCAATGAAACTTCGGTTTACTGTGTTCTATTCTCCGTCATATAATTTAACTGTTCCGTCTGAATTGTAGATAGGTGTAATTCCAAATTGATAACCAGTGCGTTTTACAAAATACATTACTTTTGTATTTTTGTCATAGAGAACTTCGGTATCACAGTTATCATCTTTGTAAATTGTTACTAAATCTATATATTTATTTGCGAAGCGACTACTTTCGGGTTCAATATCACCTTTTGTACATCCAGTCATTCCTAAGCACAATGTTAATCCTAATACGACCGCTAAAATTTTCTTCTTCATATGATTTATTCTCCTAACTCTTTTAGTGCATTAACAAGTTCAGCGAGTCTTGGATTCTCAGGATGCTCCTTTGCCATCTTTTCATATAAAGTAATATTATTCATTTTATCAATCTCAGACTTTAATTCCTTCTCAATAGAAGCTTTCTGCTTTGCAATTTCTTTCTGACGATTTTCCTCATCAATTCTTGCATTGTATGCATTCATATTAACTACACCGACAACCTGAGCTGTCACACCCTTACCATATGCTTCTACTGACTTTACTTCTTTTAAAATTCCAAGGACTCTATTATCTTTTCCTCTTGCATTTACAACAACATATAACGGATGGTTTGTATCGTACTTAACAATTTCATTCATATCTTCATCATATAAAGCAAATCCATAATCCTTCTTATTGTAATCATCTACTAAATTTACAATCGCCACTTTATTAAATTCCGCCATTTTATTATCCTCCTAACTCAAAAAGGTATCATTTACAATCTTTTGACAATTTTCAATTACTCTACAAATCAATCTCTTTCCATCATCGCTAAAATATTCATTATTTTTCTGTTGATTATAGTAATCTTCAAGTTTATTATTAGCAGATTTTAACCTTCGAGATATATTAGCATAGTCGCACTTATTATCACATTCAGATGAATATTCTTTATTGTATCTTAATTTACATTCCATACATGGACTGTACATTTTGTACCTCCTGTTAATTTATTCTCCTAATCCATATTTTCTTAACCATTCTTTTTTGTTTAATGTGGTTACACCACGTTTCTTTTGTTGCTTCCATACTTCAATAGCATATTCTTTTGTCATTCCTGGCACTGGATAATGTATTACGGATTTTGAAATTGTATATGGTTTTCCTATAGAAGCCATCTTAAATAAATCTAACAAATCAGTCATGTGATCTATTCTCCTTTGATATTAATAAGAGTACATTCATTTCTGTACTCTATAAGAGCATCCTTATTCCTTATCATCACATGTTAGGATTGAGGTTTGTTCCAAGGCATTATATTCTCAAATGAGTTTCAGCCTATACGCTCATCGGTTGACTGACTTATTAATTTCAGCCTTCACCTTTACCTTTTCACCATCTCAGGTTTTCAGTTCGTTTTACCTCATTTATATATTCTCTACTAAAGCAGAAGAAATCTATGTTTCTTGGTAAAAATATCGCTATATATAGTGTCTATATTTTCTATAAACACTATATATAGTATCTCATTTAAGCCTGATACACAAAACTTGGCATTGGCTGTAATTTAAACAGATTTTTCTCATGCATTGAATCAATCTTAGCTTTTACTTCCTCACTTGGCTCAATTCCATCTCTGATATATGCATCTAATTCTGCATATGAGAAACCAAAGCTTTGCTCATCCGTCAACCCAGTCAAACCGTCTTGCGGTGTTTTATGAACTAATTCGTCTGGTAGACCTAATTCTTTTGCCAAAGCAATCACTTCGGTTTTTGTAAGATTTGCAAGTGGACTCAAATCTCCTGCACTATCTCCGTAACGTGTATCGAATCCAACATAAGACTCACTCATATTACATGTATTAACAACACGACCATTTAAAGATTGTGAGATTGCATATAATGTAGCCATACGAATTCTTGCAGGTAAATTAATAGTCGTCTGGTTACTAATTTTGATATCATCAGGGAACTGATTATTAATTCCAGTAACAGCCTCTCGAATATTCATAGTATAACTTTTAATTTCAAGATGTCTGATAAGCATATTGGCATATTCGATATCTGACTGTTCTCCACAAGGCATTTTAATACCAAAAACTCTATCCTTCCCTAAGGCTGCCACGCACAATGCCGTAACAACAGAAGAATCGACACCTCCTGAAATACCAACAATAACATTACAACCTTTACCATTTTTTTCAAACCAGTTCAAGATCCATTCAGTGATCTCATTTTTTACTTTCTTAACGTCAAAATTATGCATATTGATATCTCCTTATAATTTAATCTGTTATTTCCACTTTATAATCACATAATGCGTTATATGCGACTATAGGAAAATTGTCATATTTTTCTTTATAATAATTCGCAATTTCTTTTATGTATTTTTCTTTTTCTGTTTTGTATGCATGGAATGCTTCTTCTGGTGTATTAAATACGCCTATATGTATTGGTTTTTTCGTATTCTTTTTATTTTCATTTAACTTTGAAACTTGAGCAATAAATTTTCCGAGTCTTTTATTGAAATATACTCCTATTGGATAATTACCTCTTTTCGCATTATTTTTTGTAAAAAGAATGTTGATACGTTCAGGAATAAATATACATGTGTCCTTAGAATATATTGTGTTATTTTTATATAATATATCTTTATCTAAACACATTTTTTCATTTCCGCATTCATAATAATTTTGGTTAAACCATTTTGAGAAATTTGACAAATAAAACCATTCTTCTTCTACTTTGCATCTTTTATATCTAGGATATCTCGATAAATCCACATCATTATAACAACGTTTTAACATACCAGCCCAATATGAAAACTCTTTTGTAATCTGTCCATTCTTTTTAATTTCTTCATTACCTATAATTCCATGCTTAAATTCTGTAGGTAAAAAATAATCAACAGTAGTTCCTTTTTTAAAATTTGAATAACATTGATGGTATACAATGTTATTTGTATCTAAAAATTGAATATCAATGTCTCTGGAATTGTTATATTTAATTATTTTCATTCTTTCACCCTGTTTATTAATAACTACCTGTCCAAGTCTTTCTTTTGCTTGTGATTCAGATATTTTAAACATAGGATTATCTATTTTTAAATGTGTTTCTTCTATTATATATTCTCCTTTCTACATTCGATTCATCACATCATAGAACCGAATTAAATACTCATATACATTTCTAGGAACTAATTCTTTTACCTTTTCAAATTCACCCTTTTCACATAAATCTCTAACCAAACTTGAAGAAGTATGATTTTCTGGTATCTGAATTTCTGTGAAGTGATCTTTATATTCCATAAGATTTGCTTCTCTTAAAGCAGTCTCAAGATTCTGACCTTCTCTCACACATGCTACAAAATTATATTCCTCAACAAACGGTTTCCAATTATACCAAGTTGTAAGTGTTTCAATATTATCCATTCCTAAACAAATATAGTATTCGTTGAAGATATAATCTTTTTCATTCATATCTCTTATCTGAGTAATAGTATTGTATGTCCTCTGTGGAAAGAAGCTGGTTGTTTCAACTTCGGATGCCCACATATTATTTTCATCACAATTTGGCATTGAATTAATCAGCGATACTCGACAATATCCAGGTATCAAAGTCTTTTTCTTCGCAACGTATGTATCATGTGCAGGAATAAACAATATAGCATCGGCATTAACCGCTTTTTTAGCAGTCAATGCCATATCAACATGGGCGTTAGTAATTGGATTAAAACTTCCTGGTATAAGTAAAATTTTATTCATGATTCATTCTCCAATTAATACATCTCTTTAAATAATCAACATAATCAGGGTTTTTACACATACCTTTACCTTCTACATCAGACACTTTTGCAACATCCATACCATTACATTTAGTGGTTTTCATTACAATATTTAAAGCAGGAACATCTGTGTCATTACTCAAATAAGTACCAATTCCAAATGCAACATTTACTCTATCATGGAAGTGTCTGAATAACTTATCAGCTCTTTCAAAATCAAGACTGTCACTAAACAGAAGTGTCTTTGTCTTAGGATTGATACCAAGTGACTCATAATGATTAATCATCTTTTCACCCCATTCGATCGGATCGCCACTATCATGTCTTACACCACTGAATAATGTTGCATATGTCAACTGAAAATCTTTCAAGAAACAATCAGTTGTAATTGTATCTGTGAGCGCAATACCATTTAACACACCATACTCTCTAACCCATGCGTCTAGGGCATACCAGTTTGAATATGCTGGATTGTGCTTGTGGTTGCCCTGACCAGAACACATAATCCATTCATGAGCCATAGTTCCAACAGGCGTGAGATTATATTTCTTTGCGAGATATACATTAGATGTACCAACAAATTTAGATGGACTGTGTAATGTATCATTCAAATGTGAAAACTTCTCAACAGCTAACTCCTGTGCTTCAGCAGAAAGTCTTCTTCTAAGACCAAATTCAGAAAATGTACCAGCGTACCAATGACCGCTTCTGAGATTTTCGTACTTTTCATTTAATCTCTTTTTGAAACTATCAAGCAATTCCTCATAGTTATATGCCATTCTGAAATATACTTCGTTTACAATCGCAAGTGTAGGAATCTCATACATAGATGTATTAAGCCATGTACCAAATGTTTCGATAGAAAGACCACAATCTGAATCTGTTGTAATCTCAAAATCCTCATATCTTGGCTGCCACAATCTCAGAAAATCAACATATGAACCTTTCATCCATTTGATATTATCAATATAAGTAAGTTCATCTTCTGTGAATCTCAAACCACAATATAATTTAATCTGTCTGCGAATCTCTTCTACCATTTCTGGTGTAAAATGAACATCCTTATTACGACATTTAAAACTCCAAGTGGTTTTATAATCACTAAACTGATGATAAATAGCCTGTCCCATACTGAATTTATACATATCGGTTTCTAATAAGCTGTTAATAATCTGCTCCATATTATTTTCCTTCTTTCTTGATTTGATTAAATATTGTTCTAATATCATATTCTCTGTTTTCGTACTCATAAAACAGATTAATATACTTATCAATAAAAGCTATATCATTTGGATGCATTGCAATTGGTTTACTTTTTTTAGATTTCCACCATTTTAATTCCTTCTCAAAATTAAATGATTTACCATGATATGCTCTACCTGCTCCAAGATAATCACAAAGCATTTCTTTTTTATACTTCATTGGCATTTCAATAGGATTTCCACCATTATCAAAATTGTCTTCCCAATACTCGTAGTGGTGCTTGTTTCTTCCCTTATGGTGCATCCAAGCAGCCGACCAACCATTCTCTTTCTTACAAGCGTCTATTGGACTTGAAGTACCTTGATAATACTTAACACTCTCCCAAAATTCCGTTGGAGAAAATTTAGATAAATCATGTACTAACCCTTGAAATGGAATTCCCACTTTACAGCAATAGTAGAACACCCAACGTTTATGAGTACAGACTTTCTTAAAATGTCTGAAAGTATTAATGATATAATTCTTATAATTCATTATTCTCCCCAATCACTTCAATCTGACACATCTTCATTGTTTCTAATGCAGCTTTATGAGTTTCAGGAGTAACACCTGCACAGCAACTTGCATCGACTGTAATATCTGCATTAGGGAACGTTGCTTTTAAAATCAAAGCATTTGATACTACACAAATGTCTGTACAGAGTCCAACAAGTTCTATCTCGTCTTCAAAAATTAAATCATTCCAATGCGTCCATCCAAATGTAGGCTTATCAACATAATAACAATTCTCTACTTCTAATCCGTCTGTAATTTTCCAACCATGAGTACCATAGATACAATGTTCTACTGGAAGTTTCTTTCCTTCTGGTGTATTGAGATAATTTGTATCATGTGTATCTCTAGTGAAGATGATTTTATCTCCACAATCCTTATACTCCTTAATTTTCTTTGCTACATTCGATACAATTGCCTGTGCTTCCTTTGTACCGAGTGAGCCATCAATAAAATCATTCTGCATATCTACTACGATTAATGTTTTGCTCATTTTGTTACCTCTCTATCAAATGATTTACCTTTTCCTTTAGTTCTTTATTCTCTTTTTCAAGTGCAGCTATTCTATTTCTCAACTCATCTTCTTTTGAAAATTTCTTAATTCCAATCTGTTTATAATCAGATGTAACAGTTTTAACAGAATAATTGCTTATATAATCTGTTGTTCCATCAAGATATGTAATTGTTGGTTCAAAGAATCCACGCTTTTTGCACTCATCACAATGGCAAATAGATGAAATATATCCAATTTTTCCGTCTTTATTTTCTACAAAATCACCTTTATGAAATTGAATATCTGTTGTGTTATTCTCTTCTGAAGCAATTGGATCTTGGAATATCAATTTCATATATTCGTTATCTATAATTTCACTTTTAATATATACATATCCTAAACTTTCATATTTTTTTTCTGTCTTTTTTGCTTCACCTATTTTTACACCAACTACCATTTACTTATTCTCCTATCGTCTTAACAACCTATCTTTCTTCAATAAAACCATCAGGAATTATATCTTTATTTACAGTTACATATGGAAGTTCACTTCTGTCAAAAAAGTTACAAGTTAAATATAAGTTAGCAATATATTTTTCTTCTCCAAGGATTATTTCAGCGTTATCCACTATATATTGTCCACAATATTTAATTCTCTGAATAAGTTCATTACGGATAGACTGTTTTTCATCTTTTACATTTCTGGTTATTTCTTCCATAATCTCTCCTTTACTCATACATTCCATCCATAATTGTCACAGGGCATCCGTAAAATCCCCACGTCTCAACAAACTTTCCAGTGTCAATATCAAATTTCGCTGTAGCTGCTGCATGTGGAAAACCACCATCGTATCCTCTTACATAGATATAGTTGTCAATTTTCTTTGCGCCAATCATATCTAATTGATTCTTATAACACCATTCACCTGCTAATTTATGTGCCAAGTCATATACTTCTTTATTCATATCGCACCTCTTTTCTTGTTTTTATATGTATTTATTTTCTAAAACTCAGAAGAAATTCCGCTTTCCTGCGAACTTCATATTCTGTTATTCTCTATTAAAATTTCATAAAACTGAAAATGTGTGCGATTACAGGTATAGTCCAACCATCACCAAGAACATCTGCCGCATCTTTTTCAGTCATATTTTCTACATATTCTTCTGGAACTCCTTGCAATCTTGCTCTCTCTTCTTTCCACAAATATCTTGCTTCATCAAAATCATGTCCATCATAATCATCATAAATTTTTGCAGAAGACTTTCTTCCATCTAATATTTTCTTTGTAACCTCTAAACAGTTATCAAAATACTCTTTTGATGGAAACACCATTGTTCCAAACGACTTATAATAGAATCTGTGAAATCTCTTAATTGGTGTCCAAAAACAGCCGTTGTAATATCCGTGAGAATCATTCTTGCAAAGACATTTTGCTTTTTCATTTGGTACATATCCGTCATTAAGCACACTCTGTAAAGTAACTCCTTTATCTTCTGGAACTGTCACTCCTGGAATATTAGTCCAATAATATCTATCTCTAAGCTGCCCTACTACAAGAGAAGAATTGATTCTGATAGGTTTTACTCCCATCATTTCACTAATAACGGCTTCATCTTCAGGTTTCATCACTACATTTTCCATAAGGAAATACTTTGGATTTACTTCTTTCAATACTCTATTGCACTCATAAAACAGACCTGAACGTTCTGGATCTTCAAGACCAATCTTTCTCTCTTTAATCATTGCTCTTGAAAAACTCTGACAAGGACTACCAAACATTACAATATCAATATCTGTTTCAAAGTCTCCGACTTCTGTATGCAATACACCATCTTTATATGTAATCTTGTTCACATCTCCAATATGAATTGTCTCAGGATAGTTGTCTTTTGTTACCTTAATTGCCACGTCCTTAATCTCTGAGGCAAAATATTTACCAACCTTAAATCCTGCTTTCTCTAATGCAATATGTCCACATGACATACCATCGCATAAACTTAATACATTTAATCCGAATGAATTATTATTTTCACCAGGCGGTTGCAAACGCCTATAAAACAAACATTTTACAAATATTTAGAAAGGTAAAATGGTAAATTCTAGGATAAAGAGATTGCGCAATCCCCATAAATAAAGGGATTTTTGAATAAGGTAGATAAAAATAATATTTCTTAGCTATTTAACCCACTCAAGATCCATTCAACAGTAGGTTCATTCCATCCATTACCCATCAAACTACATCTTTTTGAGTATGATAACCAACGACTATTGAGCTGAACTTTTGTAAAATTATCAGGTAATCCCTGTAATCTTTCATATTCAACTTCTGTAAGTTTTCGTGGTCTACCACTATCTAATACTTTCTTTTCGTGATATCCACCATTTATGCAAGTCAATGTGCAGCATTTAAAATCTGGATTATAAATTCTTCTATTCATTTCCATAGAATTAACTTTTAACTCTGCACATACACGTTTACTCATATCCAAGATTTCAAAATCTTTCTTATAGAAATATTTCTCATCTACACTTTTCTCCATAATATCTTTCAAAACTAATGGAGATTCATCAGGTAATTTACCTAATGGTATGTTTGTCCAATAATATCTTTCACGACTCTGCGCAGAAAATTTCCCTGAATTAATCAAAATAGGTTTTACACCAATGCATTCTGTCATTGTCTTCAGATCTTCGTCACTACTTGGTATTACATTTTCAAACATGAAATATTTGGGCTGAATTGCCCTAAGACACTCAATTGCTTTAAAGAAAATTCCTGACTTACCATCAAGACCATTATTGACCTCTTTATTTTCAATTCGCACTCTTGAAAGTGATTGACAACAAGTTCCTGCCAACAGTAAATCAAATCCTTTGAACTGTTCAAAATCCGCTTCATATAAATCGCCATGATGTACCACAAACGGAAAATGGTACTGAGAAACTGCTATGGCTTCTGGCAAAATTTCATATGTATGATATTCTCTTATAGGTATTCCGAGCTGCTGTAACGCATACAATCCTGTTTCAACGCCACCACATAAACTTAATACTCGTAGTCCTTGAGAATTATTTTTTTCATTATTCTCTGTCAAAATACACTATTTTACAGAGGTTACGTAACCATAATTACCTAGGAGTTACTGCTTAATTCCTTTCTTCTTAATTATTTTGTTGTAAAATCCTATGGAATTAACACGTCTGCTAAAACCATAGGAAAAAAATATTTCTTGTTACTTTTTTGGAAAATTTGGCTGATCAGCCTTTGAATAGAAAAGTTTGATATTACAATTTGATTATTTCATTAAAGCAGTTATCCTTTAGAATCCCTTCAATTTTCCCAATAATATCCCACTCTGCAATATCTCCTTTATTGGAATATGTATAAACATTTGTTTTATTAATTCTAATATCATACCAAAAAGAGTTATCACAACTATGATCAATATAATATCCTTCTATAATTCCCAACAACAAACAATCTTCTGTTTTAAAAATAACTACATCACCAACATCATATTCACTTGTATATTCTTCAATAATTTTTCCCATAATTTTCGCCTTTCTATATTAGATTATTCTCTACTTGAAATTTCTTTAATTCATCTTGAATCTTCTTCGTTAAAAGACATGTTTACTACTGGAACGACATTTGCATTCAAATTAACATCACCAACAATAGCCTTATCAAACGCTTCTAAAAACATTTCTGCGATTTCCTTTTCATAAAAACCACACATTCCATCACAGTTAATATCTGCAATTACTCTTGAAAAGAAATCTTTGAACTTATCAGCGATAAAATCTCTTTCATATCCTTTTGGAATATCAATTGTTAATTTCACTCTCTCACCTCTTACATACTAAAATCTCAACATCCGTGTCTGCAAAAACATTTTTAATTTGTTCTGAGACATCATTCCAGTTCAGCCTATCTAAACCACAACCAATTACAGGCATTGCAATCTTTTTAATATTATTCTCCAAACAAATCTGTTTCATCTTTTCAAGTGCAAGTCTCATTGTGATAATTGTTGGCTTGTGAAAATATCTCTCTTTTGTAATAAGATTTAATACTCTAGCTTCTAATAAACAGTCACCACCAATTCTTTTATGAGTGTACTGGTCAAAATAATATGGATATTTTGTCAGCAACCTTCTCTTCATATCAAACCTTTTATTGAACTCAACTACAATTCCTTTACCCATTCCAAAATCTGCACTGATACAATGTGCTAAATAATAATCTTCTGGTACTGTAAATAAGTCTTTATTTTCTTCTACATACTTCATTCTTCTACCTCGTTTACCACTTTTACCTTACATTCAATTTCTACAACTTCTAGCTGCCTATCAGCATTATAACGTCTTGACATAAAATTTCTAACCGCATTCTCAGCAGTTTTTCTTGTTTCCCAATATTTGTGTCGAGGGCTTGTAATATTACTTACTAATTTTCCTGTTAATTTATCCATTACACCATATAATGTAAATTCATTTTTCATCTATTTCACCTCACTTATTCTCTATATGGTTCAGGACATTTCTGCCACGCAATCACATCTACGGTGCTACCACTTGGTAAAACATTCCATATCCAATTTCCCTTTGGATATTCATATCTATCAGCTTGTCTTACCTGTCTCCCAAAAGATGTTTCTATTGTTACCAAATATCTTCCTTTTTTCTGTTGTGGATTTTTAGTTCCCCATTTTGCCATTTATTTCACCTCACTCTATGGACATCATTCTTGCTATGTTATCACCCATATGTTCAACCGCATGATAATCTGCAATTGGCTTTAAAAAATCACATCTATTAGGTTCACACCCTCTTCCTTGGTATAAATTACATGCATAATTACCACGCAACTGATTTATACATTCAGAAAAGATACATTCTTTTGGCTCGTTAGGCATTTTATCTACAATAATTTTCATATTCTAACCTCACTATTCAAAGATTTCCTCAATAACTTTCAACTTAATACTCTGACTAAATTCTGAACCAGCAGCTTTTGGATGACCACCGCCACCAAATAAACTTGCTACATCTTTACCAAGATCAATATCTTCTTTAACGGTTCTATAAGATACTGTACAACCATCAATATCAATCATTGCCACGAAATCAATTTCAGGATGCATTTTACAAAGTCTATTACCTAATTCACTAACAAACCTATCTGCAAATACAAAACCACAAACCTTACCACACATAGGACTGGTAAACATAGTTTCGTTCTTCTCTTCGATATATCTATCAATTTCATCCTGCTTAATCTTTAGAACAACCTCATCTTTGGTAGATAATAATGGGAATATTTCACCACGTATCTCCGAAATACACCAATGAATAAAGTCATCTCGACCATACAGATCAAGTAAGTCATTCACCTGCTTACAAATAACACCATCTTCACCAAGTTCTGACCATCTCCAAGTGTCGTAATCTCTCACTAATTCAGTAAATCTTCTTAATGTCTCTGAATCTTTTAAATATCCATTCTCGATTAACCAATAATAAAACATCTCTGTTCCACTGGTTTTAATAGTTCCAAGTTTCATATCTTCATACTCGATAGTCACAGAACACCAAAGATACTTATTAAGTCCTAGAGCTGTTGGATGGTGATCTAATAAATAGAAATTATCAAATCTGTCATCAATAATTTTCGCTATATCTTCATTCACTCTAATATCTGTAATAATACACATATCAAATTTTGTTTCACTATCAATAAATTCCTTGACACTTAAATCAATGTTATCATAATCACAATATGAAATATCTACATCATCTCCAAATGCAAGTTTTGCCAAAATACCACAACCGATTCCATCAAAGATCGGTATGAGTAAATAATTTTATCATACCTTACATATCTCCCTTCACTTGAATATATTGAATCGTATCAATATATCTGCTATATTTTATTGTTAATACTCTATCCAACCATCTGTAATACCAGTCATCCAATAAATAAGATCTTCTCTATCATTTTTTAATCTTCCATCTATTACACGAGTTAAGATTTCATTGAGCCAGTAGCCAACTTCTTTTCCACTTTTAATAAGCATTGTATCCATTACATCTTTCCCATTAACTGCTAAATCCTTTAGAGAAAAACATTCATCATCTTGTAAGACTTCTTCTAAAATATATTCAATGTTATCAATCTTTTGCAATCTTGTTTCCTGATTAATGTCTGCTTGTGCTTTAATATCTGCCCTACGAACATTCAGTAATCTTCTGAACTGTTCTTCTCCGATTTTATTAAGCCATCTCTTGATATATTTCTTTCCCACCTCAAAAGTAGCATCATGATAATAGACTAATTCAACGACCTTTTCTCTTGTATCATTGTCAAATCTTAATCGCTTCATTATTTCATTGGTCATATCAGCACTTACTCTTCCGTGACCTTTGAAATGTCTAATGCCATCCTCGCCATCTTGATAACAATGTGGCTTTCCAATATCATGAAAAAATACAGCCAATCTTGTTACTAAATCATCGGATTCACAATATTCTATTGCATGTACGGTATGATTCCATACATCATACATGTGATATGGATTATTCTGTTGAAAACCAAGCATATCTTTAATTTCAGGAATGAACAACGAGAATACTTCGTGATATAAGACCATTTGTACACAGAAATCACTCGATGCAGCAATTTTACAGAACTCACTATTAATCCTTTCAATAGATATATTCTCCAAATTCTTATACATTTTAGAGATATTCCAATCTGTATCAGGTTCAAGGACAAATCCCAACTGTGAGGCAAATCGAATAGCACGTAAAATTCTTAATGCATCTTCTGAAAATCTGTCTTCTGCTCTGCCAACACATCTAATCTTGTGGTATTTAATATCTTCCATACCATTAAACGGATCTACAAGACCAACTTCATCATTGTATGCCATCGCATTGATTGTAAAATCTCTACGCTTTAAATCTTCTTTAAGACTTCGTGTAAATGTTACGCTATCAGGTCTACGACTATCTGAGTAATTACCATCAATTCTGTAAGTGGTACATTCATATCCATCACCGTCAATTACAATGGTAATAGTTCCATGTTGCAAACCAGTTTCAATAATTCTCTTGTCCTTGAATACTTCCATCATTTCATCTGGTGTGGCAGAAGTTGTAATGTCATAATCGTGAATTGGTCTGCCAAGAATGCTATCTCTCACACATCCTCCGACTAAAAAAGCTTCATATCCATTATTTTGTAAACTATGGATAATTTCATTTGCACCAGACGGAATTTCAATTTTTAGATTAGATTTCACCTTTTACCACCCTTTCATTTACACTAGCAACAAATTCATTAATAGCCTTATAATTAGGATTATCAGGAAGACTTGTGTTCTTCTTCGCATAATCCAATCTCTTTTCATAATCATTTACCATTTCAAAAAATTCTGGGATTGGCTGATCGTTGCTATCCAAATACTTACCATTACGAATATCCATAAGTAAATCATGTTCGTCTTCTCTATATGTGATTATTCTCTCTTTTTCAAGAATATCCAAACACATCATGTACAGACGAATCAAATGCATTGAATGTTTAGCGATTTTACCATGTTCAATTGCTTTTTCATTTCTCTTGCCAATTTTTCCATACTGACGAACTGTATTCTGAAGCTCATTCCACATAGAACAATAATCTCTTAATGGGTAATGATGTAATTTTACATCCATAAATATCTCTGTGTCATAACCTTCCTGCACAGCTTTATCAATATATAATCTCATAGAATCATCTTCATATGGTGTATATTTCTTTGTGAAGTCAGTCTGCATAAATTCAAGAGTCTTTAGAATATGTTTCTCTAATTCAGACTGCGACATCTGATGTGCAGCTTTCTGATTTAATCTGTATAACTGCTGATTAGCATAACCGCCAAACGAATAACAAGCTCTCTTTGATAAAAATAAATGTGCATTTACTGTGAATATAAAACATATACCATATATAGTATATATTCCTTATTTTTAATACTATATATGGTATATTGTAACAATTACTCACTTAATTTCCTAATATCTAAATCTCACAATATTAGTATCATCTGACCAACAGCCGAACGTATCATTATCACCGTAAGCTTTGACGCTTACTGTGGCTCCATCCATTCCGTCAGCAATAAAATCATCAGTGTAATTAGTACTATAAAATGCTGTATAGGCTGTATCAAATTCTTTCCATGTTCCATCGGCTTTTGTGATACGCACCTTATAGGTTGTTGCGTTTTCGACCTCTGACCACTTGACTGCTACGTGACTGTAATGAAAATACCTTGATGCACTCTTGTAGTAAGATGCATATTTCACTGTCGGTGTACCGAGAATGCATTTCTCAAGCCAGTTTTTTACAGCGTTGTCGATTGCATCTTTTAAAGCACCATCAGGCTGAAAGTTTATATCTGGGATTTTAACAGATGGCGGATTAAGTGGTGGTGTACAGGCATATGCTGGGATAGTAGAACCTGCAATCATTATGGTTACAATTAAAGCACTTAATAATTTTTTCATAGTTTTTAATTCCTTTCTTTAATTAGCATGTTTATATTGTTTTTATATAATAAGTGATCACCTATATTTATATTATTCTCTGATTTATTCAGATTTCTCATCATATCCAGTCTCTTCAAGGAATTTATCAAATTCCTCTTTTTCATATTGTTTGGATAATACATGTCCATCACCTGCCAAGAATAATAACTTGAATACAAAGTTGATAACATTCTTTTTCGTCCATGTTATCCCAACAATAAGGTTAAAAATTCCCATAATCAATAAAATAATGTTTAAAATATTCATATTTCACCTCCAAAATTCCAAACGAAAGTGCGTTTTCTTTCTAATGTAAAATATATACCATATATAGTATATATCGCTTATTTCTAATACTATATATGGTATATCCATAACAATTACTCACTTAATTCTGCAAGTGCCTTATCCAGCTCCTCATCAGACATATTTTCAAGTGCCGCATCCTGTCTCTTAGCCTTGATTTCAAGCAATCTCTGTCTCATCTCAGCATTTTTCTTAGCGTCTTCTCTCTTCTTTTTCTCATCCAACTTCACACTAACAATATACTTAACAATTTCAATCTTATTAGAAATCTCCTCATCTTCCTTTGACTTGGTATTCAGAAGACTTTCTTCCTCAGACTTCTTTACTTCCGAATTGAGTGTCTTAAATACTGAGTCCAGATTTGTGAGAGATAAATCCCACAAATCAATTACGTTAATCATTCCTCTGAATGGAAACTGATAGTTTGATCTTGTTGCATTGATAAATAATTCATTGTTTGTCATAATAATAATCTCCTTTTCTAATTAAAATTTAATCTTCATTACACGCTCTGTTGCGCCCTTAACCTTAATAACTAAATCTGCTCTCTTAGTCATAGAGAATCCAATTCCTGAAAGCTGATCATCAGTATCTTCTACATGACACTTAGCACCTAAAGCCTCAAATACTCTCTTGTGCTTTTCAAGGTCACTCTTTAAGAACTCATTGTAATAGCCGTTAGGACTTTCGTTGTTCACACAATCCTTCAGGAAAAAGAATAAATGTCTATGACCAATTCCATCCTGCTCGTCAAAATAGTTTGGACTGTAACTAATTACTGATACAGGAACAAACTGATTTGTATTTACACCCCAAATTTCACGACTTGAAATAGATGAATTTCCTGCTAATTTCTCCTTAATTGAGAAGTTTCCATTCTCATCGAGTGTTACTTCTGCAACCTGAACCTTTTCATCAGTTCTCATTGACTTATCGTAATCAAACTTGTAAATTTCTCCATTAAATTCAATCTCAGCTCTAAATCCATGCCTTACGCTTCCTGAATACTGATGTACAAAAAACTTATAAACACCTGGTTTCATTCTTGACAGGTCTTCCCAAGTAATATTCTCTACTGCAACCTTTCCATCTGGATGAATAATATCAACGTCTAACTGACCACCCATTCTTGAAACACTTGGCTTTCTACAATTACTAAAGAAAATTTCATTCTTATCTGGCTCAATACAATGTGCATCAAGGTCGTGATTATCATGACCATCTTCATTCCACTGAATAGAAAATCTGAGTACACCGTCAACATTGCCGCCAGCAGCTTTTACATTCTGCTTCATATCAGAATCAGTAATGTTTCCTGAATAAGCCCAAGACAATCCATTATTCCATTTGAACATTGTCTTAGCTTCTGAATTAACAGGTGCGATCATAGAAACAAAGTTCTTTTCATGTTTATTCTCTACAAAAGCTTCAATTTCCTTTGCAGTTGGAAGTACCTTATCAATGAAATCCTGTGCTGAAATCTTCTCAACCTTAGAAAACTTCTTAGGACTTACAGCAACATCTTTTTCCATCTGACCAAAAATATCATCTGCGCCAACCATTCTTCTTGCAGCACTCTTATTTGAGAACAGTACATTATTTACAGTAATATCATTCAGATTAGCAAATCTTCTCTGTAATGAATCCATATATCCAAGCTCTGTAATGGTCTTCTTTGCATCTTCAAGCATCTTCTTTGTAAAAATAGCCTTTGGACGCTTATAATTGCTTGGAGCGACAATCTGCTCGTACTTCTTAACTGCCATGTCAAGATCCATATCCTCACTTACATTAATAAGAAGTGTTCCAATAGAATGATTTCTAATTCTACCGATAGCCATACCTGCTGTTACCGACTTCTCCCAAGCATATAAGTCCTTTTCAGTATCAGAAGTCAGCTTATCATATTCTTTCTTATACTTCTTGAACTCTGTGAGTACACCTTTCCACTCTTCGCCCTTATAAAGTGTATTTGAATTTATAAGTTCAAGAATTGTATCAAGTGCTTCCATAGTAATCTCATCAAGAGAACGCTTAAATACATTTCTTGTGTCTCTGAACTGTCCCTTAACTTCCTCGTTTGAACGACTATTTCTATTTACGAACTTGCTTGGAAGCTCTAAGAATAAATGATCCCACTGATGAGACTTTCCATTAATTTCCTCAAAGTTAAAATCTGTACCAATCTTAGGGAACTTGGTTGTATAAATATCTGTAACTGTATGAGCTTTTACAAAAGTATCAAGTGCATCACATACTGGCTGATATGTTGTATCACCAAGATTTAATTCCCAAATCGTATGAATCTGGTTATCCTTGATAGTGACAGCAGAACCAATATTCTTAATAAACTGTCTACAACAACTACAATCATGCTCTCTACGCTCTCTGAAAATCTCATTTGTACCAGCAGGGAAGCTATCAAGATATGTATTCCATAATTCATCCTTATCTACATTTACCTCAAATAAATGTGTTGCCTCTTTCTGCATTTCATCGAAGTGCTTCTGTAAAGCCTTCTTAAACATCATAAATCCATCCATGTTTTGTACCTCTTCTTTCTTATATTTATTTTTGTTAATTGTTTCTACTGTTATATTCTCCGTTTATATCAAACCAGTTGCCTTATCTGGATTCTTATTAGCCCATTTTATCCATCTTTCAGCATAAGGTCTTGTCTTGTCATTTAACCCAAATACTTCTCTTGCAATGATATATCCTTTACCAATCGACTCTTCCATATCTTTTGTATTGTTATCTACATCATCTGCATCTAATGGTCGAAACACTGTCTTGGTAAAATATCTTCTACCATATTTCTTTGTTGTAGTGATTTTATTTATCTTATCCTTATATAACTTCCATACACCAGATGAATCTTTGTTAATCTGCCCTACATAATCTCCTACGTTTAACATATTGTCTCCTTTCTAAATTTCCAATGAATCGAAGTTTTCTTGTCACTTATTGTAGATATAGTCAGCACTTCTAAACAATATATTTGGAAATATATTTACAGCAACATTACGAAGTGCTACAAATAAATCTCCTCTCTCATCCACACATGAATCATGTCCATCAACTGTCTTAAACACATTTAATTCATCATCAGAATTTTTATATACAAAGTAATCAGTATCTTCATCAAGAACAAAACTCATATACAGCGTTTCGCATAAAATTCTAAATGCTTCTGCTGAATCAATATCTATAGTACATATTGCTTTTGTATTAACATTTATTTCCATTTGTTTCCTCCTGATTATCTTTTATACTCAACCCATTTATCTGAACCCTTAAATTTCACTTTGATCTTCGTAGGACATCCATCTGGGATAGATTTTAATGATTTATAGTTGCCTATAATTGTTGCTGTGTCCAAAATTTTGTGATTCTTCTCGCATTCCATCGCTTTTCTTTTATCTGTATAATCAGTATTGCAGAACTGACAAGTATATAAGGTCTTTGTAATCATATAAATCTCCTTTCCAATTTACTAAATTCCATTTACCGTTTTATCAACAATTTCTCTCATCACTCCACCAGTCATTTTATTCATTGTATCTGCAACAAGACCTTTGAATTCTGCTCTTATTCGCCTATTATGATGAGTACATGGCGATGAACAATAATTATTTCTTCTACATTTTTCACAATTGCCACTTAACTTCCACTGTTCATTTTCCTGAATCTGTTCCATAACTTAGCCTCCTCTTCTGTCCAAAATTTTCTGAACGGTTTTCTTATCTTTCTCAGATAAACTATCCCAATCTAACTTAAAACTTTCACAATTTTTATGGCGATTCCAACCATCATCACAATCATAAGAATAACGGTATGCACAATAATCACATGCCATTTATTTTTACCTCTCTTCCAAAGAAACGAACATTCTTGTTATAAAAACATTTTAATTTCCGCTTGATATAGCGAATCATATCCTTGCATTAATTTCCAAACACAGAAATTATGATCATTGCCTTTATCTACAAACAACACGCAACTCTCATTTATATCTTCTATACAATAATTCTCTTTGATATAATCAATATCAATACCATTTTCTACTTTACAGTAATAGATATTGAATTTTTCTCTATGAATATAATCTCCAATCATCGTTGTAAATAATAAACAAATCATAGCTGGCAGTTGTAAAATAAAGAGCAACACTAATGCTTCTTCTGTATCTGTCACAAAGAATTGTCTTATTGCACACATCTCCAATAAGATAATCATAATCACAAATAGAATTCCAAAAAACAGATACCACTTATTAGCTGACCACACCTCTTTTGTTTTAATTTTTGTTTTGTCCATTTATTTTCACCTCACAATCCAAAGAAAGAGAATTTTCAAGTTCAATCACGATTGTCTTCTTTTCTCTTCTTAACCATTTCTCAAATTCATCGCCAGTTACACAACTCTTTTTAACAGGAATCTTATCACTGTTATTTATTTCTTTTATAAGATCTTTTGCAAATTTAACTGACATAGTTCACCTTACTTCCTTGTTAGTCTAATTATAATCTCTACAAGTCTCTCTTTGCTCATAGCATGTAGATATTCTCTCTTCTCATCATCTGAGCAGTTTTTAATAATCTTTAAATCACTCTCTGGCATTTTTTAATCCTCCTATCTCAACAATAAATATTTTAACCAATCAGGTATATCAGCATTTACGACCATGCTAAATATCCCAATGTTTACCAATATAGCGAGTATCGCAATTACTATAAACATTCCTATAATGAACAACTTATCTTTCATATTGACACATTCTCTCCTTGCCAACTCATATATCCAAGTATTAACAGTTTCTGTAAATCATTACCATGAAAACCTGTTACATCACAAAATGCGCCAAGTATTTCTGTATCTTCATGTGTTATTGCATGATAATTTACACTATTACATTCTTCTAAGTGATTCATATTTCCGTTTTGGAAAAATGTATTATACAATATTTCATATCCAGTATTCGTCATTTTACTACTCTTTGAAATCTCGTAACTTTTTTCAATCAACTTGTCATCGTCAATCAGTCCCATCGCCTAACTCCTTTAACATTTCACTCTGTATATCAGCAATCAATTTATTAACTCTTAAGACATCAGTATAGCTCGTCAATGTGTCAAGCAATCTCTTTTCAAGTCTGTTTCTAAAATCGAAAATACCACTTTTTATAAGCATAATCTGCTCATCTGTAGCACGTTCCCATTTGTTAGTGTAATTACTACTGCAAATTGCACAAGGTTGCTCGGAATCTTTGTAAGCATATCTGCAACTACTACATATTTTTTCCATACTTTGCTCCTCTCTGATTTTTAGCAATTCTTTTAATCTTTATATTCTCTGGAATATCCATTGGTCTGAAGTCAGATCTGACAATTCTAGTTATAATAACTGGCTTAACACCCCATTTTGTGTAGCACATGACTATATCTCCTACAGATATATTCTCTACAAACATTCTCCATTTTTCGGATGTCGGCACTCTCCAAACGTATTCTTTATCACTCTGCTGATTCGGGTGTTTTCCATATATATATGTAACTACTTTATTTTCCCTTTCATATTCATATCTATATTGTTTAACATCTTCGACATCAAACTCTTTGAGCACTAAATATCTTATGTATCCATCAACCAATTCTTTCTTATGATTGATAATAATTGGCTTGTCCAGCTCCCCATCAAGGAGTTGAACCTTACATGATTGGCTTTCCTGTAAAGCTGATGCCTCATCCGTTAGTGGATTAAACTATGGTAGAACTATAGCAGCTACACATTCTGCTCTTACAAGGTAAAATTTATGTACAAAGAAACAAGTACCTTGCGTTCTGCACTTACATCGGGTGTGATTCAGTGCATAGCAGAGCTAGTTGGATTCGAACCAACGAATACAGCAGTCAAAGTGCTGTGCCTTACCACTTGGCGATAGCCCTATATTTATTAAATTAAAATTAAATAACGTGAAAATGTGCTGAATTGCTTGAATTTAATTGACAGAATGCCAATTTATATGTATTATAACTATGAGCGTATTCCAGTACGCTCATGAACAACAATTCAATAAACAATGTTATTAGAGGAAGTCGAGCGAGTGTTCCAGCACTATGATGCTCGGCTTTCTCTGTATCTCACATTTAATATAATAGAACGTTCGTTCGGTTTTGTCAATACTTTTACCGAACATTCATTCTATTTTTTATATGATATCACGTTGCGAGTCCCAAATTCTGCCCTCGCAACTACAAAATTTTATATTATGCACCATTTCTGTATGAGACAAGCTGATTCGATTGAACACATTATTAGATAACCAATCAATCTCATCATCAGCTTTATTAATTATTCTCTTTCCTTCATCGGGTGTAATCTGTTTTGGCTTTGTATGAATAAACGTAATTCCATTAAAGGAATCCAACCAGATTTTACCAGGAGCTTCGTCTATTAGTTGTTTTGCTTCTTCTTTGCTTATATACATGTCGTTCCCTCCTCTAATCTATATCCAGTTCCAAAGAACAAACCATTAAAACACGTCTGGTCAATCATTCTTCTATCTTCCTTACATATAATTGTACCAAGTTTTTCCATTACCTCCGTTTTAGAGATAGTTATTATCTGCTCTCCCATTACCATTGAATAAAGCTGCAATCCATTTTCTCCATTGGCTTCAAGACATCCATGCACTGGCATATTTGTCTTTTTAATTTTACTTGTCAAAGGCATCACTGTAATTATCGTAGCATGTTTTGTCCCAATTGGGTTTGATACGATCACATATGGACGTTCTTTAGTCTGGACTGATCCTTCGCCTTGATATTTGATTTTCGCTTTTATAACATCATATCTCTGTAAATCCATATGTACGTTCCTCCTCTCTTTTGTATTTATGTACCTTGGATTACCTTTGATATTTCATACTATACACCCTTAACAATATAATGTCAATAGTTATTCTTAAGATTATATTTATTTTTTTAACAATATATGCTAAAGTATATATTATCAAGGAGGTAATATATATGAAACTTAATATAAAACCATTAGTTGACGCAAAAGGACTAAATAGAAATCAGCTTTCAAAAGAACTAAAAATAGGATATCAAGCAACATGTAATTTATATGATGGTAATGCACAACGCATATACTTTGATACATTGCAAAGATTATGTGACGTTCTCGAATGTACTCCTAATGATATTTTAATATCTGAACACGACACTAAAAATTAGTGTCGTATACATATTACACAAATTTAACCAAATCAAACGGATTCACTTTCATAGCTTTGGCAACCAAATCCAATACAGCTAAATCAGGAACAGCACTTCCATTTTCCCATTTGCTAATTGTACTTGGTGCAATATCAGCCATTTTCGCAAGCCCTCTTACTGTTATTTTCTTTTCAGTTCTGATTTTCTTCCCAATATATTCAACCATAATCAAATCACATCTCCATTAATTTTTCTCTCATACCAACAGCTCCGTTTGCATAATTATTAACTGTTGTATTTACACTACTATGCCCCAACTGCTGCTGAACAAATGCAAGATTTCCATTTCTGTTCATTATACTAGCATAATAATGTCGCATCATATGTGGAGTAATACCATTTCCATAATTCTCAAATATCTGTTTGATATTTCTTTCCGTTGTACGTGTGCCATTTTTATTTACGAACACAGCTTCTTTGTCTACAATATTATTCAATGTATTTCTGTACTCTAGCCATTCTCTTAATGCTTTCAGAGCAGATCCAGTAAGATATACAGGTCTTTTTTCAGTTTCTCTTTGATATCCTTTTGGTAAAACCATAATATGTGACATATCATTAAGATCAATACATTCACTATTTTCATCTAAATGCAAATCTGATAAATCCAAGCCAGCAAGTTCAGACTCTCTTATTCCAGTTCCTCTTAAGACACGAAAAATAGCAATGTTTCTATTCCTTACACATTCATCCTTTTTCCGCATTATTTTTTCTTCCATATCATTAAGCTGATTTTCTGTTGGAAGTTTTTGTGTTAAGTTGTTTTTAGAAGATATCCCTTTATATTTTATTTGTTTACTAAAATCCTCCATACTGTTATAAAGTTCTCTCAATAAACATTCTCTATATGAATATACATTTTTTATAAAACTTTTTATAATATTCTTTCTTGTTTCCGTTGTGGTTGGCGACATTCCATTTGTTTCCTTGTATCTAAGGTATGAACTAATATTTTGTGGTCGCAAGTCACTAAAATCAGAAACTCCTATTCCAGAAATTGATTTCTTATTAATGATATTACTTTCAATCAACCACTGTAAAAAATCTTTAATTGCCACTAAATAATTTAACGCTCCACTTTTACTTTCTAACTCATTCAAGTAATCTCTTAAAAACTGTGGTGCATTTAACTCATCCAACTTCCTATCAAGCTTTTCAGCATTTTTGTTTTGTACTTTTATCTTATAACACATATTCATCACTCCTTTGTGTAATCTGCTATCGCTTTTGCAATAGCTTTAGCTGCCATTTTACTCTTTAATGACCTCTGAATAGATTCTGTATTCCAAGGGACATCACTAAACTCAGCTAACTCACCACCACAATTCCAATTCGGAATACTAAAGAATCCTCCATTTACATATTCTCCGAAAATCACGCTATAATAATTTCCATTATACTCAACACCTATATGGTGAATATTTTCAACATAAGCATCACCATTATAACCGATTTTATAATTTTCCATATTAATCAACCTCTCTTTCCTACATACATATTCTCTGTTTTCCATTCAGGTAGCAGCTCATTATTCTCATCATAATATTTTGACTTAATTTTCTTTGCATATTTCATTCGCTCGTCAAAATCATCGCACCACCTAACTTCAAGATTTTTAGTTCTCATTTGTAACTTTGTACATAGACAACACAAGTTTTTTACATGATCCTTTTCTCTCATATTCGGTCTGCGTATTTTATCACCAACTTGATTTTTGCTAAGACATCTTAAGCAGATAAACTCACTTGCTCTGCTCGTATTGTCGTGTCGTTTACTCATATTCATTACCTCATTTTCTGTACTAAAAAAGAAGCAGATGATTTCTGCTTCTAATGCTTATTTCTATATTTAATTCGCTTTCAATAAGAAAGCAATTTTTCATTTGATTAATGCATCTACGTCAATATCTGTTTTAAAAATAACAAACGATCCTGGTTTCATTAATTTATCAGTTTTCTTAGTAGCTTCTCTCCAATCTAATCCTTCATAATCTCTCTTTGAAATTTCGATAAAATCAGTTTCGTAAATTTTCTTATGAGTCTTTTCTATATCGACACATCCACTAATATTCAGTTCAGGTCTTCGTATTTTTACAACATACATATCATATTTTGTGTCGATTATAAGTACACTTGCCATTTCACAGATTCTTTTATCTGGCAATCTACTTATAAGTTTTGTTCTAATATCTCCAATATCCTCTTTATATAAATGTGGCTCATAAACACAATCTATAAAGCTTCCAAGTACATTCATATTATTACCTCCAAATTTCCACAAGAAATCGTCATTTCATAACTTTCATATATTTATTTGCTGCACTTAAATACTCTTCATCTGTACATTCTTCTGTATCACCGCAAGTATCATCAAATCTAACATTTTTTGATTTATAATACTTTTGATTTATCTTGTTCTTCCTTACTCCATAAAAATATCCATTCCATGAAATAAAACCAGTCAATACGTCATTAACCTTCATTTATATCACCTCTTCCAATCTTCCAATTAAATCATTCATTCTTAGTTGAAAATAAACTGAAAATCTCTATCATTTATTTCTACTGTAACAAGTTCTTTATTGTTGTCAAGAATATCTACAACCGCACTTTCATATTTTGCATATGCTGATGTGCATTTATATTCCTTACCCTCTGTAAAGTGATCGTCTGTTTTTCTACAAATAGCTTTATTATTTTCCATTTTTCTACCTCCAATCATCGAAAGAAAGTTAAATTTATTTGCTTATTCTGATTCAATATCAACTGGATTTTCCAATTTTAATATCTCATCTCTATGCTCTACTAACGCAGCACTTGCAATAGCATTTATTTTGTTCTGGCAAAATGACTCAATTTCTCCTTTTGCTTCCATAACCGTTTTGTCCATCTGCTCATTAAATTGGTCTGCGATAAATCCAATATTACTTCCAATGTCGTAATTTAACATATTGAGTTTTTTTAAAATATTTTCTTTATCTGCCTTTGTAAGTGTCTTTTTTGAAGAAAACAATTCAGCAACTTCATTTATTAATTCTTTTGACTTTTCCATTGCCTTATCAGTCTGCTCTTTAAATTCTCCTGTAAATTGTTCTCTCTTGCTAACAAAATCACACGGAGGTATTTTCCCATCTTTTTCGGTATAGCGAATTGTTACTGGAACTCCTGTTCCCTGTCCAAAAGATGTAATTGCTTCAGCAAATTGTGAATAACTCATTTCAACTTTTACAATAGGCTTATCGCCAAAAATATCATCACGATTTGATCCTCTTGTAATATCAGCATGTCTAAGTTCCATTGTAATTACATTACTATGTTCAATACTGCTTCCGAATAATGGCGTCTTTCCACCATAAGCTCTGTTAAATAACAAAGTACCATAACTGGGATGACTTGTTTGAGTACCAAATTTTGTTTCTTCTACTTTATATTCATTCTCCATATGTTCCATTTTCCTTTCATAGTAAAATTAAATTTCATTACAATGCATATAGCTAATTCCAACAATTCTTTTTAAATCTTCTATGTTGCAAGCCGACATATTTGATTCTTCTATATATTTTTTATTTTTTAAAACTTCGCAAGCAACTATATACCATGTTTTATCAAGATCTTCTTTATATATATGCATTCTAGTTGTACTGGTTATATTTACATATATATCATTTTGAGTAGTTATGTTAGTAATAACATTTTTAATTGTTCCCGAATATCCCATAGGTTTTCCTTTCATAGTAAAATTAAAATTTACTTGTCTTTTGAAAATCTAATTCCACCCCATTCAGAGTTCCAAATTTCAATTTTCTTTCCATTTTTAAAAGTAACAACCATGTTTTCTCCATCAAAGGTAATCCCAGAATCTTTTGAATTTATTTTCCATTCTTCAATAAGAGCTTTTGCGCCTTCAATTGCTTCTTCTTTTGTATAATCATAAAAATCAGTAATTTCTACCTTATCAACAATATCGCCAAACATTTCAATCGCAATGTCTGTAATATCAATATACCATTGATCATGCTCTTGTCTTAATCTATTCTATATTCACATTGTTCTCCTTTTCTTTGAAACTTAGATTATTAGTCATTAAATTCTCTGTAGCTTCCAATTTCTATTGCATCAACAATTGTATTACCATAAGATTTTACTTCTTCAATAGTTTCCATCATATCTTCTTCTGTTTCCAACCATGCAATAGACAATCCATCTTTTTCACTTTCATACACTAACATAAAGGGTTTTTCAGGTTGTAAAAATGGTTTTCCACCATCAAATGATTTAAATTCGTTACTCATAATTATATTTCTCCTTTCAATTCACAAGTAAACTTAAAGTTATTGAGGGGGTTTTAATCAAACATTTTCAGTTCTGGCATATATTTCTGTATAAAATAAAATGCCTGTCCCCAATCAATTACGTTATTTCTATCTGCGAGTAAAATACTTCTTAAAACTTGTGCAGCTCCTTGATCTGACATTTTCTCAAATATTTCTTTTGATAGAATTTCTTTTACCTGCAATTCCTTTGAATATGGATCTTGGTCGTACACTAATTCATTTGCGTGTTTTACAATTAGATCCTTATATTCATTTACCTTGTAATTATCCTGTTTTTCTTCGAAATGCTTTAGTCTATCTAAATCAATCCTCAAATCATAAATTCCATTCATAATAATATTTTCCTTTCCATCAATATTCAATTCTATTAGCAATCTCTTTTATTTTATCTGCATTTAATGGTGCAACTGCATCTACTAATCTACCTTTAATTTCTTTATATTCTTTCGAATATGGATCAAATCCAGATAATTGACACCAATTTTCAATTTCTACTTCTAATTTACTTGCTTTTTTACAAGCTTCATTTTGCTGCTTGATCTTATTCTGTATATATTTAGGTATCTCCATACAAATTTATTCTTCTTTCTACACATAGGTAAGCTTAGATTTCAAGTCCATTTTCCATACATTTTTCTGCAAATTCACTTGAATTATTTCCGACAATTTTTCTATAAATATGATTCCAGTCGGTATTTCCAAATGCTATTTTCACATCACCTTCAAGATATGCGTTAAATGTATCAGATTCATCTTTGCTTAAAACACAAGTTTTGTCCTTACAAACATTGTCAAATTGTAACAATAATTCTAGCTCTGCAATTTCTGTTTTCAGTTTTTTCATATACAACAACGCATTGATAGCATTGTCTTCATAATTTGACTGTTCAATATTCTTTATATCAATTGTGAAATATTCCTGCTGATTTTTCAAATCTCGCTTTTTAGCAGCTAATCGCTGTTCCAATATATCATTCATATTATTCACTCCTTCCACAAGAAAACTTGGTTTCTTGTTACCCTATATCCCGACAATATTCATACTTTCCATTTTCAAAATCATTAACAAAAGTATTTGTAATATCATTACCATAATTTAATTCGTCAATCGTTGTTCCATCTCCACTACGAAGTTCATCAATATCATATCCTTTACTTTCAAAATAATCATTGATTTCTCTATCAAGTATAGCTGCTTGTGAAGTCAGTTTTGCTAATTTATGCATTTTTCCTTGTATATCCTTAGATATTCTCATAATTTCTCAACTCCAATCTTCCAATAAATCTATTCCAAACCAATCATTTTCTCAAAATACATTGCAGCTTTACCATTTCCACCCTCATGTTTGTATCCAATACATCCAATCAGTGCAGAATCAAGAGATAAGTACGAATGGTTTGTATCACTGTAGTTGATGTATCCATGATAATATGTTTTCTTATCTCTTTTATTAATATACTCTACAATCTGATATTCTCCAATGCAATGTATCTTGATCACATTGCCCCATGTAAATTCTTTTTCTATCAGTTCCAACTTTTCATCATGTGTTGCTTCTCTTACATCCTCGTCTGTAATTGTATTTAACTCGCTAAAATAGCAACTTCCATAATTACACGGATGAAACTTAAAATCATTTTCGCTTTTTACTACTGTTCCGATCTGATTTTTGTATACAACAATGTCTCCATATTTCATGTGCATTACTCGCTTTCTTTATTATACACTACTTTCTTTGAACTGGAAAGTATAAGACAGTTCCCATCACATATACAGCGTGAAAGTTATGTAATTATGCTTTAATTTCTGGTGTAGTCTGCTGAAACATTTCTGTTGGTGACTGGTTATATGCCTCACACATTGCACAGAATGTCTTGATAACATTTTCCCATTCACTTTCATCTACCCACTGGATATATGGTTTTCTACCTCTCTGTTTTAAGCAGATTCCATATTTATACTGAAGGTTCTTATAAAGTTCATTCCACATATTTCCGAATGGAATACCTGTCACAGCAGCTAACTGCCTAACACCTGCATTTAATTTTTTTCTATCAGACCACGAAAGAATTTCACCTGCTAACGCTTTATTATCATTCTGCAACTTTTCAATATGTCTATTCTTAAACGCTACAAGATTTGCTGATGCTATTGCAACTGCATTTGCATCTCCACTTGCTACAGCCATTCCAACACTAAGCATTAACTTCTGTTCTTCTTCAATGTCTTCTGTTTTGATTTCCATTGAAGTCTTTTCTTCTATATTAAGAAGTTGATTTCTAACTTCTCTTGCAACCTCTGATTGCTGCAATAACATTCCGATTCGTAAAACTGCTCGTCTACTGAATGCCTTTAATCCTCTGTTATTAATCGTAACAATCTGACCGTTTTCAAAAGTGTATGTAACGGATGTTTGCTTCTGTTCAACGGAAGTGGGATTTACAACACTTCCGTTATAAAATCCTCTTGGAAGCATTTTTGTTCCATCGCTGTCAATTTCTTCACGATTTAACCCATATAACGACTTAACATGATCCATTGATACTTCATAATAATCAGCAACTTGCTCAATTGACATTAAATCCGTTCCTGGCAAAAGTAATAACTTCTTTACTTTCTCTAAGACTTCATAACGTCCAACACACTTATCTCTCATTTCTCTATCAGAGATAATATTTTCTTGTTCTTTCTGCTCTTTTGTTAATCGCATATCGTATTTTCCTTTCTTAAATAAATTTGTTGATAGCCTTCTATAGTTTTATTCTCTATTTGCTCGCAGACTATCGAGAGTATTCCAACTCCATCACGACAGCTTTTACAGATAGCCAATCCTTTATTTAGTTTTCAATGTGCAATTCTTTGCTAACTTGAAAAAGTAAATTCCAGTGCAGAAGTAAATTCCACACTCATTTAAAAGTTCTTGATTTTCTAAGAGTTTTATAAGCTCAAAACGCTTATTTCTGTTATAATAGGAGTAACTTCTTGGAAAAAACTGATTTGATGGTATGACAAACGGACCACTGGAAGGTAGTGTGCGAGACTAAATTCCACCGGTCATGTGAGGAAAATGTGAAAGTTTAATTTCCAGTCCGACAGCAGATTTCTAAGTGGTTGTTAATGGTTGAAGCGAATCAGCTTAGGCGTTAGATTGACCAAATCAGGGTCAATGCGCTTAAGCTGAAATGCGTTTAGGGTTTCTTTTCCGAGTGTCTCTAATGCGGCGTCATAAGGCGTGCTTCCATTAAGACTTTCCCTTGGAGTGGAGTTGATGTGATTCACGATTAGATTCACATCCCATTGTGTCAAAAATTCAAAACTAGTTCCTTTGGGAAGCACCATGCGAAGCATGGTGTGAGCCTGCTCAAGACCTCCTTTTTGTCCGCTACGCATGGGATCACAATAGTAGATGCTGGTACGCTGAATTTCATCCAGTCCTGTTTCAAGAGCGACAGGATCTCCGAATTCTGAACCTCTGTCTGTCAAGATATATTCAAAGACAGATAAGAACTCATAGGTGCCCATACGTTTTTCTAAACGGTCAAAAATAAGCCGGACAGCGCCTTTAGTACAACGATTCAGGAGAAAGGCAAGGAACAGCTTTTCCTTAGTGAAGAAAAAGGTCAGTAACGTCTTGTTGGATTCTCTGGATGAGTGTACCGTATCCATTTCTACAAAAGAGGATAACTGCAGCTCACTAAAATCACTGAATAACCTTTTCTCGAAGACGGTTCTGTTTGTAATCTGTGTTTTATGGCACTTTCGTGGCTTGAAGCCGGGCTTACGTTTTAAATCAATGTTTCTGGCTGTAAACAGACCTTGATCCAGATAGGTGTACAAGGAACGGACTGACATATCCAGTTCTGGATGATTGGTAATGATTTGATATGGAGATTGTCCCTGCTCGATTAAAGGAGAAACAATGCCATCCTTTTTGCGTAATTCATGTTTTGTCATGTTTATACCGGCTCTGGAACCGGAAAGCTTTTCACGGTATTTTCTATCAGCAAAACGTGCATCGTATCTGTATTTCTGGGCGATGGTGCAATGATTTATCTTTTTTGTGCAGCCATTACAGACATAGGGCGCCTTATCCAGTCTTTTGCATTGTTCCTTCACAAAATCCTTGCAAGTTTGATTACAGGTGGGGCAGGAAGTGCATTTTACATCGCAGAGAATGATTTTTCCGCAGACATTGGTTTTCCGGCAATGGAAGCGATGAATACAAAAGTTATGGGCATTATAGAAAGTACCTTTGTGATACCAGTCGGATAGACGGTGAGCCCTTACTTCTTTGGAAATGGTTGTTGGATCCTTGCAAAGAAAGCGGGCAATGTTCTTAAAGGTTTCTCCCTTGTTCAGTTCGTTTTCGATATAGATACGGTCTTCAAGGGAAAGGTGCTTCTGGTTTCCTGGAATATATTTACTCATGGATATCCTTCTTTCTACTGCTGTCAGAAAGAAAGATAACCTTACCATTTTTATATGAAAGAGTAAACCTTTACTGTGCGGGAGTAAATTCCACCACCAAATGGGGTGGTGGAATTTAAAATTTCATTTTTGGTGTGCAATTCTTTTGAAAAATTGACTTGAAATAGTCCAGAAAGTACGATAGAATATAATTGACTTTGGACTAAGTTCAAATCGGGTGGAATAGCAACTTCTAAACTTTGGTCAGTGTAGGGTTGCTATTCTTATTTTCCAACAGTTTTTCAATTGATAGACCAAACAAATTTTGTAATTGAATGGCTACTTTTAGTGATGGACTTCTATTCTGATTTTCAATGTTTGAATATGCAGATTTTGTAATACCAATTTTATCTGCAACATATTGTTGAGTCCATTTATTTTCCAAACGGATTTGTTTTAGCTGGTTCATAATTATCTCCTTTCCAGTTATGTATTCCGTTTGAATACATCATTATTGTATTCTATTTGAATACTTATGTCAAGAGGTGATTTTATGTTTTTCTTCTTTTTTCCAAGTTTTTCTGAAAGACTAAAGGAGTTGAGAACTTCTAATGGTCTTACTATGGAGCAACTTGGTAAAGAAATTGAATCTACAAGAGGAACTATTGGTAATTTTGAGAATGGAAACAAAAAGCCAAGCCTTGATATGCTGATTAAACTCGCTGATTACTTTGATGTTTCCATCGACTATCTTGTTGGACGCACAGATGATCCAAAATTACATCAAAAAGAGGACTGATATATCTTCAGTCCTCTTTCGCTTTCCCATATAAAACCTATTTTACTTGGTTTATTCAATTGGTTTGTCTAACTCTTTCCCATATACATCTACATAGCCACCATAAGTACTTCCATCTTCGTCATACCAAAAATACCATTCTGTATTTGTTATTCTCTTGATATTTATATCAGATGTTTTTGTGTTATTTATCCATTTTTCTGCTTCTTTAATAGCAACATTCTCATCCGAATATATTCCAAGTACCCTTGCGTTTGCTTCTGGGTGTTCTCCTTTATTATTAATTACTGTATGCACTATTGTATATAACATGTCATCCACTCTCCAATCTATTTAATTCCAGCTTCCTTACACAGTTCTAAAAACTCATCACGGCTAATTTACATTTCTGGTTTCCTACTATTTTTCATAATAGCTACATGGTGCTTCACATTCTCCAGATGACGTACATGCAGGATTTTTACCACACAATCCATTTCCTAGCATATATTTACACCCTTCTTTTCTTGTACCAATATTTCTCGAACCACAATTATTACAATGATATGATTTCTCTTTTTCATCATATCGAATATCCATATTTCCGCAATCTAAACAAATCATAATTTATTTTTATTCTCCATTCTTTTTATTATTCTTCATTGTCATCTGTGTCATTAATCATTTCTATAATATCATCAAGCGAAGTACAATCATCACAAGCTGGCTCATTACAGATTTCTAATATCTTATTATCAACATCAAAGTTAAAATAAATTCCATAATCAACCGCACTTGCATTGATACGGATATTCCAATCCCAAATGTCCTCAATTTCATCATTTACTTTATTTAAACAATATGATAATGCATTAATACTTCTATCAATATCTACAGAATATTTCATATATTTTTTCCTCCAATTTTCCAATGAATCTATTAATTCCTTCCCCATAAGTCATTTAATACTTTCTGATCACTTGGTAGATTCGAATAACTAATTCCAATAGTCTGCAACTTATAATATTCTTCTTTTGTAATGTCGATTCCATAATCTCCTTTAACAGTTTCTCTATAACCGAATTTATCTTGGCATTCAGGTCTGAAGTACCATTTCTTATAAATTGGTTTATCTCCATGTTCCCATTTAAAAAGACAAGTAATTGTTCTTCCAGTAGCAATCTCCGTTGTAACCGATCTTCCAAAATAAGGATTATACTGCATATAAGCTAATTTACCACGTTCAATTGCGTCCTGTTTGTCACGCTCACTCATTTCGAATAACTGCTGTGTACCTCTTCCATAAGAAGTGTCATACACTTTACTACTATTCACACCAACGGTTGAATACAACTTAACTCCATTTTTATCAGTTGTTTCAACTCTCTTTACTCGCTCTCCATTGATGTAATCATTGCAAAGTCTATCCATATAATGAACATTTCCTTTTTCATCAACTCTACGAGATACTTTTTTCATATCATAGTTATCTTTAGCTGCCTTTGCAGCACTTCCTGCATAAATTCCTAAAAATGCCAACAATCCACCGAACATATTCATCAGCCACCTTTCTTATATTATCTTCTCCATTTATCCATTTCGTCTACAGACTTCTTGTTTAAGTTATTATACATATCTCTTCTCTTTTTTGCCTCATCTTTCTCATTAGCTTTCCAAGGAAGATAAATACATAAATATCCTGCAATCAAACATCCAATTAACTGTGCCATAATAACTACCTCCGTTATATTATTCTCGTTACCATATTACTATTATTATATCACTACTATTTCATTATTAATAGTATCAAATATCTCATAGAAATTCTCTTCATAGATACCATCCAGCTTATCAGCTTCCTCATACTCATTAAGGGCATAAGTCGCATCTTCTAATGAATCGAAACTGTCAATGAAATTTCCACCCTGCCTATCTCTAATTTCAAACATACAATCACCTCCATTATATTATTCTCCATTAAAAAAACAGACAACCTTTCGATTGCCTGTTTCAAGTCATATATTTATTTTACAGTACTACAACACATACATTATATAGTACCATTTTCCTTCAATTTCCACACATCCCCAATCAGTGCAAGGTTTATGTGTTCTAACCATCTCCCTCACCATGTCAGAATATCCATCATCTGCACAACAGCTATCCCATTCTTCACAGTATCCCTCAAGACCTTCCTCTAAATCTCTGTATATAGTCGTGCCGGTTTCAAGATACTTCTTTGCTTCTGCTTTGGTACAGTTATCTTCGAGAAGAATGTCCATATCATCAGGAATGACCTCTATTCCATCTTCGACTCTCATTCCGTCTGCTTTGTACTCTAAATACTCTCTAAGATCATCGACATCATTTACTTCTTCCCATTTGTCATGCATTTCTTCGCCAAATATTTCAACATCTGGTTCAAAATAATCTTTCAGTTCATCAAAACTCATTTCCTTAGTATATTCAGCCTTATTGTCTATGTCAAACACTCTATACTTCATAATACATACCTCCAATCATAAATCCATTATATCAATTCCAAATTCTGATTTCAAGACATTCTCAAAATCTGGATCAATCTCACAGTATCTCTTAATAAATTCATTGTTATTGCATGGTGCAAGTTCTCGATGCACCTGTTCTCTTACATCGCCATTCATAAATATTGCAATTGCTGGCATTGCATATTTACTTATTTCCATTTCATCAACCTCCTTTACAAACACTGTGCAAATAGTATACACATTCTTTTAGGATTCGTGTATATTATTTTTTTCTTAGTTATTTTGTTATAAACAGTAATACTTAATTGCTTTGTGAGCAGATTCTGATTTAGCACTATCTGCTTTTCTTTGTTGTCTTTTAATAACATGTAGCTTTCCTCCTAAACCCAAGTACTACTGCATAAGCCGAGTTAAAAATCATATCAGACAACTCAATGTTATGTACTGATTTGAAAACTTCTGTAAAAGCTGTTTTCTCGTCCTTTCCATCTTCAATATTAAAGACTGCTGAAAGAAAAGCATCTTCTCTCTCATATTTGTCTGGGTTTATTCTGTATCTCTTTAATAGCTCATTATATAGCTTACTGTAAAAATTACAATCTTTCATATTTTACCTCACTTTCTCCAAGAAATTTCCGTTTCTTCCTAATCGCTAATCGGTAGCCAATTTACAACCGCTGGCATTTGAATTAAGCTTTCTGTTTTCTGTATATCTTTTTGCATTTCTTTTATGTCTTCTGTAGTTGGTGGAATATTTTTAAAATTATATACCGCACTATATATTCCGTTTTCCGTATAAAATATTACTAAATGTTTCATACTTGTTTTCCTCACTTTCCGCAGTAAATCATCGTTTCATTTGCTACTCAATATCAGATTTCAATGCCTCAATATCTGTTATCGCAGTATCAAGTATAGAAATAATACTGTCCATTTCGCTTCTGTATTCCAATTTGCTTTTATATTTTTCCATTTCTATAAGAAGATCCTCAATCGTCTGTAAGTAATAATTCTTTTCCGCTTCTGTCCTTAATTTTTCCTGACTTTTTTCATAAAATTTCATCAAAATATCATCTGGCATTTGTCTTGCTACATTTTCAAGTTCTTCTTCAAGTAGCTGGTTATTATTTAAAACTTTATCATCTGGTTTGTAACCCAAAAATTCTGTTATCATTTCTACATTTTCACCAAGCATCAACTCAATCATTTTATCTATTAACATAATATTTGCCTCCATCCTTCCTATGTCTTGTTTCTTCTTAATCCCAATCAATAAACTGTTCAATTTCTTCTTTTTCAATGCCAATTCCATCTAAAAGAAGCAATAATGCATTCACGGTATCTTCTTTATCAAACGATTCCATCCAAAACCAATCAATAATGTTGCTTATTATCTTTCTTCCATCATTATCAATTGTGAAATTATCTAAGATGTACTGCCAAAATTTTTCTTTCATGATTTTCACCTACCATTCTTTCAAATCTTCTTTTGCCTTATCAATAAGGCTAACTGGAATTGCACCAACATCAGTAACATATCCTTCATTTGTATTGATATGTTCCTTAATATACTCTTCCAGTTCTCTTTTAAAATCATCATCAGTTACATCTGTCAGATCATCGTTCCATGAAAAACTCGCTACATCACAATAATCATATGGGTAATTATCAGCTCCGTATCCATAACCTGTATCAACACCACCAACATAAAGGTCGAACCACAAATGATTTCCCCAATCAATAATGTCAAAACAAAGATTACCAACTCTTACAGATCCAACATATTCTCCGCTACCTTCTTCCTGTTTGTAACTTCTCTGGTTCCTTTTATATTTCTCAAATTCTGGTTGTAAATTCCATTTAAACCTCATATCTCATCACTCCTTACACATAAGCCAATAAATTATCTTCTGTTCCGTCTGCAATCTCATAATCTAACCACCAATCATGTATTATTTCCTTTATTTCTTCTGGTGGCATTGATTTTCTCAATTCATCAACTTTTGGTTTCCATAATTCCGTTTCAAATTCAACAACAACTGCATTCTGCTCTTCATTCAAATCGCCATATGATCCATTACTTAATAAAGCTCGTACTGCTTTTCGCATTACTTCTTTAATATCCATATCTCATCACTCCATTCCTACATTAATTCATCAACTTCAACTACATTAGGATTATCGCTGAACCACGAATCATCTTCTGCAATTTCCTTTATCTCAATAAAATCTCTTTCAGAATCAAAACAATCGTTGTGTTTTAAATAAGCCATCTTGACCTTTTCTCTTGCATCTTCATATGAATCTGCCTTTACAATTCCAACAGCCAATTCTTCAATTCTGTATGCATATAAGTTTGTAATATCTAGCATAATCATCACCTCTTTATAATTTTATCTTTCCATAATCGGGAATCATCTGAATAAATTCATCTGCATTTATAAACTGTTTATTGATTTCAACCCAATACTGTTCGTTATTTGTATCTGTACAACAAGCTTCTAATTTGAAATCATGCTGTGCATAAATCGTTAAACATAATTCTACTTTCTGAATAGATACACCTTCTGGAACTTCTTCAACAGTTGCATATTCTTCTAAAAAGTCATCAATTTCGCTTTCTTTTAAATCATAATTGTAAAATGCCTGTAATGGCTTGTCTGTGTCATCTAACTCATTAAATGTAATTTTTGTAATATCCAACATATTAAGCACTCCTTTCCGCACTACAGAAGAAATCATCTTCTGTAAAACTATATCCATCATAGTGTTCATAAATAAATTCATCACTAACATATTCATCAATACTTGCAATCATTTCATATGACGGTTCATTGATATTAACTCCCATCACTTCTGCAAAAGTGCCTTCATTTACAAGTTCTGAATAATACGCCTGTTTCAGTTCGTGTAACTGATCTCTATTTAATTCTCTTACTGTCATAATTTGTCACTCCACTTCTGTAAATCCATTTCTCTTCAAATACTCTATGTAATCTTCAATATCTGATTTCTTTTTAACCTCAATATCTTCTGGATGATAATATCCATAAAAAGCATTCGTATATACCTTATATGTTTTATTTTCCATATCAACAATGAGGTTATAATTGATGGCACAATCACCACGTTTCTTCCAATTCTTATCAAGCCAAAATAGATGTAATCTCATATAAATCAACCATCCCTTCTATAATTCAAATTCCACGATTCTTCCAGAACTTAACACTACATATTCGTCTCCGTTTTCTGCAATATGATTTCCAAGCTCTGTATAATCAAGAACTGCTTCAATATGATGATCTAATTCTCCAATTACGTTATCAATATAATTACTTGCCAAATCATAAGCGGAATCGAATATTGCTACAATATATAAATCATCTTCTGTTACATTGTCGTTAAAATTTCCAAGAAGTTCATCAACTTCCTTTTCCCATATATCCTGATCTAATAAGTATTCTCTTAATTCTTCCATGGTTTTATCCTCCAATCTTAAATGAAATTGCTATTTACGGTGTTTCTTCAATATTCTTTTCCAACATAAATACAAGTCCATCCTTATATGTAATTCTGAACTTATATGTTTCTTCAAGCCAATCGTTAAAACCATCATCAAAATATGTTTTTTCTGTTCCTCTTCTTGGCTTAATATTATCTAATAATTCGATAAAACAACCTGCAATCCCAAATACAGACTCTGCAATTACTATTGGATTTTCCATAAATGCAAGTGTTGATGGAACTGCTATGAATCTGCACCTATTGATATTCGGGTTACTACTTTCTGTTCTTTCAACTACAATAGCTGCTTGATTGCAATTACTATTCATAAACATATTATAAAATCTATTTGCATTTTCTTTTCGTTCTTTTTTGGTTGTTCTCTTCATTACTATCACTCCTTTATCATCATGTTTCTAAAGTATGCAAATACCATTATCATCGCTTTATATTTCCGTGGATGTTTCATAATATCCTCAATTTCTTTCTCAAGACCTACTGTATCTATGTCTAATTCGCTTTTTGTGAGAAAGAATCCGTTTAATCCACGAATTTCCTCATTGCTATAAGTTTCCATAATTTCTCTTCTTATCATTTTTGCTGTGTCTATTGCAGCTTGCTCCAATAAATTTCGATCTATCATATCAATCGCTCCAATCTTCCAATAACTCATACCTCTTTGTAATCTTCCAATAATTCATTCAAGTTACCTTTTCTCCACCGATGAAGTTTTCCATCACCAGTGTAATTCCTAACAACTCCAACCTTACGACCAGCAACTTTCTGGTCATGTTCTATGTATTGACGAACAGAATTGTGATAATGTCCGTCATTATGAACTTCAATATATTTCCGCTTGTTTCTCTTGTTCTGATATGTTTTAATCATTCTCACACCTCCACAATTTCAATCTCGAAATCATTAGGATCATATTCACTACCTTCAATATCCCAATCTCTCATGTATTCTTCTTTTGCATTATTAGCTTCTTCTTCAGCTTCACCATAGGAATTAAATAATCCCCATTCAAAGTCTGAGCTGTCTCTTAAAAATCCACCGTCATGCCAAATTATATATTTGAACATATTAATATCCCTCCAATCGCTTCCATTTACCATCAATCTCTTTCCATGCAGTCGGATTTAAGCCATACAAATCCTTTTTGAACAATTCATCGTATCTTTTGTCCATTTGATTTTTAGTATCAAAAAATTCTTCATGGTCTAAATTGCCTTTATCTACACCAGATAATTTATATATTCGTAATTTATACATTTTAATCATTCTCCTTACCTCTAAAATACATATTATATTTGATACCTGCTTCTTTCAGTTTCCATCCAACCCAATCTCCATAACACCAACATTCTTCTTCAACTTTTGGATCATTCCAAAAATCATCAAAGGCTTTTTCCGTTACTTCTTTTGCTTTATCAAAATCTTCATCATTTACCAATAAAACTAAATCCATCCACGAATTCATATCAGAATAAAGATTAATACATCTACGTTCTACTACCATCTTAATCACTCTCCTTTTAATCCCATCCAAATGTTTCTGATATTTCTTGACATATTTCTTCATCTGTTTTCCAAGCCCCACAACAATTACAAATACGAATTGTTTTTTGGACTCTATTTCCATTCTTTTTCCCTTTTATTGTAACTTTAGAGTTTGGTATTTTTATATCTGATGCTTCACAAAAATAACATCTAGTCATTTTTAACACCTCCATTTCTAATCAAACAGTTCTTTGCTTTGGAATTAAAAAAGCAGATAACATTCTCTGCTATCTGCTTAATTATTCTCTCTATTAAATTGTATTCATTAGTTAATTTGTATCTTCCTTATAGAACGGACAATTATCTTCTCCGTTTGTATAATACTTATCAGTTTCATCCTCTGTCATATTGTCATACTGACCACATTCAGAAGTGCCTGTTGAATTATCATACCAAAAATGTTTACAGCTATTACAATCTTTCATTATGCAATCCTCCATCCAATCCCTTCTTCAACCGTTTCTATTTTGCATTTATCAAGTATTTCTTTTACTTTACCATTGATGAACTCAGGTTTTTCATTCCGTACCATTGCATTATATATTCTAACACATTCTCTTATATCAAGCAATGATACTTGAATACCTCTTACCTTTTGTCCATCTAACCACTTTTCAATATATCCTTTGAATTTTTTCATTTGATATCACCTCTATCCAACATATTCTTCTTTAAAGGTTTTTCGGGATCGTATAACATATATATCTACTCCTTTCAAAAGTAAGGTGGCTTATGCCACCTCACCTCTAATTCTCTTTGTAAATTCTGCACTATAATCTATATTTCCATTTACAATATTTACAGGCAATACTAAAATTTTGTATTCATTTCCATTGATAAGCAATGGAGCTTTACTGCCTGTACCAAAACATAAAGGCTTATCAGAATCAACAATATTAAATGCGTCTGTAAGAAACTGGGGATCAAAGCCAATATAAAAATTGTCTTTCATACTATTTTCGCTTGTCTCAAATTCATCAAATGCCTCATATCTGAAAGCTCTGATGTATGAGTACAAATTTCCATTTTCGCTATGTAATACAACTGGTACTTTATATGCACCAGATGTCTTTCTTAATTCTGCATCATATTTCATTGCTTCAAGAAACTGATCTCTATTAGGTACAAATCTATAATCATCAGACATATCAAGCATACTGTCTATTTTGAAATATTCTCCGTCAATTCTACAAATAATATATGTAAAATCATTTCCTTTAACCTTAATATATTTCTTATCCTGATAGATTTCAATTTTCTTTTCAGATTTCTTATCCATTAGCTTTTTAAATACAGGAACACATTTGTTATGAATTTTTACCGTATCAAATGGATTTTCCGTTGTCTCATAAATGATCTGATTTTCAAGAGTTCTCATTCCAATCCTGTAACCATCAAGAGCTTCAATTCTCTTTGACTTTGTATTAAAATTGAATACCTGCATTATCTTTCGGTTGTCATCATCTGCTGTATATGTATTAAGATTAACAAGTGTTTCAAGTAGCCAATTCTCTTTTACAGACATAATTTTCTTTTCGCTTTCATCCATTGACGGAAGGAAAATGTCTATGTCCTGATAACGTGGAATTGTAACAATTTTCTTTCTACACTTGATATTAATTTTGCCTACTTCCATATCCTCTGTAGTTACATCTTCTAATGTAATTTCACCACTCATTTTTGAAATGATTTTAATATCATCCACATCAATTCCAAGAACTCCTGGCTGAGTATCATAAGCATTGTCCGTTCTGACTTCTGCCCAATGCTCCATATCAGTTCCCCAAACTTTGAGGATTCCATTTTCATCTATCTGAAAATATAATCTTGTCAGTGTTGAGAGAGTTGCCTTCTTATTAATTGCAGCTATTCCCTTCTCCATCATTACCTTTAAATCCTTTGCGTTCATTGTAAATTTCATCATAGTTATCTACCAACCTTTCTTTTTTATGCTACATCTTTCTTCCACTGAACTTTAGGGCACCCATATACTTTATGAGCGAAATGTGGAAGTATAGAATATTTTTTCATTATCTGATCATGCACATATCTTTCACTTCTCTTGTCATCCCAATTTTCTTCCCAGTTTTCAAGGTACTCAATTCCCTTGTCTGTAAGTTTCTTAATCTCATAGTAATTAGTTCCGTCATGGTGGGAACATTGTATATAGAAGTGTCCATTTTCATCATACAAATGAACATAATCACAATCAGTCGTTGCTTCTCTATACATATCCATAAAGTCTGTGAAAATTGTTCCAGCTTCAAAAGTTCCATTCCATCTTCCGTTTGTACCACGTAAAATCCATGTGCTTCCATCATCAAAAAACTCTTCAAGCCTTTCCTTTTCATATTCCCAATTGGTTGAATTTTCATCATTTATTACATTCCAGATTGAGTCTTCACTTGGTTCTTCTTCATACTCTGCAAGTGTTTCCTTCGCAAATTCTGAATACTGATCCCATAAATCATAATTATCATATATTGTTCGTGTTTGTGGTTCTCTCATTTCGCTCACCTTTCCAATAAAATAAGACAGACACAATTTGTTTGCGTCTGCCTTAATCTATTCTCTGTATTACTGTATTACTGTTCGTTATCTTCAAAATCAATATCATCAATTCCAAAATTATCAGAATATGGAATATATTCTGCATTAGTGGCAACAGGAATTTCATCAATGTGTTCCTGTGCATATTTACAAGCAATTTCCAACTGTTCTTCCTCTGTTTTACCTTCTAATAATTCCATAGGAATATCAATTCCTGTATCTCCCACATACGTGTAAGCCATACCAATGTGTAATCTTTTTGTTTTCTTTGTATCTACCATAATTATCACCTTTTACCTTTCTAAATTTTCACTGTAAATTACAATTTACTTTGCTTTTTTAATTCCATGCATCCTCTCCACAATTTAACTTCACGTCTGTAAGCACATAACTCCATGAAGTTCCAAGATGTGTTATGCCCCATAAAAACATGTCAAGTTCCTCATTGTAGTATAGTGGATCATCTGTATATTCTTTAATAATATCAGCTCCGTTATCATCTACAATAAACCACTGAAATACCTCTGACGGATAATCCATCTGATACTGCAATTCCTCAATTCTGTCATTTATCTCGTCAATTTCTCTTTCAAATGCCTTGTAATCATCTGAATCCTCATCGACATTTTCCATTTTTTCTTCGATTTCCTTAATCTGATTTTCAAGTTCCTCAATTTCGTCAGAATTATCAATATCTCCGTTTACCTGCTCCCATTCTCCGATGCAATTTGCATTTGTGATATCCATAATGCTATTATTTATAACTGCATCAAATCCCTTTGCAAGTGTTGCGTAATCAAGATAACCCTGTTCCTTTGCATAATCACTTGCTTCATTACCACAAAACCATGCGCCTGCTAATTTTCTTCTACTCATATTATTTCTCCTCCTTTTTCTTAAATGCTTCGTACATTTTACGCATTCTCTCACTTACAATTTTTTTATATACATCCCAGTTGATATAGTCATCACCAGAATCGCATTTAAGTTCTTTTAAATACTCATTTACTTGCCCATAATAAACAAGCAAACATCCACCCTGTACTACTTCATTACATGCGTCTTTTAAGTTTCTGTTTCCGTATATATTCGCATCAATAGTTCCAATAAGTGCTTTTGTATCATTATCAAAACTTTCTAAAATATGTTCTGTTAATGAAAGCTCCCTATATGCTTTATCCCTTTGCTTATACGGTTCAGGCATACCAGCGGTCATATATGCAATCCGTGAAACTGAAACTCTAAACCTGCCTGCAATTTCATTTTTTGAAAACTCTCTTGTCTTATATAAATCAAGAATTTCCTGTATCTGATCCTCTGTTAAATATTTCTTTCTTGCCATATTCATTTCCTCTCTTTTTTGTAATAAAATAGGCAGCTAGGTATTTATTCTCCTAACTGCCTTTAATTAGTTACTAGATAATGAATTGCACAGTTTCCGTACTGGACAATTCTCACATACACTATTATCATTAAGTGTATCTTCTACACAATTTAAGCATACAACGTCTACTGCATCCAATATTGCATTTTCTTTTTCTTTATCCATTCTGTATTACTCCTTATCTTGAAATTTTAGATTCTTCAGTCATAATCATGATAGTCACAATCTACACAAAATACACAACTAATACCTACTCCAAATTAACTCAATGCAGCAAATTTATCAGACACGACTTTGAATCCATTTGCCTTTAAAACTTCCACTGCTTTTTCCGTATCTTTTTTAACTTTACGATTATGTTTAAGAATTAAGTTTTCCATTTTATCGTAATCTTTTGAATCATAATATGTATGCTTAAATCTAAATCTAAGTTTCGCTATTTCTATAGCCTTTTCTAATCCTTTATTTGTCCATATCTGCTCAAAGTGATAATTTGCTGGATTTTTCACTAAGAATACATAGCATTTATCTGCTACAGGTAACAGTTTTTCTCTTACCAATTTATCAAAAGCATCATCATATGTTGCAATTTTATTTAATTCTTTATGCGAGTTTATATCTTCTATATCGACATTCTCTGATAAAATAATATATTCTATTCTGTTTACCCAATGAATCCCTTTATGATAATAATATGTTCCATTACCATCACATTCTGTAAAAATACACCATCCATTTTTGTTAATCAGTTTTATCTGATCACTATTCAAATCAGAAATTTCTGTATATTTCACCATCTTTGTTCCTCCAATTCCTTAATAAATCTTAGTTTCATTCGGCTAATACGCTAATACAGATGTATAATAATCTAACTCAGCTTCATCTAATCCATGTTCTTCAGCAGATTCAACGTCTTTCAGTATATTAAAAATCATATCTATTGTCATATCTAATGTATATGATTCCCAATATTCTTCTTTTGTTAAATCATCATCTTCTGAACCGAGAAAATAAAATGCGTTATCACCAATTCTGCAACAAATGCCAATACATCCTGCATATTCTTCTTCGATTGAAACAGTTCCAGATTCAAAACCATTTCTAATCATTTCTCTTGTAATCATGTCTTATCCTCCAATCTTTTAAATAAATGCGAATTTCAAATACTCATTGTTCCATCCAAATAATCATTTACACCTTCAAAATAATCTTCGTTTGACTGTTCCTGATGAGCAAATCCCTGTTCGCACTGTTCCTCATAAGCTGCCTTTTGTGTCTCTTCATAAATAATTTCATCAATTCTGTTCATTTCTCTTGTCTCCAATTCTAATGAGATACACATATTTAGTGCCAACTTTCGCAAGTAGAATTTCTATCAACTAATCCTTCTACTTCTGTACAATATCCTTCATAAGTTGTACAAGGATTGTACGCACTGCATCCGTCACAACGCTTGCACTTTCGCTTTGAACTGCTTACAATATGATACATATTCGGTTCTACATATTTCTCTTTAATGTCTTCCCATTGTTTTTGAGTTACTTTTAAATAAGCATTTACAATCATTTTCTCTTACCTCCATTTTAAAGAAACACACAAATTTCTTTATTCTGTATCGCATAATGTATATCCCATTCCTGCTAACACATCTGGTGCATTATTATAATTGATTTCCTCAAAATCTTCTTCCATCCATGATAAAGTTCCCTTACAATCACATTCAGGACAAGTGTCTTCTCCGTGATTTATCAGCATTGCTCTTCCACAGTTATTACATGCTACAAAATCACAACATTCGCTTTTGTTTTCATTTGTAACTCTGTCTAATACAATATTTTCATCCATTTTTAATCACCATTCATCTTTCTTAAAATCCATAAGAAGCTCGCATTTTTATTTATCTTATCTAAACACATCAATACAAGATAATGGTACACTTAATTCACTTGCTAATTTTTTTCGTGCATTAAATTCGTTTTCAGCTTCTACTTCATAGCTTTTCATTGTTACTGTACAAAATAATTTCCATTTCATCATAATTACCTTCCTTTCTAAAGAAACACGCATTTCACGGTTACATATTCTTCCATTTTTCAACCATTTCTTCGTGACCTTCATTTGCCTGAGATTCGGTTGTATAAATACCACAATCCAAATCCATCCAACTTGATACATTTCCATTTTCATCACTTGCAAAAACCATTGTTTCCCATCCGTGATCCAATGTATAACAAGTATCAATCCATACATAACCTCGTGTTCTTGTTTTTACTGTTATAGATTTTTTCATATTTTTCTACCTTTACCTTTCCATTTCACACTAAATCTCATACGCATTTTTAAATGCGCTTACATAATTTTCCATTGTCAAATCAACAATTCCTCTTGCCAATTTACCAAGTTCGCCAGTTGTGATATACTGTGACATAGCATAACATTCAGGTTTATAATTTACCTTGAGTACTTTGACTGTATTATCATCCCAGTCAATATCTATGTCCGAATAACCACTGCCTACTGTAACATAAGCTCTGTCTCGTGGAATTTTTACAAGCTCTACAGACTCTATACAATAGTTTCCTTTTAGCTGTTTTGTCAGCTCTTTTGCAAAAACTTTAGTTGCTCTTATCTGCATATAATCACCTTTACCTTTCCGAAGAATCCATTTACTACCAGCTAATCTCACAAGTTTCTTTATCAAAGAAATAAGCGTGATCACTTAATACTTCTTCAGGTTCAACTTGTGTTTCATTTACCTCACGAACCATATTTGAATACATTTCCATATCTGGGTTATTGTCGATGTGAATAATACATTCGTGAATACTTGATGGAAGAATTACAAGGTTACTATTATATTCCCTTGCAATATTGCTTAACAATTCTTTATCACAAATTGCAACTGCTCCATTTACCTTTTCCTTATTTGTAACAATAATCATTCTCACTTCATCCGTGTCAAGAAATTCGTCACAATCTATCATATTGGCAAGCATCTTTGCCATATCTTCAACAAGAATATTTTCTTTTGCATTTAACAATGCTCTTGCAAAAATCTCATCTTCGCTTACTTCTTTAAACATCCCTGGCTTTACCTTGTATGTAGCATTTTCTGCGACTTTTACCCTGACATACATTTCCATATCAAGATAATCCCTCTTTAAAATATTTTCATTCGTCTTTCTCTGTAAACACAGTTGCAAGTTATTCTTTGCATAATCCCACTTTACGATCTTATCCGTATTTATATCCATTTTTGGAATGTTTTCATAAATATTAATAATTTCACTTACACACTCATCTACTGTAAGATTTAAGTTAGGATAAATAGTAGGTCTTATTGTGCCTTCTCCAATAATCACACCGACTTTTTCAACTCCATTTTTTACCACTGTTGTACTTTCTGCCTTGTATCCTTTATTGTTTAACTCCATAATAATTTCGTTCATCATAATTTTTTACCTGCCTTTCTTCTAATGAAATATTTACTTGTTAAAAACCTCATCCATGAACATTGTGTCTAAATAATGAGCAAGAATGTTAAACTCATTTGAGTTCTGTAATTTCTCAAATGACTCTGCTACACACTCTTTTTCATTTTGGATATCTTCTGTATCGTCTGAAAAATCTCTATTAAATTCAAGCAGTTTTTCAGCCATTTGCATTGGTGTGTGTTCATACTCTTTCCCCATATTTGTTTATTCCTCCTCTATACTGTTTGCCCCATCAGAGAATCCATCGTCATAACCCTTGTTATACATTGGATTCTCAAACTTTGTATTCGCTATTGGTGAATCTTCTTCAATGCCAAAGAAAGATTTCTCTTCCTCTGACATCTCACAGATTTCATCAAAATACTCTAACGCACTTCCCCTATCATCAGAGATAAGTCCGTCCTTGAAAAGCGTTGCTAACTCCTCTAATCTACAACGTGGAATAAAATCTGCATTTACCTTTTCCATAAAGCAATCATAAGCTGATTGAAGATATAACATCTTCTTAAGATTATTCTGGAAATAAGTAAAATACGTTCCATGCGCCCACTGCTGACCTTCTGGCTGCGTTGGATCATAACCACTTACAACTGCATACTGCGTATCACTTTCGCTTTGCAGTAATGCATAGTCTCCATTCCGTAAAATCTCTGTCCACTTCATTCTTTTTACCTCCTACTGCTAATTTTTGATAATAACTCTCTGCCACCCTTTAGCGAATGCCTTTTACATTCACCAAGCCATAGCATTCTATTTAACGACTCTGGAAGACTTATTACATCTCCCTTTTCATTCTCATATATGTAATGAGAACCTGATTTCCGTTTGATATGGTATCCGTTCATCTCCATTACTGGATTGACGACACGGATATCACTATGCCATCTTTTGCTCATTTGTTTTCTCTCCTTTTATTTATTTGACCGTATAGCCGTTATCTCAGCTATTATGCATTATTTATGCATATACCATAACTATGCACCTCCTTTGCATATAGTTATTCTCTTAAATTGCCTTCTTTCTTGTTGCTTTTTTCTTTGTTGCTGTAAATGGACTTTCCATTTCGTAACGTACAATTTCTGACAGATAATCAAAAATCTGTGCCTGTGTTTTATCCATGATATTTTCAACAAAGTATTCAGTTCCCTTACAATGCTCAAGTAAAGCAGCTTCCATTTCGTCTGTTCTTCCTTCACAATATGCATACAGTCTTTTTAATGCACGAATGATTTTCGCTGTATATGCCTTACCATTGTAAGAATCTGCGTATCCATTCCAACCAAGTTTTCCAAGCAATTTCAGCATAGAATCAAGAAGATTTACGTTTGTCTGCACTAGATGAATACCGTCTGAAATTGATGTAAGAGTTCCAACGGTATTTGTTGTATCTTCATCTCCCTTTACTGCTACATTATTTTTATGGCAAATTTCCTGCAATTTCATATAATCTTCCTTGTGTCCTGCAATAGCCGCCTTATAAATATCCATTGGTTGCATTTTGCTTCTGTCCTGTGACTGACTAATAAATAACTCAATCGCTTCTACCATTGAACACTCCATGATTTCAACCACAACGGCATCCATCTTTGCCTTAAATGCTCCGTAAATTCGGTGCTGACCATCAATTACCCATAATTTACCTTCATGGAATAACACTTTCGGTACATCCCATTTATATTTGTTATACGAGTTGCCAATTGCATAAGCCCTTGCAAGACTTAATCTTCTCTGCCATTCAGGAATATGAATGTACATAGGATCAACTACAAGCTGAAGTTTATCTCCAACCATACTATTTCTCTTTGCATCCTTAATCATTCTGGAAATATAATCTGTTTCCATTTTTCCTGTAAAACCATCTACGTTCCGTGACTCCTGCATTTCCTTTTCTACCTCTTTTGCTGATAAATAAACTCTTTTACACATAATAGTGTCCTCCTTAAAATTAATTTTTGTATAAAAATAACGGCTTGCCTTTTGACAAACCGTTTAGTGACTAAATTATAGGCTCATTCAAGCCTAACTCTTTTCGGATTTCGCTCGTCCAATAACGGACATCCTCAAGCTCTTCTCCGTTCTCTATGTCAGCATCCAGATTAGTGAGCAAATAGTTGATTGTATCATTTGCTTTTCCCTTCTCCTTACTTGACTGGAATTCACACAAGTAATTGTATGCATTCTCTGCAATTTCAATTGGCGCAAAACCGCCCTTCCACCGCATATTAGCATAATCAGCTATGCGGTAAAAATCAGCATAATCTAACATATTAATCAACCTCTCTTCTGCCTGTAATAGTCAAAGTAAAATTCTGCCTTGCTACTACAGTTATTTTTGTATAACCTTTTCTTTTTAATGAACGGATTGCCTTCCGCTCGTTGTATATTGGAACATTGAATAGTGTGTAACTCATGCTGCATCCTCCTTTAATAAGATATATTCAAGATAATCATTTTCTGTTGCGAATAACTGATATCTACTTTCGCTTTTCAGCCATCCCATATAGCCGTTGGGTACGGTGTATCCTTTAATCATTGTTTGTCTCCTATAACAATGCGGATAAGATTTCCGCAAAGCTTTTATGTGGTTTAGTTTTGTTCCTCTGTTTGCGTTTTAACGCAAGCTCCTCTGCATAGCGCATATTATCATATGCAATTTCAGCTTCAGGTCTTGTGTCTATAATTTCCATTCCGTTGTACGCTCTGTATACTATTGCCTTTTGCATTTTACAGTTCCTCCTCTCTTGCTGTACGCAAAATCCGTGTTATTTCGCTTTCTGTTGTTGCATTTTTAATTTTGTTAATTGTTGTTTCGCTATAGCAAAGCTGTTTAGCAATGCGAACTGCGTTATATTTTATTGCTCCCATTTTGTTATTCTCCCTTCTATTTCTCTATTACCCACGAATCACCATTACGGTCTGTGAGTGTCAATGTAGTTTCGGTTGCCTCATAATCTGTAACTGAGGCAAGGTTTAATATATTATTCTCCGTTTGAGCCGTGATATCTGGTATGCCTTGCTCTGCTAAGTAATTTGTGTAGATTGGGTTATCCCAATCATCATTAATGCAACGGACATCTTTCATCTCAAGATTGAGATTTCCGTTACTGTCTACATAATAGGCTGCAACGTCATCGACTGGGATTGATGGCTGATGAACTGTTTTGCCTATTAAAAAAGCACTCATTACGAGTGCTGTTGTTGTGATGATGTATGCTATTTTGCGTTTCATTTTGTGTTTATCTCCTAATTTTGGGCATAAAAATAGCACCCTTTGCGTTTTTACGTTTGGGTGCTTTCGGGTTGCGGTTGCCTATTTTAATAATAATTCAGGCAAAACATTATTAGCCATGTATGGTTTATATTCTGTTTCTGGAATATTGTTTGCCTTGAACAGTTCTAATATTCGTTGTTTCGCTTCTATATGTGTGACCTTCCACGGATCACTATTTGCAAGTTCTCTTTTAACTTGCCCTAAAATTTCTGTTATATCCATAGTTTACATCCTCTCTTTTTACATTTTACATTGTTTTTAGTTTGGCTTGAAGTTCGGCTATTTGAGCCTGGACTTCCTGCTTTGCCTGTTGCTTCTCTATATAATTACTATCTGGGATGAATTCCATTATCTCATCAGGCATACATTGAAAATAATCGCAAATACGACAAATAATTTCTAATGTTACAGATTCATTATTAATTAATTTTTGCATAGTACCACCACCAATATTGGCAGCTATTTTAAATTCTTTTTGTGTTAAATTATTTTCTTTTAGCTTATTAAAAAGCCTAGTATATTCAATACGCATTTTCTTATATGCCTCCATCAGTTATTCACCTCCTATAATAGCATATAATTTCGCTTTTGTAAAAGGGCAAAGTTGTCCCTTGCCCTTGGCAGACTACTCTTTTACATTGAAATTTTGCAAAGTATACTTTTCCAATGTGCAACACATATAACAGAAAATAGCATTCTGATACAATTCGTCATCTTTTGCAATGCATTTCCAATTTGCACGAGTATCATCTGCATTTGTCTTTAGTCCTCCACCATATTCCTGCCATATAGTATAACGTGAGCCTACGTTCATTTCAGACAGCATTTTATCCATCTGACGCAAAGACTCTATTCTACGGTTTACAGACCATTCATTGATTTTTAGCATGGTAATCCTCCTATTTTGCCTTTATAATTTTACCATACTATCGAACCTCCATTCTAGTGCTAATATGCACTATGAAAAGGCAGACTTTTAGTGCATTCTGCCTTTCGGTACTGCATATTAATCTCTAATATTTGACGCAACAACTGAAGCATTCCCCTTGCCATACCAGTGCGCAGTTTCCGTTACTTCATTCCAACGCAAAGGATTATTGATCTGATATGTGTTAATTCGTGAACCTGTTCCCTTTTTATGCAAAGCATAGCTTTTCATCATATTTTGACAATCATCAAATGACAGATTTTCTCTTTGAATTTTAGGAATATAGCCCAACTTTTCGCAGACAGATTTTACCCATTTATAACATGGATGGTCTACATTTACTAGGCACAAAGTCCAACGTATTCCATTGAAAATATTTATAGGTAACTTTCCGTTAGTGAGCCTGTAGTCATTGCATACCCAAAATATGCGTTTACCTTGATTGTCCGTAAAACGTCCATAGATTGAGCCTGGATAGATTGCAAAATTATCTGGAAATTGTGTAACAGTTCCCTTGCATAATCGAATGTAAAATTTTGGTTCGTGTTTGATTTTTGATATGATTGTACCTCCTGCTTAATAATTTGCAATCCTGTTTCTTGCGCTTTGAATTTGCATATTTATGGATAAAGTGCCTTTTGTGAGCCATTCAATCCACAATGACTTGATTTCTTCACAATCAATTTCAGTTGTATTGTATAGTCTGAAAATAAAATTCAGAATATTTTCATCAGTTTCTGCATATGTATTTTTACCTCTAAAGTCACGGTATATTTCGTGACAAATTCCATACATATCTAATGTATTCATAATGTTTTCCTCCTAATTTCAGACAGACTTTGAGCATGGATTTTTCATTTTAAAAGTTAAAGGATGAGCAGGGAATCGAACCCTGCACACCTACTACTTGCGCAGTATCATCCTATTTTGTTTCAGTTTTCTCTTCTGTAGTTTCCGGCTTAATAACCTCATGTTTTGACGCATTATCTAATACTACTGCACAAAGAGTTGTAAAAGCTGCAATCTGTACTTTTTTATTGCCTGACTTGTCTGTATAGTTAAAGTCGGAGAATTTTACAATTTCTACCCCATCCTTCTTAGACTTAGACTGCTCACGTTTAGCAGAACCGCCAAAAGTTGCAAGGAAGTTGCGGAGATCTTTATCTGTAAAATCGGATTTTTTGGTCTTAATGCCGTAGAAGTGATCGCCTTCAGAACCGATTAACTTGTTGAATACAGGACGTAAAGCGTCCTTTAAGTCCTTCATAGAACCCTTATTATAGTAAGCCTGTACCGCCTTGGAAATATCAATACCACCTTTTTCAGTGTCGAAAATATCATCATCAAGCTGTACATTTTTATAGATAGCATGAGCCATTAAAGTAATATGTACACGGTCAGTTGGACAAAGTGCGGTCACGTTGTCAATCGGTAAAAGTGTAGCAATTTCTTCTTTTAAAGCAATAATTTCTTCACGGTCTTTGATGAATTGACCTGCATCGTTGCCTAAAACCTGATTAATAATATTAGCGTCACAAGTCATAACGTCAATATCAGCGTGTGCATCCTCTAATGCTTTTTTGCCATCCTTGAATGATTTTTTATCCTGCATCCGTGATAATTCTTTGTTACGAACTAAAGTTCTCACATGTCCTGCAAAGTCAAAATTTGTGTCCTTTAAAGAGTTAGTTTTTGAGTAGAATTTTTCAGATTTTAACATAATGTCTCCTTCTCTCATTTAACGCATGAGTGCAATATATTTTTATTTTTGGTAAAAGTCGCAATCGGATTTGAACCGATTCTTAAATGTGCTTAATTCACAACCGCTTAAAAAAGCGTAGACTGAGCCTGCTCAATGCGACTGTATAATTCAACATTTTTCATGTTTACTTGGTGGCTTATTATTGTAATGTGCGGATGTGCTTATTGTAATAATTTACAATTACACTGTATAGCTTGCGTGTCTTGCTATACTTATGTCGTATTGCCATATTTTTAACGCTTGACATATAAAGCGGTACTGTATTATTTAATCTTATTAGGTTGATACAACCTTTTTAAATGTGGTATAATAAACCTGCTATGTAATTTAATGTTTTACCACAAACAAGTGATACACTTGTAAAGATTATTTAATACGTTTATAAGTTGCTATGTGGGTTTCAACAACTATCTAAAAAAGATAATAACGTTTATTTCCCACGTGTCTAAATGGTAAATAGTTCGTGCCCCCGAACCTGCTACATACTAACTTAAGTACTAGTTTTTTGTTACTATATGAGTTTATCAGGGTTTACACCTACAATTCTATTAGTACCATTCTACCATTCTACAGTGGTACTAAGACAGTTGAGTTCGCTGTCGTGACTTTATCTCACATAGTTTTCTGACATACATTTTATACTTGCCGTGTCTGACTTAGATACCTGCTATCTAATGCCTTGCATGAATGGTTATATGAACCTTTTTGTTAATCCTATGCAAGTAGGATTCTTGTTATCATGTAACAAGTGTTGAAATATTGACTTATCAATTACTACTAAATGAAATAGTAATTAGGTTTCCGACACCCCTAACGTATGGACTTATAAAAGGGGTTTTGCCCCTTGCCCTTTCGGACAAGTCAATAATAATACAAATTTTGGGATTTTGCAATACATTTTTTAGGATTTTTATTATTTTGTTAAAATTGTATAATTTTAGTATAGTTTTGGTGTGGGTTATTGTGAATTATTCACAATTTGTTGATAACTATGTGGATAAGTTTTATTTGATTGTTGATAACTTATAAAAATGTGGATAACTAACGATAACGAAACTATATCAGATAATAATATCAATACCACCTAACATAGTTTTCATTACTATATATAATGGTTTTATAGTTCTGAAAAACAGTGGTTAATATATATCTATTAACCATTCTTTTTGCCTAACCGGGGGTAGTTAAAACTAACTAATAAGGTTGGAAATGCAGCAAGCCCTATAGCTGATTCATCTACACACCAACTCAAAAATCCATTCTTTCCAATCCTCAAAATCCCCAGCAAAATCAAGCAAAATCCCAATTTTCCCATCCCAACCCCTTTATCGCACCCCATATCGTCAAAACCCACTAAAATCAAGCATTTTCCCAGCTTCACAACCCCAAAATTAAACCCTTATCCATCAAAAATCCATCCACAAATCCAAAATCTTCCTTATTTATAAGCACTTTTACCGATAACGTTTTTTCACCTCAAAATCGTCCAAATTATTTCTCATCACACTCCCATATAGGGGGTACTCAAAAACTACACACAAAATCACTCCAATAAGAGAATAACTATATAACCAATACAAAAAATAATTATTCAACTTAAAGGAGAACTCAAATGAATACATATCTAATACCAACGACAGCAGCTTATTGCTATGAACCTTATGATCATATCTATCTCGTATATGCCAACACTCCACTAGAAGCATATAGAAAAGCACAAACAGAATTACAAGGTGAATACATACCACAAAAATTACAAAAATATGAATCATACCCATTTGAATTATATAAACCAGATGACACTGCTACTTTCCCATTTTCAGAATCTCAAAAATATGATATACTTACAGAGGCGTTTAAAAATACAAAAGGAGCTGAGCATATGGGACATTTTAATGTAAACTGGAATGAATATACTGAACTTTTATCTAAAAAAGCAGATAAAGAAATTTGGTCAAATCCGACTTATCCTAATAATGGTATATTAACTAATTATCTAGTTCATACCTATAAACGTCTTAGAACAGAAAGACAAATTATAAGAAAAGATAATTATGCTTTATTTAATACAGGACTCTTTACCAAATATTATGAATCAATATATGCATATTCTGACCAGGAGTATAATGTATCATTTCTTACTGGACATGAATTAAATCAACATGGAATATCTGAACGTCCACAAAAAGCCAACTATTTTGAAGATCCTTCTCTTCTATTGTTTGATTGGCATTACCCAATAGATATACATTTCAAGCATATTTTAGAAGATGAAAAGAATAAAGAAAGATTACCAAAAGGATTTTTAGAAAAAGAAAATAAAATGTGTATCTTAACAGGTGCAGTTGAATTAATGAAACGTAGAGTCTCAGCAAACTATAAATTAGCAATTCCACAATGTTATGAAGATAAAATTCAATTATTACTTCCATTATGTTTAGATACAGATGAAGGTAAACCAGATCTTGCATTGGCGGTTACAAAATTAGATAATTGTTATCAAGGATATACATGCTTAACACTTGATATGGCATATAATAATGCTCGTCTCATAGCTAAACCAGAATCTAGTTGGCTATATTCTAAATAAAAATTAATTATTTAAGGCAGATTGATTACTCAGTCTGTCTTATTTTTTATGCCAAAATATACACCCACGCTCTCTAACGCTCATATTAGCCCAAATAAGCTATTCTAATTCTTAGTCAATAATCTCTCCACGTACTTTCTTTTACACGTCTTAAAAAACAAAATACAAGGTCATATTTTTTAACTTCAAATCTCCAATTATACAATATATCCAAATATATTATCAATATTGCAACATGTTTTATGTAAAATGTATAGCATTCATTCTCATAATACCCTCTATAAGCTAAAAATCTACTGTCCTGACAGCGTGTAGAAAGTTCTAACCTACTACCCTTACACTTTATTGGTTAAACAATATATTTTTCAAATCTACTATTCCAATAAGGAAAAAATAGCAATGTATGTAATATGTGTGTATATGCGTATATGCGCCAGCATAGATATAGTCCCTTGATAGGGAAGATCTTTTCGCAGCGTAAGCAAGAGAAGAATATCTCTAGGGTAGACAACTGATAACAAGTCAATACCAAAAGAGAGAATAATATATCAAGGAGGATTCAAATATGATACAAGAAAATGAAATACCAAAATATCTCAAGTCAACAGAAAGTAATATCTCAAAGAGTAATCGCAAATCAAAACACAAACATCATTATGAAGAATGTCTGATTCAATACAGATCTACATTTATAGGAAAAACTCATCTTAATACAGGTTTATATACTTACTGTACTATTTGTGGAAAAATAAATGAGCGATTCAAGGAAAATAAATCTATTGTAAAAGATTATATCAGAGAAGTTAATTCACCAATAGGTAAATGTTACTCTCATATTCCTGACGAGGAATTATATGAAAAGTACCATGATAAATTACCAATATTCTTTGTAGAGGATATTTTTAAAGAAAAGTATGTTGATTTGGAGCAGAATAATAATTAAAAAAGAGAATAAAATTATAGGTATATCATATATGTACCCAAATGAAACCATCAATCCAAAACACCATGTACCTAAATTAACCAATAACAATCAATCAAAAAATTATGGAGTTTGTATGTAGCGTTAGCGAAATACAAACGGAATATTCTTCTCTTGATAATATGAGTCTATATAGATATAGACTGCACAAAATTGATAGCTGGGATGTACCCAAATGAAGTAAATTTTCACTTTTAGGTACATGCTGTATGTACCTAAATGAATTTTTAACAATTTCATGCAAGTGCAACTTTTAATGTTTTTGTGAATTCAAATGGAGAATATACTATTGAATCACTTATTACACTCTCATCTCACAAATTGTAATTGTAAATTATGTTTTTAGAAGAAAGGAAAGAAAAATGCAACAATTTAATATTGATGAATTAAAACCACATCCAAGGAATAACGAATTCTTTGATGACATTAGTGGAGAAAAATGGGAAGAACTTTTGGAATCTATACGAAAACGTATCAAGGATAATAAACGTGGAAATATAGAACCTATCATTATCACACAAGATAAAGTAATCGTATCAGGACATCAACGTGTAAGAGCTTTTAAAGAGTTGAAAATACCTACCATAGAAGCAGAAATTCGTATTTATAAATCAGAAGATGACATATTACTTGATTTACTTGAATCTAACATTCGTAGGCGTGGCGAAATCGGTGGATCTGCTAAAAAAGTAGGTAAACGAATCAAAGAGTTAGAAAGATTGTATGGAATTGAAAAAGGGAATAATCAATATGGATACGAAAAAAATTCGCATCCAAAAATAACACAAGAACAATTAGCTTCTCAAATGGATATGGATGTTAGGACTCTTCAGAATTATAAGATGCTTGCTGATATGATACCAGAATTAGATGAATTGGTCACCACAGGAATTGTAACTAAAACTACTGCCCTTGCTATAATGCGTAATTTATCTGAAGATGAACAGGCTGAACTCATCTCTTCTATGGACACTACTAAGAAAATAACAAAGAATGAAGTTCAAAAATATATCAATGAGATAAAACAGCTTAAAGAAAATCCACCCATACCATCCGATTATGAGTCTACGAAACGTGAACTACAAGATTATAAAAAAGATTATAAAAATCTTATGACTCAGTTTGATGAAAAGGTTTCAGAATTACAATCTTTAAGGAAGCAAATAGAGAATATGAAAATAACAGAACCAACTGAGCAATATAACAAAAAGCTTAAAGATTCAACAATATTCTTCTGTTCTAAAGTGGCAGACTTTATTGAAAAGACAGGTGGTTATGTTTGGCTTACAAACCATTTGAATGAATTGCCAGATTACGAGAAAAAATCTTATATAAGTGCTGTAAATGCAGTTTATTCATGGGCAGATACTTTATTAAAGAATATTAACAATTAAATTTAGGAGGACTAATAATGAACGAAATGGCAAATTACAATGGAAACAATGAGAATTTTGATATGCAGCAGTTAATGAATATTACTGGGCAGACAGCTATGAATGTAAATAATATGAGTAAACAGCTAGGGGTTGTTGCAACAGCAGTTAATTCATTAACAGATGATGTTAATACAATGAAGGAAGATATTATTCAGCTAAAAGAAAATGAGGAAATTACTACAACTCAGCAGGAAATGATTATTGAACTAGCTAGAAAACGAGTGATAATTATCATTGGTGATGATCCGTTAGAAATCAAAAAGTACTTCAAAATTTTTATTCAGAGGTTATACAAAGATACAAGACAGAATGCTGGATTAGGTTCAAAAATAGCAAGAACCAAGAAATGTGATTATCAGAGATGTGTTGATTACATAGAAGCATGGCTTCCAAGTTGTGGGTGTGCTGAATTAAGAGCAAAAGCAGACGCAAACGCAAAGGCTCGTTTAGAAGCAAGAAAATTAGGTTATGCATCCTGATAAGTAGTGAGGTGAAACGTCTTGCCAAACTATGTAAAAATTCCACGAGAAATCATTTATGATAAAGAACTCTCATCTAAGCGTGTGATAATCTTCTCATATCTTTGTGCAAGGCGGTCACTTGATGACACAGTGGCATTTTCTACAACAGAACTTTGCTACTGGTCTAAATTGAAACCTAACTACAGAGATGGAAAGATAAATCAGAAATATTATGAAGTTCTATTACTTCTCTCTCATTATGGATACTTTGAATTGTGTCCAGATTTTGAGAAATGTCTAAAAGAAAAGACCAATTCGGTCAAATACCAACAAGTAAAACTTAATATAGAAAAATTCGATGTACCTGACAAGTTTGGAATCATTTACTTTGATGAGTTAGATGCAATATTAAATTTCAAAGAAGAATTGAAGGATAAAGAGATTGATACTGCAAGAATATCATCAGCTTATATCTTACTTGTACTCTCTTATATTCGTGTTAATTTGAATCGAATGGACGGTAAACCACTATGTTGTTATAGATATTTTAAGACTATTTCAGAAGATATTGAACTTTCTGAAAGATATATCAGTCGCATAGTTAATATTTTAGAAGCACTTAAAATTGTGAAATGTCAGCCTATGAAGAGAGAGATATATATTAAGGATGGCAAAGAAAAATATGCTACTACTCCAAAGGTGTTTGCTGATTACAGACATTTTATTCATGATGAACATGGACAAAGGATTGATAAAGAATATAGTCCTGATAAAGAAATAAAAAAACAGATAGAGCTTTTGGAGAATAATAAAATATAGGAACTATAAACGCAGCACTCAAAGGAGCTGATTACAATGAACAAATTATTTTTAAACGGTAAAGGAGAATTATTAAATGAACAGAACTGTAACTATCGAGTCAAAGAACCATAAATATGCAAATACATATGGGGGAAATATTTGTATATCAGATTTTTGCACTGATTATGAAGGCAGTAGAAATATTGCAGAACGTATTGAATCTGCATGGCGATTTGATAGGTCATGTGTAAGAAACAGAGTTGTATTAGATGATTATAAGGAGAGACAAAAATAATGGCAGATATAAATATTAGCATATCAATTGAGGAGCAGGAAATTTGTATTAATGCAATGCGTGATGAGAAATTTGCAACAATATATGCTTCCGATTCTACATATATTACTAAGTTGGACAAGTTATGTAAGGAAAGCCCTAACATGTACTCTCTCATTGAGAATACAGGCAGAGGTAAGAAATATTTATTAAAAGATAAAACTCTTATCAGCTTTCGGGCAAAGAAAACAACAAGGGTTATGACTGAAGAGCAGAGAAAGGCTTCTGCTGAAAGACTTCGTAAGGCTCGTGAGAATAAAAGTGTCTGAGATACCCTTTCTAGTCAGAAATTTACTATTCTGACAGTACACAGAAAATTCTACCCTTATTCATGGAGAAATACTCGTCTAAGAATTACATTTTTCAAATTACAATAAACAACAATAAATAGAAAGAAGGATTACATTATGCTGAGAAATTATTATCAAGGAACAATGATAACTGTCGAGTTACCAAAGAATCAATATAAAGGTTATGTGGTTGATTGCATATACAGATATGTTAAGGATATGAACAAGTATGCACTGAGCATGTGGCTTCGTAATACTGAAGTTGACGACAGAATGCAGATTTGCTCACAGGAAATTAATACTCAATATATTACAAGCACAAGAGAGACAATAAAGAAGGATGTGTGTGCAATCGTTGAACAAGCTGCCAATAGTTCATACTTTGACAAGTCGATTGAGACTTATGAGTATACACAGAAATGTTTTGAGCGTGGCAATGCTGAATTTGAGAATGAGGAGAACAGATCATGAGCTGTCCATACTGTAGAGGAATAGGTGAGCATGATTACAGATGTCCTCTTTGGCAGCCAAGTAAAAAGGCAAGAGTTAAGTGCGGTTATTGTGATGAGTATATCCTTGAGGGTGACGATTACGTTGAGATTAATGGATGGACTTATCACAAAGACTGCTTAACTGTTAATAGGTTACTTGATTTAATGGGAGTTATTACAAAGGAGATGTCGTATGAATTGGATTAAAAGAAAGATAAAATGGATTATTTATAAACTCGATGGACTTGTACCTAAGATACATGACTTGCCTAACGTTGTGTATATTAAGTGGATGGAGAAGGAATTCATTATTAAGAAGTAAATAGAAATTTTATTTGGAGAATATATAAGTGTAGATAAAAAAGGAGGATTCAAAGTGTATTGTTTTCAAAAGAAAGATGGAACAGTAAAGAAATATTACAAAGAAGCCATCGACTACATTCTGACTGCAACAGTTCAAAAACATGAAATAATGGTTGGAAGATCTGATGAAGTTGGAAAAATATATGAATGCTATACAACTAAAAGGAAAAGATTTTTAGAACCCAAACGAAACACAATTCAATCTAAAATCATTGACATATGTGCTGAATTTGATTGTTATACAAATCCGTGGTATAGCGGTTATCAAGAAATTTCAATTGAATTGCATGGAGATAATGTGGAAATTATGCTAAATGAACTTAGAAAATATTAATAATAAACAAAAGGAGGATTTATGGCTGGTATTAGCGTACCTCAATATGAGATTTTTAAAATTGGAACAAATAAACTAAAGTATTCTAATTGGGATTTACAGATTACCAAAGAAGAGGCTTTTAAATATCAGGAACTCATATCACTGTTTGAAGCTCAAGAGTTCCGCATAATGGCAAATAAGATTTTAGAAAAACCTATTTGGAGTATTGATTTTTCAAAGATATTTATGCAGGTAGTTGTTGATAAAAAATCTGATTTTGCAAGAGTGACTGGCAAAAAAGGTGTTACCATAAATGGTGTTAATTATAAACGCTTTGTCGGAACTACTGGTGGATTAAAAAACAATACTCTTCTCTTCTGCAATTCACAATACATTGACAAATTAAATGAATTATGTGAATGCAAGAGAAATCCAGATACTAAATTAGTTCCTGCAAAATACGAAGCTTACAAAGCATTAACATGTTCTGCATCACAACCGATTTGTGATCCACATGGAATTTTGGTCGTAAAAGATTGTATTACACAATATTTTGCAGATGTTATATCACTCGATGATGATGGCGATTCAAAAGAACCGACAAGAGAAATTATTAAAGATAAAGCTCTTGAAAACAATGTATCTGACGGTTTTAATCTTTGTACTATACAATATATGCAGCGAGTAGCTGAATCTTTAGGTCTTGATTATATTCCTGGCGGTGTGTGCTTGAGAAATGCATGGCTCAAAGGAATGCTCTATCCGTTTCCTATTTATGAATTTATTGAAAAATACAATAATGGTAATTATATGATTGAAGATATTTGGGGAAATATGCAAGATATTCGTCAATGTGAAATGATTGTCACAGAGTCTTCTCTTAAATTATGGGGAGCGTATGATAATATTGAGCAATATGTGAATGCATATAAGGAATGTGGATACGGATTTTCTGTAACAAAAATTTCACCACATGTTCTTGAAGAACAGAGAGAATTGAATTACCAATATCTTCAGTCTTATGAATTTACAGACGAAGATGTTGAGGAATTGTGCGCACCAACAATCAACTATTTAAAAGATGCTATGTGTGGCGACTACTCTTCTACCGTTAAATTTCTTGGTATTAACGAAAAAACTGATGTAAATTCATGGCAACGTGCTTTATATACAAGCGAATATATGTTGGGAGATCCATATATAATCGACTCTGTACATAGATATATCAAGAAAAAAATGAATGATGCGAAAATTGGTAAATTATTTGTAAAAGGTAACTATCAGATTGCAAGTGGCGATCCATTTGCTCTTATGCAATCTCTTTGTGGATTGGAAGTTACAGGTTTATTAAAAGCAAATGAATGTTATTCAAAATTTTGGATTGATAAAAATGAAGATGAAATTGTACTCTTTAGAAGCCCAATGACAAGTCATAATAATATTCGAATGTGTAATATCAATAATTCGGATGAATGTCGGTATTGGTATCAATATATGAATACTATCATGATTATAAACGGTTGGGATTCATTTTGTATGGCTGAGAATGGGGAAGACTGGGACTCGGATCTGAACTTTTCTACTAATAATCCTGTTATGAAAAGACGCTATAGATACCTACCTGCTATTGAATGTGTCCAACGAAATGCAGAAAAAATTGTTGTCACTGAAGCTGCTGTTAAAAAGACAAATAAAGCAGGTATGGGAAATCAAGTTGGAACAATCACTAATTATGTCACATCTATGATGGAAGTTCAATCTCATTTCGAGAAAGATTCACCTGAATATAAAGAATTAGAATATAGAATAGAATGTGGTCAGCTCTATCAACAAAATGAGTTGGACAAAATTAAGGGCATCATTGCAAAACCAATGGAAAGCAGTTGGTACAATTTAGGTGCTTGCGGAGAGAATAAATATTTGCAATCGCTTTGCGCATACAGAAAGCCCTACTTTATGATTTATGTTTACGATGAAACAAAAAGACAGTACAAGCAATACATTAAAGAAAGTAATGCTAAATGCTATGCTATCTATAAATGTTCTATCGAGGATTTACATAATAAAGATACCCTTACAAAAGCACAAGAAGATTTTCTTTTTTGGTATGAGAGAAAAATGCCAGTTGGTACAGGGAATTGTTCTATGAATCAGATTTGTAAATATGTTGAAAGTCAGTTAGATGGTTATAAATCTCAATTACATAAGGATTCTTCATTTGATTATAATACATTGAAGGTTAAAAGACGTTGTACTGAAGAACACAGACAAGCTCTGCGAGAACTTGAACAATATTATTGTGAATGCATTAAAGAATATAAAAAGAAACAGGGAAAAGAAAAAGGAATACAGCTAAATAGAACTGATATCTTTGATAAACAGGATGAATTCGACAAATATTATCAACGTGCAAGTATGGTTGAAATGTTCAAGAAGAAAGCTGAAGAAATATGTCCAAATGATGATGAGCGTATGAACATCATTCTTGATATGACTTATGGATATAAAGGTAATAGACAGTTTTGTTGGGATTGTATTGGAGAACTAATTATTAAACGTTTAAAAGAAATGGAGGAAGAAGTTGTATATACTGAATGAAAAAGAATATATTAGAGAGATATTAGCGTCTGGTAATAAACCAGACAATATCTCGAATGGATATCTGATAACATTGATTGCTAAGTATTATTTTGATAGAGATAAAGATCCAAATATTCTAATTGATACAGTCAAAGCAAAGATGCTTGAATTCAATATTGAAGGATATCAAGAATATAGATATGCTAACAAAATCAAAAAAACATGTATTGATTTATATGATTCAGAATCAAAAAATCTCTTTAGGGAACTTGAGTATGTTCCTATCTATGAAAAAGAATTAAAAGTCGTGGAATCTCTTCCAAATGATCGCCAAAAGAAATTTATGTTTACATTATTTGCTATTGCAAGATATATGAATAGTGAAGGATGGATAAATAAAAAAGACTCAAAAGGTCTTTCAGAAGTATTTAAACTTGCCAATGTTACTCTCTCATCCGATAAAAGAAATGAATTATTGCATGAGTTATATAGTAATGGTTGCAACGGTGTACAAAGGGAACATAATAAAAAACTTAATAATGGACTGCCAATCTTACACAAAGTACCGCCCAAACGAGACTACGGGCGGTATTTTTGTATCATGGCGGAGAAAGGAGGAACTTCCCACGGGGGCTTGACTGAAAAGTTGAGCCTCTTTTTTCATGCCAAAAAACAGGAGGTAAATGCTTATGGCAGATGATAAAACCACAAAAACGCCGGAACAGCCGGTAACGGATAGCGGGCCGGGCAAGGAAACACCGCCTACTCCCCCAAAAGAGCCGGAGAAAGTTTCCGTTTCCCCGGAGCCGGAAAAAAAGACGGAACCAGAGGTAACGAACCCACAGGTTTCTGTCTATAACTTCGCTGAAATTATGAAGGAAAAGAAAGCCGAGGAACGGGCGGCAGCTCCCGGCGTGGAAAAGCCTGACCCGGCAAAAGCGGAGAAACCGGAAAAGCAGCCGGAGGCTCCGAAGAAAGCGGAGGAAAAACCCAAAGAGCCGGAACAGCCGAAGCGCCGGGGCCGTCCCCCGAAAGCAGATAAGGACAAGGCCGCAGCCCCGCAGCCCAAAGCTCCTGCACAGAAACCGGAAAAGGCGGTCAAAAAGGAACCGGAGAAAAAAACGGTTCCAACGGTACAAGCCGTTCCCGCTCCGAAGGAATCCGAAAAGCCGAAGGATGCACCACGCCGGGGCAAGGAGCAGATCGTCTATATCAAGCTGAACGAACTCCACGCCTTCAAGAACCATCCCTTTGAAGTCCGGGATGATGAAGAAATGCGGGCTATGGTGTCCAGCGTCAAGGACAAGGGCGTGACCCAGCCCGCTATCGTCCGTCCCCGTGAGGATGGCGGCTATGAGATCGTGTCCGGCCACCGCCGCCAGAAAGCCAGTGAGCTTGCCGGATATGCGGATATGCCCTGCATCGTCCGAAATCTGACAGATGATGAAGCCATCACACAGATGGTGGAGGACAATCTGAACCAGCGTGAAGAAATCCTCCCCAGTGAGCGGGCCAAAGCCTTAAAAATGCAGCTTGAAGCCATCAAGCACCAGGGCTCCCGCACTTCGGGCCAGATTGACCCGAAGGACGCAGGTAAACGCTCCAACGAGATCGTGGCCGAGCGCAATAAGATGGCGGTCAAGCAGGTGCAGCGGTATATCCGTCTCAATGAGCTGGTTCCAGACCTGATGAAGCTGATGGATGAAAAAAAGCTGGGTTTTACTACGGCGGTGGAGCTTTCCTATATCGGCAAGAAGAACCAGAACTATATCGCCGTCGCCATTGACAGCCAGCAGTCCTCGCCTTCACAGGCGCAGGCAAAGCGTATGCGTGAGTTGGACGAAAAGAAGCTGCTCAACGGGGATGTGATCGACGGCATTATGATGGAGGACAAAAAGGAGGTAGACAAAGTGATTTTGACAGGTGCGGAACTGAGCAAGTATTTCGGCAAGGAAACTACGCCGAGGGAAATGAAGGACCAGATCATCAAGCTGCTGGACGACTGGAAGGGTCAGCAGAAGGAACACGAAAAGCCGGAGAAGAAAACCGAACAGGAAAAGTAAGCTAAAACTTCGGGTCAGCATGGCCCGAGGATTGCGGGGCTCTGCCCCGCGCCCCGAAGCTCTGGAGATATAAATTATTCCCCGTCGCCAGTTATTCCGTAGCATAGCCGGGAAAATCAGTCAAGGGCAGCGCCGCCGCAGGCGGTGCCAGAGGCACCCTTGACGGATTTCTCCCGGTTATGCTTTTTCCCGGTCAAGCGACGGGGATATAAATTCTCCAGAGCCGTTCCCCTTCCCGGGGGAAGGGGCGGAGGGGTTGGGCGAACTCTTGCTTTTCCCTAAACCAAAACAGAAATGGAGGCTCAACCAATGAAACGACCTTTAGCATACCTGACTGCCGCATGGAGCGGCGAGCCGGATGTTGATATGGAGCTGGCGGCCCACTACTGCCGTCTTACTTATGAGGCGGGCTTTTCCCCGATCTGCCCGCTCTTGTATCTGCCGCTGTTTTTGAATGACAGCGTTCCCGAGGAACATAAGGCCGGGATCGATATGCGCCGGGATATGCTGCGGCGCTCCCACACCCTGATCGTCTGCGGCAGCGCTGTGGACGAGGATGTAAAAAATGATATTGCGGTTGCCGGGCGGCTGGGCATTGCGGCGACCACACTGGAAGGGGTGCTTGCCGTGAAGGGACACGGCACCCCGGGCCATGCCGGACATTAAGCTGGGGAGCCTTTTCGACGGGATCGGCGTGTTCCCTCTGGCTGCTTCCCGGTGCGGTATTCGTCCGGTATGGGCCAGTGAGATTGAAAAAGCGCCCATCTCCATAACCAAAAGGCACTTTCCCGACATGGTGCATTTGGGGGATATTACGAAGGTGGACGGCGGGAAAATCCCGCCGGTTCATGTAATTACCTTCGGTTCCCCCTGTCAGAACCTTTCTCTGATCGGCAACCGCTCCGGCCTTGCCGGGGCAAAATCAAGCCTGTTCTATCAGGCGTTTCGTATCATACAGGAAATGAGGGATGCTACTGATAACCTATATCCAGCTATCGCTGTTTGGGAAAACGTCATGGGAGCGTTTTCTACAAATGACCGGATGGACTTTAGAGCCGTCTTATCCGCCTTCTCGGACACCGAAGTTCCAATGCCTCCTTCGGGAAGATGGGGAAACGCCGGAATGGTGCGAGGGGGAACGCCTGATGTGTGCTGGCGACTCATGGACGCCCAGTATTGGGCAGGCTCCCGAAGGCTGGCACGAAGGCAGCGGATTTTCGTCGTGGCGGATTTTGGAGGCAGACGTGCCGCAGACATACTATTTAAGCCCCGTCCAATGCTCCCACTTCCTCCGCCTTGCGGAGAGGGCGGGTGGGCCGCCGCCGAAGGAGATCGAACAGCTTCTTTTGAAACAGGGCGGCAGATACCAGTCATCCACCCCTTTCAGTGCTTCCGTATGCGGGGAGCGGCAAAAAGGCAGGAAGAAACGGCCTTCCGAAACAGCTTCGGATTACCAACTGACCCTTTTCCCACTCTTTTAGCCAGTGATGTAACGCCCTTTGCCTTCTGGTATGAGGGCGACCCGAAGGGCGGCTGTATCCGTTTTCTGACGGAAACGGAAAGCGAACGGCTGATGGGGCTGCCAGAGGGCTGGACAAAGTACGGGGCGGACGGCGTGGAGATCCGGCCTCTGCAACGCTACAAGGCACTGGGAAACGCGATTGCCCTCCCTTGCGCCGATTACATTATGGCCGGGATTTATGAGGTGCTGGCTGACCGGGCCGGAAAGGAGGAATGAGCCCATGTTTGAAGCCTATATAACCAATACAGCCCTATACCCCTTAATGGGGATTGAGGTAGGGACAACGGTACATTTCCCCATGACGACACAGGAGTTGCAGGCCGCCCTTGCCAAAATCGGGATAGACGGGAAACGGTACAGCGAAGTGTTCTTTACCAGCTTTGACAGTGATGTGCTGGGGCTCTACGATCATCTCTACGAATGTGAGAACATCGACGAGCTGAACGAGCTGGGCCACGCCCTGCTGGAAGTACGGGATAAGGGCGGACTGGAAACCTTTGAAGCCGCTCTTGTCTTGGGAAACCACACAAGGAGCGTGAAGGATTTGATAAACCTGACGCAGAACCTTGACCTTTACCGCTTTTACCCGGATATTTCCGATGATGAAGGGCTGGGCCGTCTTTACGCCGACGAGCTTGGGACTATCGACATACCGGAGCACATTCAGAACTACTTCGATTATGAGGCATACGGGCGGGATGTGCGTATCAACGAGGGCGGCGTATTCGCTCCCGGTGGGTATGTGTCGGCAGTCCCGGAGGGCTTCAAGGAGTATTACCACGGGCCGCAGGACATTCCGCCGGAACACCGGATATTTGCCTATCCTGAAAAGGCCGAGCCTGTCCACTCCATTCTCGCTACACTCAAACGGTTTCAAGAAGCCCCACCCGCTCCGAAAAAGGACAAGACGGAGACTTCCCATGAAGAACGGTAAGACTTCGGGCCAGCATGGCCCGAAGCATGAAGGAGGTGCATACCATCAACTATTACCCTATCAATGAAGGGGCCGCCCGCCGGGCAAAAGAAATGAACAGCTTTTCCGACTACAAGGAAGGGAGCGCAACGGCGGAATACCGGGCAATGGTGGACAAGGCCGCCGCCATAGCGGAACAGCAGAAATCCCGGGTGGACCCCATGTACCATGAGAAGATCGACCATCTGTTAGACACCTACGCCCGCAAGCTGGCCGAAAACATGAACCAGGGCTTTGCCATTGACGCAAGGGTTCCCTCTGTGATGATCGCCGGACCTGCCAATTTCCCGGTGGGAAAGAAGGAAAAACAGAACCGGGCGCGGGACAGCAACATGGAGGAATGGCGGCATATTCAAGGGCTGCTGGATAAGATACGCAGCACCGGCATGGGCGGGATCAGCGCCGATGACCCGGCAGCGATTGAAAAGCTCCAGAAGAAGCTGGACGGGCTGGAACGCTCCCAGCTCATTATGAAGGAGGTCAACGCCTATTACCGCAAGCATGGCAAGCTGGACGGCTGTGCGCTGCTGTCGCTGGACCAGATTGAAAAGCTGAAAGCAAGCATGGCGTCAAGTTGGCGAAGCGACCCGAGGCCCTTTGAAAGCTACCAGCTAACCAACAACAATGCGGAGATCCGCCGGGTAAAGGCCCGTATCGAACAGCTTTCCAAACAGGCACAGCAGGAATTTTCCGGCTGGGAGTTCGATGGGGGTCGTGTGGAAATGAACCGGGAGGACAACCGCTTGCAGGTGTTCTTTGACGGAAAGCCTGACGCGGACACCCGGGCCGAGCTGAAAAGCAGCGGCTTTCGTTGGGCTCCCAGCGTGGGCGCATGGCAGAGGCAGCTCACAGACAACGCCATCCGGGCGGCTGACCGTCTGGAATGTATCAAGCCGCTGTCCGGCGAAAAGCCCTCCCAGCTTCAAAAGAAGCCCTCTATCTTGCAGACCATGCGGGAACAGGGCGAAAAAGTCCAGACGGAGCCGGAAAAGAAAGCTCCGTCCGGCAGAGATGCCGAGCGGTAAGCCTCGGGCCACATTGGCCCGAGGTTTTCTGTTCCCCGAGATTGTACGGGGGCCTCCCGGATAGCGGGAACCCCGACGGAAAGGAGGTTTTATGCAGGAAGAAGTAAACCAAAAAACGGTTGCCCTTTCGATCAGGACAACGAAGCTCACGGGAAAAGTGCTGGCTGCCGCTCTTGGGAAGGTAGCGCGGGCGCTGCAAAAGCACCACCGGAAGGCGCTGACCCCGCAGGGACGCCAGAGCGTGAAAAAGCTGATGAACCACTATGGCGGCAAAAGCGCCATGCCCTATGTGGGAGCCCCAAAGGATTTTGACCGGATTGCGAAGGAGTTCCATGTGGACTACGCTTTCCATAAAGTGAGCCCCGGTCATTACCTGCTGTTTTTCAAAGCCAATCAGGCGGACGCTATCACGGCGGCCTTCCAGAAGTACAGCGCAAAGGTGCTGAACAAAGAGCAGGACAAGGCTTCCATCCTCGGCCAGCTTCGGAAATTCACGGAGCAGATCAGGACACAGGCAAAGGAAAAGCAGCGGACCAGAGAGGCGGTGAAGGACGGACGTTGAGTGACAAGATCAGAAAATATGTGCTCCCAAACCTGCCGTACCTCTTTGTGTTCTGGTTCTTCTCCAAAATCGGGACGGCCTACCGGATCGCCCCCGGCACAGACTTCGGGACAAAGCTCATGGGGATGCTTGATACCTTCCCCAAAGCCTTTGAAACCTACTGGCCGGGGCTGGGAGGTATTGACCTGCTGGTGGGCCTTGCCGGTGCGGCTGGGGTGTATCTGCTGATACAGTCAAAGATCAGGCAGGCGAAAAAATTCCGGCGGGATGCAGAGTACGGCACCGCCCGCTTTGGAACAAAGGAGGATATAAAGCCGTTTGTAGACCCTAAATTTCAGAACAATGTCATTCTGACCGGGACGGAGTTCCTTACCATGAACACCCGTCCGAAGATACCCGCCAATGCCCGGAACCTAAACGCCTGTGTCATCGGCTCGTCCGGCTCGGGAAAGACAAGGTTCTGGCTGACCCCGCAGCTCCTTCAAGCCCATTCCTCGTATGTGGTGGTAGACCCGAAGGGCGGCACCCTCGACCAGTGCGGGCGGTTTCTGCAACGGGAGAAATACAGGGTGCGGGTGTTCAACAGTATCGACTTTTCAAAATCCATGCACTACAATCCGCTGGCCTATATCAAGACGGAAAGCGATGTTTTGAAATTCGTTACTGCTCTGATCGCCAACACCAAAGGCGACGGCAAGGAGGGCGACGAGTTCTGGACTAAAGCTGAAACCCTCTTGTACTGCGCCCTTGTGGCCTACATCGTCTTTGAGGGGCCGGAGGAAGAACGCAACATGAATACGCTGGTAGAAATGATAAACAGCATGGAAGTCCGGGAGGATGACGAAACCTTCAAAAACGCGGTGGACTATATGTTTGACGGGTTGGAACGTCGCAGCCCCCAGCACTTCGCCGTGAGGCAGTATAAGAAATACAAGCTCGCCAGCGGAGATGTATGCTCTAAGTGACTTCTTAATCATGGTTTTTGTCATGGTTAGTGAAGCAGTCACTTAGAGCATTTTCATTTCAGGAGGTACAGCCATGAGAAACGAGAAAATCACCCCACTGTACGAGCGTTTGAGCCGGGACGATGAGTTACAGGGCGAGAGCAATTCCATTTCCAATCAAAAGCAGATGTTAGAGGATTTTGCCCGCCGGAATGGGCTGCCAAACCCTACGCACTTTACCGATGATGGTATCTCAGGCACCCGTTTTGACCGCCCCGGATTTTTGGCGATGATGGAGGAAGTGGAGGCAGGGCGTGTAGAGGCAATCGTCATCAAGGACATGAGCCGGTTGGGGCGCGACTATCTAAAGGTCGGTCAAGTTATGGAGGTTTTGCGGCAGCGCGGAGTTCGGCTGATTGCGATCAATGATGGTGTGGACAGTCTGAAAGGTGATGACGATTTTACCCCGTTCCGCAACATCATGAATGAATTTTACGCCCGTGATACCAGCCGGAAAATCCGCTCTGTGTTTAAGTCAAAAGGCATGAGCGGTAAGCACC